TGAACATCACTTTCAATTCAGTCTCTGCTTTGGCAGAAGACGTTAACCTACTGACGGTTGTATCGACCGAACTAATAAATACTCCGTTAGGCCAACCCAACGTCGTTCAATGCGATACGTACAACGGGTTGGTCGTAGGGTATAAACCGATCGGTTTGAAAATCGTGGCAAAGAGTGGCGATGGCGTACATACTCTGGTTGTTTGGGTGAAGTTGAAAAGAGAACACAACACAATCTCCCTCACGTTAGAAGGAGAGCCAGTGATGTACGCGCAGACAGCCGAGGGAGTGTCTCCGGTACGTTTATCGATTCGTATTGACTACACGACGGATGTGTTCTTTTAGTGATGTGCGTAGAGGAGACTTCGGTCTCCTCTTTTTTTTGTCCCTATGGAATTAAATACAGGTATATATCATCGTTGGGACAAGTCAACTCTAAGACATCGAGGTTCCCATGAATGAAATCGAATTAAACCAATTAAAAGTAAATGCTTCACAATTAGGCGCTTGGCGTTTGATAAATTGGGTCTACCGTGGTATCTATTACGGTTACCCTTCATGCTGCATTAAAGCATTCATTTTAGAAAGCCATCAAGAACGACAGTCCGAGCAAAGACAACTGAAGTCATTAGGAGAGGACATCGGTTGTATGCTTTGTCCTGAGTGTCAGAAACTCTCTACCGCCGAGTACGTCTCTGGTGTGAATAGTCGTCGTATGGCGCTGTCTATTTTCTCAGCAACCAAACCTGTCGAGAAGGACGACGGTAGCCATTACAGAACCGCACACCGTTGGTATGAATTTGAATACGGAGAGAACCTTTGTGAAATGTATCGTCCTCTCAAAGAGTTAGAGAACGAGTTGTACGAACAAGTATCGCGGAACGCTTTTCCCTACATAACAGTAGAAGAAGATCTAGTACCTTACGTGATTGCAGAAGAAGATCACGCGTACCTCAGACGAGCGATACGTAGTTTGGAATTCCAAATTATTGAAGTTGGAGTATTAAACACACCTGACCACGTGTACCAAACGCGAGTAAGTGAACGCGTGGATAAGTCCCGTCTGTACCGCATCAACACACAGAACCTCAGTTTAGTCGTGTTGTGTGAGAAAGAATACACCGAAGAGGAAATGAAACACCTCTTACACTTCCACAAACTACCAATAAGGAAATTGTTCGAATGAAACGCAAACCTAACCACCAAAGAGTAAACAATACAGCGACCCGTACCTTAGGGTTATTCGGCAGTGGGTTGTTCACAAAGAAGTCTCGTGAAGAAGCTCGACTAAAAGAATTGCAGAGCCAATATCTGTTCAGAATGAGGCGTTACATCCTGTCGGCATTGAAGACGCTCGAACAGACTGTCGCTGACCGTTACTTCGAGTTTGCGTACGACCTCGCATCTGACGTACGTACGAACGACGCCACCGAAGAACAATACCACATCGCTAAGGTTTTATATACCACCGACCCACAAGAGGTGCGTGTAATGTTAGGTGAGACGTTAGTGGCTTTAGGGATCGTGAAGTCGGACTCCGAACAGTTTGCTGCGTTCTTAAACCTACCGGTAGAATTTGTAACCCCACCACTTGAAAACCAACCCAAGTGGATCGCTGAGTTGTTTGACGATTCCCCACAAAAAGGATAACCGAATGACAGTACGTGAATTAGCTATAGTAGACAACTTCCTACGCCAGTTGAAAGTGCCGGTCTATTTACTGGCACACAACCCAAACGTGAGCTCGGAGAACCTACGAAAACAAACGGAATTGCCAGTGGTTTCTTCTGAAGTCCTCTATTCCAAAATCAACCTTGAATTAGGAGGTGTGCTTTTAGGACCCCTCCCAAATGGGTTTGTGTTGATGGAAGACCCTAACTACCCATTACCAGACTCCGCAGCATTTTTAGCAAAACGTTACGGTGTGGCGTATTACGTACCGACAATCACCAAACACTCACTGATTCAGTTGGAGTGGAGTGTGGAGGTGTTGGTGTTTCGTGATAACTTGTCCCACACCGGAACACGTTTACCTTTAAAGGACTTTACGACGTGAGCAAACTGAACACCAAAGAGTTGTTAACCACGACTCTGTTAGCACAACACATCGCGTATGAAAACACCAAGCAAGCTAAGCTTTCGTTTGACCGTCCTACGTGGTTGTGTCGGTATTTAAAGAAAATGCTTCCTCGCTGCACGCCTTTTGCAAAAGGGATCGTGAAGAAGATCCTTGAAGGGGAGAAAACCTTAGAACGCGAGGGGGTCTGGAACTCCGCTGAGTTTCAATTCGATACGTACTGTTTGATGACGTTCGGTCGTCGGTTTGTCCACCCCCTAACACTACCCATTCCCGATGAATGGATTTTCGAAGTGAAAACCAAAGCAGGCATACTAGCGGAAACAGGATTGTCATTAGACGACGTGTTCGTACCTCGTTAGTAACAACTAAACAAAAAAAAGGAGAGTACCCATGAGTACGTGGATTTTAATATTAACTATTTTCCTAGTCAACACAGATGGCAATTCCAGTAGCACTGTAGTAATTCACACCAGCTCGCTTACTGAGTGCAACGCGATTGCTAAAGAACACCGACATGCAGTAGATGCCACGCCGTTGTACGGGCTGAGAGATAAAAAAGTCGTGTGGTCGTGTACCGAACAAAAAGGAGTGGTAAAATGACTGTCAGTGAAAAAGAAGCGTTAGAGTTAGAACGCTGTGTGCAGGAGAACGGCTACGCTGTAGCCGTGTATGAAGCGATTGGCGGTTATACCGTAGGACTGAAAGACTACGAGCTACCTGACTTAGTGATCCTTACCCCCCGTAATGAAGACGGTGAATTTAACCACCCTGGGTTGGTGTTAGAACGGATTGTAGAGTTACTGAGAGATCAACACTTAATCCTGGATAAAGGGGGTGTGTTAGAGATCCCAGCGTCGTTACACGAGTTCTGGAGTGAAGGGGACTTTGACACCACGGTGTCGTTGGTTCCTTTAGATCCAGAGTGCGTGAGTGTATTACCGCACTTAAACACACAACAGTGGATGAACACCTGGTTGTACCAAGTGGTGTTTAGCGACGAGCCAGAACGGTTCACTCCACAGAGTACAGACTTTTTGGAGGTGTAAGATGCGTTACTTAGATTGGTTGGGTTTTATTGCAGGAACGGTCTTCCTACTCGTATGTCTGTTCATGGCCATCCGCGCTCGTAAGAGTTTAGAGGACGCGAAGAAAGAATCCGGGAGTCTCTCGTTTGACGATTACAAGACCTTAGCAGGAACACCACCTACTTCAGAGGTTTGCGAAAGCGAGGTGGTTCAGGAGCCAGCTAAACACCCAGTCCCGTTAGAGTACTATTACAACGCATACACCGGTCGGTTGATGCGTGATCCTTACGCGACTTCACTCCTTAATGTGTTGTTGTCAAACGAAACCAACCCACAGAAGTACTTAAAAACGGTACTGACGGTTTTGTTAGACCAGCAGGCTACGTTATCCGCGGTCAGTCAATACCAGTACCGTATGTCAATACTGATCAAAGACATCCAGGAATTCGAGAAGACGTGGACTACTCTAGATCACGCTAGGTTGTCTTTGTTGTTGTTTGATTACCAAAGCGCGATTAACGCAGGTAACTTTTATCACGATCTGCACACGACGGAGTGGCCAGGTGTGATTCTCAACAACGAAAGAATCCGGCAATTAACTAGAGGTAAGTCGACCATCTTTTTAAGCACCGAACAAATGGGGGCTTTATGCGCCAAGACATCCAACTAAGTCAATTTGTAAACAACGTCGGCTACCCAACGGCATTAGAGTTCTTCGAACGAATCGAGAAGAAAACTGACAACGGAATGTTTACGACGTTCATGGATCTGTTACGTAACACACCCCCCGAACTACGGGAAGATCTGCTCTCAAAGGACTTACAACACTTCAAAGTCCAGTACATCAACAAAGCTGATGCGCCGTTAAACTACATTGCGGTAATTCAGTTCGATTGGACGGTGGAACATCACTTTCTACATACTCCAGACCGTATGTACGAAGGAGACCAAGAACTTTTAGAGAAAGGTGTGCACTTAGTGTATACTCCGATCAGTGAGAGTATTTTCGGTGAGCAGCGAGATCTACGTCCAACGTTAGACACCGTAATACAAAACACTGCAACATCCAACGTCTTTGATACAAGGTCTAGCTTGGTACATTGGAGGTTGTTTGACGTAGCTCCGACTCAGGAATTTCTGTGTGGTACTGGAACGAAATACGTAGACGTTGCGGGTAGTCGGTATTGGGTAGTACGCGACCCCACTCCACATTACTGCTATGTCGGTCCTACACCCTCAAATTCAAAACCCGAGACTGAAGTAAAAAACCGCGTGGTCTTACTAGGGATCAGACCGTTGTGGATTTCTGTCCCTAGTTCCAGTGAGTTCGAAGTAGTTGCCAAACTCGTAGAAGGTTTAAACAGACGTCTTAGTCTGTTTAACGAGACCCTCCGTCAGCAAGAAGGTAAGGTGATTTACCAGCTCCAGGCCGATAAAGTAAATGTCACTCTAATAGTTGGTGGTGGGACCGCTGATGACTGCGGTTATGTTTATTTACGGTTACTGCCTTTGGGTGTCGTTCCGGAGGTTGTTCGAGCTAATTACGAGACGCTGTATTACCAAGCTACCGCTCCAGAACAGCGCTTCCCAGATGAATTGTTAGACTCGATCATCCAACAACTGATCGCTTAACCCATTACTCCAGTTCCCTAGGGAGGTTTCCCCTCCCTAGGCTAACAAAAGGAACTACTAATCATGCCTTTAAATCCAAATCGTACCGACTACCCAGACGGTACAGTGGTTTCTGACCACGTCCTATGGGATTGTCCGCACGGAGCCATCCTGTTCACAGACGCAGATGGAGCACTGCTCTTTCTGTACAGTCCTAAACTTGACGTAGAAAGCTCTGTAACGCAATTAGAGTCGTTCTTTAAAAAAGAGCTACCTAAGTATTGGTTAGCTGCAGATACGTGCTCCTACGTTATTGGAGGCGCTTTAACGCCACGTGTGTACTATCGACGTAACCGTCCCGGTAATACCACAAAACTCCTCTCTTTAATGTGTCGTGTGAAAAACGAACGTTCGTACTCCGATGTGGAATTATTACACTGGGAGAAAACCCCAGCGAATTTCGAAGGCCCCACGCAGTTCTGGTCCAAAGAGTTCGCAGGCGTTAAGTTTAAGTACGAGTCGTACCTTCGCTTTTTGTTAGAGGTTGCTCGTCCTAAAACCAAAGGAGGAGTTTGAGATGACTACTGTAGAACAGACCACCCTAGCACTCGTCCCTAGAGGTTCCAGAGTACAAATTTTACGTTCTGGTGACGTAGGGGTTCGAGTGAATACACCCGAGTTAACCGATTGGACACACCACGTGTGGTTGCGTGTGGGAGGAAACCTTAAACACTACCATCCTGCCACCCTCGTATGTATTTTATCGGTGGAAGAAACTCAACCTACAGAGAAAGCGCTCGCTAACACAAAACGACTAGCCACGTATCTAACCGCCGTGTTTAAAGGTCTCCCGGAAAACAAACCGACCAAAGCGTATGGTGATTTTGTGGCAAAAATCAACCTATTGATTGCTCAGTTGAAACCGAACGAGGAACTCATCGTTTCTCTGGTTCCATGGGTGGCGATGCAGCGCCTGCATCTGGGGGTAAAAACACAGACTCTGGACGGCGACGTGACGCAACACGAACCGGTCGAATTGTGTCTGGTGGATGCTCAGTCGTGTAAAAAACGAATAGAGCGTAGGTTGAGAGCCGTGGGTTATAAACCATCCGAAATGTTGATTAATCGTTTAAGGGCGATTTCTGGGATCGGTGAATTAGTGATCCACTACCGACACTTTACTCACCGCACCAACAGGGAACTTTTTCTACACGCGGCTAACGAAGGCGTGAGCACGTACATGACCCGAGTAAGAAAAAACAAATAAAGCGTAATACTTTGTTCAACTAACCCCAGGCATTGGAGCTTTTTTAATGGAATCTTTATTTTTAAACTACACTACGTTTGAACCTGCTAAACCATTTGTGGTTGTACATCTAACCACCTCTGTGCAGACAGAAAAAGACGGTGAGACCGTAATCGACGAACGTAGCATCCCAGCCGCCTTTAACTTCAACGACGAAACCGAAGTGGGTACGGTTGTATCGGCCGACTTAGAAAAAGAACTAGAACCCCGTTTCGGTTGTAAGGTCACGGTCGGGGCTTTCTTCGAATTCGGTCAGGAACCTTGCTACGCAACGTATCTAAACCAAGACGTAGACGTCAACGGTCACGCGTTGGGTTACTTACCACATTACGCGGTGTACGTCGCACGTAAAGTGTTAGGTTACGTCCATAACGACGTAAACTTCACAGGTCTGTATGGGGGTACCCCTCTGTTACTACCAGACACCGTGAAGGCTCAACCAACTTTGGTGGACTTACCTGGTGAAACCGCAGACGAGCAAGGCAACACCAAAAAAGGTGTAGCGGGGTTTAAGATCTTCGCACGTGACTACCCAACACTGGACGTTGCAGAAGAGATCTTAACAGCGGAGCTTGGTGTGTACAATCCAGAAGCCAACCGTTTTGTGTTAGTCCAAGCCGGCGAGCAACGCTACTTTATCAGTGTGTCTGCGTACCACTCACAAGCCACGAACATCGAAGCGTTGGTGAACTTAGGTTTGTGGTGCTGTGGTATCGAAAAAACCAAAGTACTGTTCGTAGGCGATCGCGTACAGATCAGCCGTCCTGCCTGCAGTGCGGATGACTCTGGTTTAGTCCACATCGGTATGCAAGTGAGCTTACAACGCAACGACACAGGCGCGACGGTACTTGCGTTGCTGAACGTGTTTATCTCTGACGAAGAGTCACCACAACTCAAAGTCTCCACGGTAGACGGTACGCCAAACGAATCGTATGCACAATTGCAATTCTGGTTAACCGCGGTGTTAAACCAGCACTTAGGACGTTTTGACGTCTCTGGTTTACTCCATGACTACAAAACGCGTTTAGCTGCTGCTACCGCTCCTACCGAAGAGGTTACTGCTGATGAGCCTACAACTGAAGTGGACGCCGTTCCCGACGGTGCTCCGATACACTGAGTTAGAAAACGCAGGCGGTAAAGCCAACGGCTTCGTCGTGCGTATAGACCCCAAGTATCAAAACGATCCTGGAGTCCACGCACACGAGTACAGACACGTCTTGCATTGGTACTTAACTGTACTCTTAGGCTGTCTGTGGTCTGTGGGTTTACAGGTGGTTGTTGACTTCCCTACTGAGTTGATGTGGGTAGGGATCTTCCTAAGCTTTATCGTTTACTCTTTAGCGCTACAGAACAAAAAGTTAGCGCTTTGGATTGAATGCGACTGCTACGGAGAACAGTTCAAAGCCACCCCCGAAATTGAACACCTACCCACCTGGGCGAGGATTCTAAAAGACCACTACAAACTCCCCCATACGCTGGAAGAAATCGAAAAGCGTTTGCGTGAGCAAGTAGGAAAGGCATAAAGCACAGAGGAGAGAGCAAACGCTCTCTCCTCTGTATGCCCTCTCTTTTTTTTTGGTTAAACCGGTGTACCTGTCGGTGAAACCGGACCACTCGGTGCGGTAGCGGACCCTGTGTGTTTGTGTCCGGACCCCACGTCTTTTCCGTTATTGGTCATGCTGCCAGAGACGGAGACCCCACCGCCCAACGTAGTAGCCCCACCGACTCCCATGGTGCCACTTGTGGTTTGATTCCCTTCGTGGAAGATATTCCCTTTGATATTAATCGTTGGGGAGTCAATATTCGTCGTCTGTGCTTTCCAGTTAAACGTCTGTGTATCAAACGAGATACTCTCACTGGCGTTCACCGTCCATACTTTCGTTTCAAAGGTGATGTCCTCAGACGCTTTAAGCACGAAGTTCTTACACAGAAACTCCACGAGGGTTTCTGCTTTAAAGTAGATATTCTGCGGAGCATACCCTTTTAAGTCGTCTTTATCGACTGCGAAGTACGTTCCGTTTTTGTTCTTCAACACAATCAACTGTTCTGCGCTGACTAACTGGATGAGATTCTGCTCGTTATCCGTCAGTGTAAAGATCCCGTCTTTGGTGTTCAGTTGCATCACGTACCCAAACGGTTCTTTGTTCTTCTGACTGGTGGTAAGCGTAATGTGTCCATCGTGCGTAGAGACGGTAAAGGTGTAACAGTTCTCCTCACTCCACTCGTCTTTGTCATCCGCGTTGGGATCGGCTTGGAACATAAACGCACCCGTTTCTAAACGACGGTAGCTGCGGTCTAACTGACTGGACACCCAAAAGTATTCATCGGTGTCGGCGTACCGATACAGAAACACCCGCTCCCCTTTACGTACGTCAGGCGCTGTGGTTTGGAATCCCGTAGGGAGCCATCTGTACTCTTGGGCGTTCACGGTTTCTGCACTCGTGCTGTACGCGGTTCCTAACGCATCCACCCCTTTAGCTTCTACCTTCGCAGACTCACGTGTCAGTTTACTCGACGCAAATGGAAACACCGAGATCGGTGTTGCAAAAATGTTGTTTGTGCTTCGAGGTTTGTTGTCGTGGACTATCCCAACGTCAAAGAACGCAAAGGAGTCAAAGTCGTATTTACTAAAGTCTTTTTCAGACATACCGTCCCACCTTGGGTTTTAAAATACAATACCTACCTATACAATGGTACCCATAAAACGTCAACCACACAGGGACACTGTTTTCATGCGTTTAGTCAAAGCTACGTTTGTGCACAATGCACGTTTATTAGGCGGTGGGACGACAGAAGTCCACTATACGCCAGAGTCTCCTTTACAGTTACTGTTAGGAAATAACGGTTCTGGGAAAACCACGTTGTTGTATGCATTAGCTCCGTTCCCTGCTTCTCCTGGAGACTACGTCAAAGGTAAAGGATTTGAAGAAAAAGTCTATGAGAAAGAAGGGACGTTTTACACCATTCGAAGTGACTTTCGAAAAGGGCAGACCCACTCTCTACAGATCAACGACGACGAACCGATTATAGGAAACGCAACCGTGATCCGTACGCGGTTGATAGAGCTTTTAGATTACACCCCAGAAACCCACAACATCGCCATGGGGTTAATCCTTTTTACTGACCTCCCTGCTCAGAAGCGTCGAGAGTGGCTCACTAAACTTTCTGACGTTGACGTCACCTATGGGTTACGCATCCATAAAGAACTCGCTACACGGGTCAGGAATTTACAAGGAGCATTAAAGCTCGCTGAAGTCAAACTCACAGAAGAACTCTCTACGCGACTCTCTGCAGCTGTAGTAGAAGAACGTAAACTGGAACTGAGTACCTTGACCAAAAAGATTCATGAGTTACTCTCTGCGAAGAATCCTACTACACCAGAGTACAGTCTTTTAGTGCGTGACGTTAAACGCCACAACGAAACGATCCAACGGTTAAACCGTGAGCTGCAATCCGTCCCTCGTCTTTACACCGAAGGGCGACACCACGACACCGTGATTGCTGAGCTGAAAAGTCAACTCCGGCATTGTGAGTACGTTCTAGGAGAACAACGACGAGAATTCGAACGACTGGACTCTTTACTGACTCCGTTTAGTCACGCGGATGAGCGACCCCTGGAGCTACTGGAAAAAGAACTCAAACAACTTGAAGTGGAACTAGAAACATTCAGTCCGTCTGGGTTTTTTGCAGACCTTACGTCGCTGCAAGAGTACGCGTTAGTGAAAGCGGAGCTTTTCAAAGCTCAGCAAAGTTTGGATGAGTTATACCTACGACTCCCACAAAACCCAAACAAGACCACGTACAACAATGCGCGTGTACAGCAAGCCAGAGAAACCGCACAGGCTTTGCAAAGTGAGATCAACCGCCTTACGGCGTTGGAGCAACAGCTTAGGCTACAACTACGGCACATTCAGAATCATTCTACTGTAGAGTGCCCTGAGTGTAAGCACGTGTTTATTCCCGGTGTAGCCCCTACAGAACAAGCCGTACTGGAACAACAACTCACCACTACGTTGACAGAACTCGAACGGTTACAACTTCAACACGAACGCGTAACCACGTACTTAACCGAGTACGCCACCTACCGAGACCTCTACGTGGAAGTTCTCTCTACACGACGTCAACACCCAAAGCTTGCTCGTGTGTTTCACGACATTGACCCAGACGATATCCAGCTGGCGGAATCGCCTAAGTCTTTAGTAGGGAAACTCTCATTGTACCTAAGGACGTTAGACCAAGACGAGTACGTGTTTCGTACCAGTCAGAATCACGCAATCCTTACAGAGACGATCCACGCTAAACGCTCTGTGGGCCAAGGAGGCTTAGAAACGCTCAAACGGCGTATGGTAGAGCTGGAACACGAGCACACGAGCTCTAAAGTGCTCCTAGAGCGTTTAACGCAGGAACTCCGTGCTGCGGAAGACGAGTACCGGGTGTACAGTCATGCGTTACGTTTACAGAAAGAGTTACAGGGCACACTGACCGAACTGAAGCAGTGTATGTCACACTTAAGTGATGCGGCGTACAACGAAGCATTGTCGCATGACGTAGATCGCTTACAGAGTTTGGTGACAGAGATTCGTCAAGAACTTGCACGCAGTGATGCCAAAGACAGTGTCGTGCATCACCTAGAAGCGTCTATTGCGCAGTACCAGTCCGACCTAGAAGCAGGACAGTGTTTACTCAAACAACTCTCTCCTACCGAAGGGATTATTGCTGAGCAGCTTTTAGGGTACTTAGGGGTATTCGTGAATTCACTCAACCAGATCATCCACCAGATCTGGACGGTACCGCTGAAACTCTCCTTACCTTCTGTGAACGACACGGAGCTTGACTATTTGTTCCCTATGGTGAGTTCTCAACTTGATCACATCGTACCGGACATCGCGTATGGCTCACGAGGCCAACGGGAAGTCATTAACTTTGCGTTTATGTCGATTGCGTTAGGAGGGAAAAACGTCCCGTGGTTCTTAGACGAGGTAGGACACAGTTTCCACCAAACACACCGAGATCGTTTGTTTGCGTACATCCGTACGCTTTTAGAACTCAAACGAATCCCTCAGGTGTTTTTAGTGTCTCACTTCGCCTCTAGTCATGGAGCGCTTACGAATGCGGAAGTCAACGTACTGGACACGAGTGGTGCGTTAGTGAAGCCCGGTGAGAACCTCAACTTTAAAATAGTATGACGTAATGAGCAACACGTCATCTTCCTTAGAGTGTTAGCCTTGGTGGGAGTTATCCCTCCCACCTTTTTTTCTAAGACGACATAAAAGGGAGCGCGAAGCTCCCTTTATGCGGTGGTTAATCCGGAACGTCTACCACTAAGCCATTATCGACTAAGATCTGCTGTAGTGCCGCGATCTCTGCGCGTGCTGCCACCAACTGTGCTTCTAACGCAATCCGTTTGGCACGTTCAGTTTGGCTCCCGACGATTCGGTTAGTACGAGCGACTTCCATCCCTTCGTGGAGTGCACTAGGCATCACGTTTCGGGTAGGAGCGACGTGCACTAAAGGCGTGGTGTCTACACCGATGGTCGTTTCTGTGAGTTCTTTAAGTTTTGTACTTAAGTCTGTAAGCCCTACGTATTCAGGGAAAGGACCTAAACTTAAAGAGATCACCACGTGTTGATACGCGACGTTATCCATCGACGGAATCGAGAGGATATACGTATCCGGTACATACACGTAGTTGTCATTCACATCCACAAAAGTGACGATACTTGCACCGTTTCGATTATCGGCTTGGTAGTCACTTTGGAGTAACCCATACGGTTCGTAGTAGTCCGCGAAGACGTCTACGGTCAGTACCAGTAAGTCTTCAAACTTCCGTACTGCTATACACTCATACAGTCCGGTAGGTAACACTAACGTGTCGTAAGGGGCGGCGAGTGTGTACCGCCCCTTAAGTCCTATGGTGGGAGTTAACGCCATTCTTTACACCACTGGGTCTGGTAAGCTATCTTTGCGTGCAATCAGGTACTTGATCTGATCGCGGTTGAAACTCACGTAGAACACTCCGTTTCGGTCAATCAACGTATACCCTTCTGGGAGTTGCAGAGTCCCTGCGTTTTGTTCTGCGTAGATAAACGCAGTAAAGAGTTGGTTAATCCAGCTGCGTGTAGCAGGAGAGATTCGGTTGTAATCCAAAGAATTCACCGGGATGTTGACGTAATCAGGCCATTGATCCGTTAAACGATACAGCCCATTTCGGTTACGGTGATGTCCTACGGACACAAACGACAACCCTTTCCAGCTTGAGCCGATGATCTCGTTCTGTGCTAGAATGTGTGGTGTTGCGTAGTCCACAAACAACGCTTGGTACTGTGGTAATTCCGCTTGTGGAATACTTGGAGAGTAAATCCCAGCCGTCAGTGTAAGCTCTGGTAACGCGTAGCGGTTCCATGCAGGAACGATGTAGTATTCCGTAGGGATAAAGATCTCAGGGAAAATAGTCTCCCATGCATCGCGGTCGTACGCTGAAGCGTCTAGCAGGTGATCAGCAATCTTCTCTTTGATCAGGTCATCGTTATTCCCACGAATTCCGTACACCAACACCACCCAGTTTGTACGACGACGGTACGTAGCGTCGTTTGGATTCACCCAATCGAATTCATACGACGGTTGGTACGTTGGTGGCGTACCCGCACGCGCTAATTGTGCACGCGCCATGTGTTCAGACTGTAAGTACTCGTCCAGTAACTGATCTACAGCCGCTACTCCAGTGTGGAATGCTTCTGGGTCTACAATCGGTGGAACCACGATAATGTCGTAGTAGTCATATTGCGCAGCGAAGCTTGCGTTGTGGTACCACAACCGCACTTCGTTGTCAGGAGCCCCTAACGCTTTGTACGATACCCATGAAGGAAACCAGTACTGACCATTGGTGACGGTGTCTCCTAGGTCGATCTCTTCTGCTTCTAAAACGAAGTAACTACGCATTGCTAAAAGCGTATCCGTTTTATCCTCTGAGATCTGCCCCGCAAGCGATCTCGCGTACAGCCACTGCGACATCATCAACGCTTTGTTCTGGTGGAGTGTGTTCACGGGGATCAACCCTGTGGTATCCTCAGAACGAAACGACACTAAACGGACGTCTGGGTAGGTGTTATTCGCATAAACCCCACGCTCTCTGGAGTAGGTTTCTTGCTGGGGTTCGAGTTCACCAATCGGGGAGTTCTGTCCTACCGCGTTGTTCATCAACGCCGGCATTGTTACAAAACCTCTTAAAATGTACATGACTGCTCTCCTTCTTAGGTATAGCATGCTTTAGTTTCGTTCATATGTTACGGAGGTCATTCCTGTGTTTGGACAAATGCTTATCGCTCTACTGAAGTCTCTCGGTCCTTATACACTTGATATACTCAAGAAAAAGATCGAAGAGATCATCCAACACCCCGAAGGACGACGTCCTTCTTTTCTGTCGTGGGTGTTGATTCTTTTAATCGTCGTCTCGTCCTATGCAGCTACGTATTTCTACGATCAGTCCCAGCTGACTAAGCCTGAAGAAAAAGACAAAGGGCAGCCTGTAGGACGGTACCACTCTGAAGACTACTTACAACGCTTGCTGGTTGAGTCCCAACTGCAGGCGCTGCGCAAAGACTATGAGATCTCCCAGCTGAATTACTTTAACGAAAAAGAACGTCACGCTGAAACCAAAAAACAACTCGATACATTAACACAGACGTGCCGTGCTCCCACACCTAAGTCTGATCCTCCAGCCAAGAAACCCACCAACGAACGTGTGAAAGATCGGTTAGAAACGATCCGTGATAAAGGAGACACAGAATGAAAAAGCGATCTAACCTCGCTATCGTTTTACTACTGCTCGCTGGGTGTGTGTCACCCGGCGTTTCATCTCCTGAACTCAACACGTCGTTGATTCCGTTTTCGATCCCTCACGACTACAATCAATACCGGTCCAAAGACCCAGCTGCGTTTCTTACGAACGTCACTCACTGGAGAGACGACCTTGTGGGTTACCAGCAGTACTTAACTGGGTATATCAACTACTTAAACGTGACCTTCAAGCTAGAGTCAAACGAACTCCCTAAGTGTCCTCCTCGTCCTAAAGTCCCAGAACTTACACTGGTGTTACCTGACGATGAGATCACTGACGACATGACTGAGACTGAAATCCAAGACGTGTTGTTTAAACACATCGAATCGATTCAAACGCAAGTAGACTCTTACAACCGAATGGTCACTGCGTTACAACAAGACCCTGTGGATTGCACCCCCTAAAAAAGTACGACTACGCGTAATGGTGTAGTCGTACTTTTGCACGTAACTAAGGTTTCCCTAAAATGGCTAAAAAGAAAAAGACTCCAGACGCAGCTGCAGCAGTAGTAGAAACCACCCCTCGGTGTGGTGTGGTGTTATACACCGATGGTGGTGCGCGTCCAAACCCTGGTCCGTGTGGCTGGGGGTTTCATGGCTACCACTTTGACTTAAACAACACTCAGTACACCACGCGTTTAGCGAACAAAGAACTCGCTCCAGAACGAGAAGGTGTCGTGACCGACAAAGGGTACTCTACGCTCTCTAAACAAGAAGGAGGACGGGGTACTCAAGTCCTCGCTACGACGTACGTCGATTCATGGGGGGCACTAGGTGTGGCTTCCAACAACGCAGCAGAAGTCCACGCTGCTTTAAATGCGATCAACTACACCTGTAAAGTCGACCACGTAGAAAGCTTAACGGTGTACACCGATTCCAAGTACGTCGTAGAAGGGATGCGGGAGTGGTCAAAGAAATGGATTGCTGCCGACTTTAAACGAGACGGCGAGCCGATGCCAAATGCCGATGCGTGGCGTCAGCTTTTAGCCTCTACGTCGACGTTAGAAAGTAGTGGTACGAAAGTCACGTGGAACTGGGTGAAAGGACACGCAACGTCTGTAGGGAATAAACTCGCTGACCGTAACGCGACCCGCGCGGTGATCCTCAGTCAAAAAGACAGAGCGGGTGAGGTACATGAAGAAGTCTCTCCTCCTGCTGGCTACTGGGCTCCTAAAGCAGAGTACAATCGTTTATTCTCGTTAAACCGTTGGTACTTTGTGATGAACACCGACGTGGCGAAAAGCACCGACGGCCGTCACGTGTATCACTTAGGACAGTCTACTGCAGACAACGAGTACGACGGCAAACGGATGTCAGACCAAGCATACGCTGTGGTGTACTTAAAAGAACCAGAACCTGTCTTAGAACAACTGCGGGAATACCAAACGAAAATCTCCCGTACCACACAACTTGACGTAGTGAAAGTCTACTTAGCGAATGTGTTCACCGCTTCAGTCTACCAAGACTTAAAAGACCACCAGATGGATTACGTGGTCAAAGCAGATCACTTTAATGACCTGTACACCATCGATCAGAAACAACTGACGTGGCACGCTAGACCGCCTAGAAAGGTATTTGACGCGATCTCTAATCTAGCGCACCTACAGGGCGTCTTAGATACGTTTTTGTCTAAGGAGTCCATCCAAGACCCGTACACGGTGTATACCGATGTAACGAGTTATTTCTATGAGCACGAAGAGAAAAAAGGCAAGTCAGTCTGCGTTTTACGCAAGACGATTGCTCAAACTCTGAAGTCACTTACCCTACCTGTAGGGTATGACTTAGGTGCAGGTAAGAAAGAAGCCAACGTGATCCTCACCCTTGGGTTAGACACCCCGTCTCGTAACGCACTGTCTGCTTTAACTGCAGAGTCTCCTACGCTGACGTTAGTCACCCGTCGTGAGTCTAGCGTGGGGTTCAGGTATTACCTTGTACTGAGTGCGGGAGAGGATGTAGGTATCTACGCCTCGATGGTCAGTAACCTCTATGTTGAAAGGTCTTAGTTATGTTTACAGCAATTCGGAAATGTGTACGAGCCGTGATCGGCTTCCTGTGGGAGTTAATTGCAAGCACGGCTAGTAAACGTCTGTTATTTGTCGTAACGCTCTACCGATACCTGAAGGACTACGGGGCACCCACCACTGACGAGTTAACCAAGCGAATCGGAGTAGACAACGAGGAGCTTGAGCAGCTAAACCGGACTTTTGGACTCGCTGATCGTACTACAGCTTTAGTCTTCCCGGCCCTAGCTTTCACGGACCGTTTATGGCCGCGTGGGGCATTGGACATCCAGCACCTCGAAAGAGATGCATTGATCCAAGAGATTCTTAACCATACCTCCAGTCATTTGCGGTATGGAAGAGAATCTGACTTACGTGCTGATATCGGTGCCGTGTTAAACTTTTTAGGCAGGTAGTGTATACACAGGCTGTGGTTAAAAGTGATAGGACGTCAGAAAGGGAACATGTTCGTGAGTTGCATTCGTAACAAACGAATTTACAGCATACAGGGAGGCTTCGGCCTCCCTCGTATGTTTGTTTACAGTTTTTTGATCACATCCACAGCGTCTTCTACAGCTTTCAGGTACGAAGCGATCAGCGTGTTCACCACACTGTAGAAACTGACTTGCTCTGCTAATGTGTAGGAGAGATCTGCCAGTTGTTTCACCACTTCAGGAGAAGGGCGGTACTGCTCGTTGGTGTCTCGAATCCGTTTGATCAACGTACGCAGTTGTTGGTCTAACTCAGTGACGGTGTCAGCAAAGTCTTTTGGACTCTGACGGTCTGCGTTGCGTTTTAACGTCGTGCAGATGTCTTTGAGTTCTACCCAGTCGTTGTTGTTACGAATGACTTCACTGTAAGGACGTGTGGCTTTCGTGCCATTACGAAATACGTCTTTCAGTTTGTTCTGCAAGTCCTTTATTTCTTTTGGATGGTTTTGTGCACGTAAAACACTACTGCCTAATTTCTCAGGATTGTTCAATGCCTCCCCTACAAACTTCTGGAATGGCTCTAAGGTGTCATCCAAGATACTCATGGATAGCTCTTGAGCACGCAGGAGCAACTGACCGTAAGGGACTAAAGGAGCAGACAACCCTGCAGGGATCGGTAATTGCACTGGAGATAAGTCCACGTACTTGTGTTTCTGCACTTCACGTAAAGCCGGTACGAAGTCGATCGCGCCAACCGGTAGTATCAAACCACGTAACGAGTCAGCGATCTGATTACTGACAGAATCGACCATCGTACCCAGTTTTTCCACCATCCCAATGTTCGGTCGGTGAACCGCTAACGCTTCGAGGGCTAACACCTCATGCTGAAATTGTAAATCGTTTAAGTTTGCAAACATGGTACACACCGCCTTTTGGTCTGCTGGTTTTTATGAATTAACATAGAATTAAAAATTCCATACCCACTCATTTAATGTACTCAATTCTCAAAGGAAGCACACTGCGATGGCTTTAGCATTTAAAAACAGATTTCAACCTGCTCCTGATATTCGTCCTATGCCTAACTTAGGGTGTTTGCTCGACATCCCTACAGGCTCGTACCAACTCGGCTCGAAAGGAGAGATGGTACTCAACGGTGGTTTGGCACCGGTTACTGGAGTCGGTGGTCGTGGCAACGTCGGTAAGTCATTACTGGCACGGTCAATGAACCTCACTGTGATCGATCGGTATAGCCCTTCAGAAGCGATGCTGTACGACACCGAGATCTCTGCCAGTATGAACCGTACTCACCAGCTCGCTCGACGGTTTGAAAACTTACAAGGACACGACCTGCAAGCAGAAGATCGTTTCTTACTGACTGCAGGGGACGTGATGATTGGTGACAAGTGGTACGAAGAGATCCGGAAGTACGGAGAAGACAAACAAAACGCTCCTGCGAAAGAAGTCAAGTACACGACGCCGTTTGTGGACTCCAAAGGCGTTCCGTTTAAAACGTACTTCCCATCCAACGTAGAGATCGACTCCCTGTCACAGTTCACGACTTCTCAGATGGAAGAAATCCAAGAGAAAAACACCATCGGTACGTCAGGTCGAAATATGGAGTCGATGCGGGGGGCGATGAACAAATGGCAGATGCTGAACGAGCTGCCTGTACTCACCGCCTCTAGCGGGATTAACATGATCCTGACGGCTCACGTAGATGACAACATTCAGTTAGACCCATATGCTCCTGTACAGCAGAAGCTTGCGTTCTTAAAGTCCAGTTTGAAGTTTAAGAAAGTACCGAACAACTTTTTCTTTCTAACGAACAACCTCTGGTACGTGTACGGTACGTCACCGCTGAAAAACAAAACCACCAAAGCACCTGAGTTCCCACGGGACAAGTACGACGATAACCCCGATTCGACTGACTTACAGGAAATGACGATCCAGAATTTACGTGGGAAGTACGGTCCTACGGGTTCACCGTTTCATTTACTGGCCTCTCAGTCAGAAGGTATCCTGATCGGTCTGTCAGAGTTCTACTATATCAAGAACCACGACGCAGCCACCAGCGACACGTTCCGCTTTGGTTTGTCGGGACACGACAAGAGTTATAGTGTGGTCTTTCTGCCTGACGTGAAACTCCAACGGACTACGGTACGCGGAAAGATCGATGAAACCCCTGAGTTACGTCGTGCACTTCAGATCACCTCTGAGCTTGCGCAGATGCGTTACGTGGCGTTTGATCAATACCAAGACCTGTGGTGTCCTCCAGAAACACTGTACGCTGATTTACTGAAAATGGGCTACAAGTGGGAAGACTTACTACAGACCCGTGGATTCTGGACGTTTGAAGAACAGAATCATCCACAGCACTTTTTATCGACGTTAGACTTACTGCGTGTCAGAGCAGGTAAGTACAAACCGTACTGGATGTAACGACAGTGAACGAGGGAGTGCGCTCCCTCCTTCCTGTACGTCTTTTTTAGGAATAATAATAACATGGCAACAATGAAGCATAAAACCATTGCCGCACTCGGAGCCAAGACTCCGAAGTTTTCAGCGGCTTTACTGCAGAATTTCCACCACAGCGATCACGCGCTGGGCGATCCCCACAAAGAACTCCGTGAACTCAACCAGTGGCTGTCCTCTGAGCTGTGTCGGTTGTTTGGCGACACTGATTCTTTAGTCTACCGCATCGAACTGATCCACAACGTGACCTTCGAACAATGGTTTGATCGGTTCTCCGAAAACGTGTTATGGATCATAGCACGCAGTTACGGAGACGGCGTATGAGAGACGATGAAGTCAATTTCGATGCCGCCGAACGTCTGCACGCATTAAGTGACGTAGGGATTGACCCACTACGTATTGCAGTTGTAGGCTGTCGTCAGTACGACAACTACGATTTCTTCAGTGAACGATTCGTCCATTACGTCAACGAACTCAAAGAGCTCTACCCAGGACGTCCTTTTGAGTTCTACTCAGGCGGTGCTCCTGGAATCGATAGCATGATCGAAGACTACTGTGCAGATCACGGCTACACCTTTACAGCCATTGACGCCGACTGGGACAAACACGGTAAAGCGGCAGGCTTTATCCGTAACCAACAACTCGCAGAACGTGTAGGTGTGGTGTTGGTGTTCTGGGACGGTCAATCCACTGGCACGAAAGACATGCGTGATCGTTGTTTTGAACTGCGTCGTCGTGTACGGACGGTACGGATCGAAACGACTCCAAAACGGTACTATTCCAGACGTTTAAAAGCTGGCTTTAAAGAGAGAGGCTCCCATGACAGACTTCGAAGCGCGTAGAGAGAAATTCATTGCGGTCCTTGCAGAGTACTTCCCAAAGATCGAACAAGGGGAGCAAAACTTAAACGCGTACCTTCAAGAGCTTCGTAAACTTCCTGAAGAGAAATTTGAAGCCATGGTAGCGAGTATAGAACGAGGTAGAGACACCCCCACTGCGGTGCTCTCTGAGTTTATCCTTCCATTCTTCGTACCGAACCTCAAAGACTCGAAGATCCGCATGGACGGTTTACTGAAACTCGCTGATGAGCTTAACGTTCCTATCTACCAACGTGTGTGGACGACTGATGAGTCCACTGGACAGCGATACTTAACACCCATCAAGTACCCTGTACTCCCACTAGCGGTACGTCGTCAAGCACAGACGTTAGATGGAAAGCAAAGTATCCCAACGGATACCTCGGTGATCGATGACTTGACTGGACAGCCTACTGGGGACTCCAAAGGCTCAGCCATGACCTACACAGAGCTCCAGGTGTTCTACGCTCAAGGGTTAGAGAACACAATCATCGAAGCGATCAAAGTCCGTGGGGGTGACCAGAAGGCACTCAACGCATTTGAGCGTGAGATCATCGAACGTGGAGGTGCAAGCTTGCAACCTATCCTCGATGCAAACACGCACGTGAAATCCACTTTAAGTTTGAATGCGTACTTACGAGGTATGCACTTAAGTTCAAACTTACCTCACTCGTAGGAGTCTCCAGTGTCAGAACGTTTAGCTTCAGAATACTTAAAAGCCGTGGCACGAAACGCCAGTCTCTCTGCGCAGACCTTAGACGTTGTGCCTCCACCAGAAGGGTCTACTCGCCCAACAGAGATACGTAAGTCTGTTGACTCTGACGTCGTGTTACGTATCGAGTGGATACAAGGCGTGTGGAGTCTTCCTACGGTGTTACACAAAGACCACTTCCAGTTGGTCGTAAGGAAGATCAACGACCAAGACGCGTGGGACTGGGTGTTTAAACTCCACGCACAATCGCGTATCCAGTTAGAGATCTCTGATGTTCAGTGGAATACACTACAAGCCCACTTTGTTGCAGGCTTAGCTCCACATAGCCGCAGTGCAGGTGAACCTACAGGTGGCGTGTTGGATCAAGGGACGTTAAGCTCCTTACCGTCACGGGAGTACTTGACTGAGCTCTTTGCACAAAACCCATGGGCGTTGACGTTGTGTGCTTTGTCGTTAGGTCCACGTGTGGTCTTTACCGATGACTTGATGGAGACGTGATATGTTAAACCCTACCTCAGAAAGTCGGTACTTGATTCCGATCGATGCGCTTTTAGACACACGCATCGCTACGGTGTCTTTACTCTGTCCTGAAACCGCAGGGCGGCTACTGCGTACGACGTATTTCATTCGTGACAATGACGAGTTTCAAAGTCGTACGTTTCGTAAAGAAGACTACCGTGCGGCGTACCAAGCACGAAACGTCCAAACTTTACAAGCAAGTGGTCCTACAGCGTTTGCAGATTTCTTGTTTGAGGAGATCTGTTTAGAAACGTCTAAACGTGAGCAAACTGCTGGGGAGTATATCTACGACATCGACTTAAACGTCTGGCCTTACCGGCTTCAAGAAGACGAGAAAGACGAGTACGTGAAGATCCTTCAGGTGTTGTTTCCAAACGTACGTAAAGTCACTGTGGTGAACTACAGCCCACAGAAACTCGATCCAGTCTGTATTGCTTTACAGCACTACAACGTGGTGGTGTTGTACGACTACGCAGAGTGGTTGAAACTCCACTACCCCAAAGCGTTGGATGCAACGAAACTACAGCACGTGACGTTTATCGTTCCAAAGATACGTGACAACACCCAAGCGGTGCAGTTAGATCCAAACAACGAAGACGAGCAACTGTACGGAGAGTCAATCAAGATCTGGGGGTGTTTTGAGTTGATGCTCTGTGAGCACGCAGCATGGCGGTTTGAAGACGTAAAACACTTCTCACTGCTGATGGCTTCTCAGACGGCATAAAGAGAAGGGGGGTCACCCTTCTCTTTGCGCTTCCATCTGGTCCATAAACTCGTCGTGAGTCATTGCCGCTGGTGTGATGTCCATCTGCCCTGGCACCACCTCGATCTCTGGGAGTTGTGACTCATCGGCTTCAGCTTTTGAACGCACCCCAGCAGGGACGTAATCGGAGCCAGCAGCAAATGGGTTCCCTTTGGCTTCACGGCGAATCTGATCGACGATCCGTGCGGACTGTGCAGCGATCTCACGGTCGGCTTGAGCGTTCTGGTTATCCTGCTCCATCCGTTGTGTGGTTTGGACTTGTTTGTCGATTCCGTCTAAAAAGCCCGCCATCACTCGAAGCATTTTCGGGTCGTCAGGGAACTGACCTTCAGGAACGATATTATTGACCGCTTTCACCCGCATCTCACGGGTCCACTTCAGCAGTGCAGCTGGGTCTTGTGGAATCATCGTGGAACTCATAACCACACCTCACGAACAGAAATAAAAACAGACATATATTATTGTTTTGACAATAACAACGACAGTATAGGAAACTATATGATTCAGGCCGCTAAACGCTGGTGGTACAAGCGCAAGCTTACCGAGTTTCTCAACGAGCCGTACAAACGCTACTCTCTTCAAGGGATGCGTCAATGGCTTGCTCTATACAAAGACTTCCCTGTCAATGAGAACCACGACGCGTGTCGTGGTATTATGCTCATTACACGCACGTTAGATATTACACAACTCTTGGAAGAACTCGATCGATACCGTCTGTGGTTAGAACGTAACCCAGAACGATTCGTTCCAATGCTCACGTTAGACAGCGCTTTAACAGAGAAAAGTATGTATCAATATTTCTGTGCAGGACGCGTCTTACTGAATCGAACTGACGCACACCGGACACTCTGTGTGTTACTCGAAGAGATCTTCCGTCACTTACCGAACGAAGACGAGTACACGTTCCGTGCAGGCGCTGTACTCTGGCAAGACTTAAAACAGTACATCGATTGCATCGTGTACCGCACTTAAAATAAGAATCTGAAGAAGGAAGGTACAATGTCAAAAGACTCGAATATCAACCCGCTCTTACAAAGCTCCGATAAAGGCATGCGTGCTGCAAAAGGAGTACTTGCAAAATTAGCTCGTAAGCTTATGTTAGACTTAGGGACAACTCCCTCCGTGTATTTCAACTACATGAGAGACTACTTAAGCAATCCTGTCGTCGGGATTAACCAAACCACTAAGGATCGCTCCAGCGCACAGGGAAACCTCACGAAAGCGATTGCAAGAAACGACATGACGTGGAAGACGTTAGAGAAGATCTTGCTCTTACACAAAGTAGTGGATATGCGGATTACGTTAGAGATCCGCAGACACGGGGAGAAAAAGTGGACCAGTCACTCGTTGGAGTTTAAAGACTTCGGCGGAGGGTATGGAACAGAAACTGTGCGAGAAGAACCTGCGTACGTTCCAAAACACAGAGGGCCTGTGATTGACTACTACGTTACGTCACTGTCTACTAAAGATACGTATATCACCCAAGACTTGGATGACGTGGTGTCGAGACTTCGGTTAAATGCCACGGAAGTCGATGCGCTCTTAGGAGCAGGACAAGAGAACAAACCCTACACCAAAGGGTTGTACTCAGTACGGATTGAAGGGTTAGCGTCTTTACAGCAAAGTCAACAATGGCAAGAGCAGCTGGAACAGCTAGGACAAGCCACGGGAGTGATTGTATAGACAATTTAGCCACAAAGGTACGGTACGTATGGCAGATCTAAGTACAGCCATCCAAGGAGTGTTGGGTGGTTTTTTCCAAAGTGGACCAGACGACTCATTACTGACAGTAGACCCCTCTGGCGTCACCCCACAGGAGACGCTCTCGAAGATCAAAACCACGACGGGGGATGCCAGTAGTAGTTTACTGGATAAAGCCAAAGCGGGATTCTCTACGAGTGATCTGAACCTTAAAGACTTAAGTCGGATGGTGAAGATTGGCGAGAACGGTGTGGGGTTAAACACCTCTGAAGCGTTACGCGTCTTTGACCGGAGTCTAGGTACGAGTATCGGTGGGATTGAATCGGTCAGTGCAAAAGTCAAGTCAGACGCGATCAGTAGCGCGTTAAAGTTGGCTGGGTTTCCTGGCGTAGGGGAACTTGTTAACAAAGCAGGGCAGACGTACAGCGTGTGGGATACTGCACGTACCGACAATGCCATGGGGGTGTTTAAAGCCTTAGCGCGATTGACTGGGAATGACGCCTTAGGTGGTGTGGTCAGTGACATCGCAAAAGACTCTGCCTTCGGTGCATTACTGACCGAAGCGTTAGAGCTGGGCGTACCAGACGCCATCGATGAGATCATGAACCAAGTCAAAGACAAAGAGCTCGCAAAGCAACGTTTGATTGCTTCTCTGCAATCGATTGTTCTTCGCTGCGACTTAGCATCTTTACGAAAAGTAATAGAGTACATTGGCGCAGAAGCAGTCATCGCTAAAATGCCTGACGCGGTGATGTTTCTACTGGCTGGGTATCGGTTTCCTCCTCGTACGAAACCTGCCGACTACGCTGCACTCAAAGCGTACTTGGTGGAGACGTTAGGGTTGGTGCAACCCACGTGGACGCTGACTAAACGAAACGGTGTGGACGTTCCTGCGTTAGCTCCTTTCTCTAGGATCTCTCGTGACGCCAGTATTGTGTTGTTGTCACACACCACACCTGCGCTCAACGGGTTAGACCCTGAGTACTTAGTCCCAGTCCTTTGTGCAAAGAGCTACACCCTGCAAGACATTCAAATTTTAGGAAAGAAATTCTACCCTCAGTTAGTCCAATGGGGGTTGACACGGTAGCACAGGGGGCTTCGGCTCCCTGTATGCCGTTTAAACGCAACAGGAGAGCCTATGAGCGATTTTAGCATAGAAAAGCTATCAACGCCCACACAGAGCCTAAAGATCTCGTGTGGTGAGCTACACGTAGCGACATTTGAATACATTACCAACGCGGCACTCAAAACCCCCGGTGGTTACTTGGTGATTCTGAGATACCCGTACGACTACCAAGAGTACTGGCGTTTACTACCGCACTCCGCAGAGTTCGATCGTAAGAAATTCTTATTGTGGTATAGAGGGTACGTGGAGACACTGACTACCGCACTGATTGGGCATTTCGACTTCCGTCCTATTACGGTAGACGACTACCCGTGGCAGCCTTTCTCAGAAGGGTACTCTCTTTTGTGTAATCAAAACCCAGTAGGGTGTTTGCTCGACAACCGTCAGTACATTGCTGTGGTGCGTCAGCGAGCATAGAGAGAGGGGAGTCCCCTCTCTCTCTTTTTTTGGTTTACGGACGGTTGGTGTTCTCAGCAAAGAGTGACATCAGTTGTCCTGGGAAGGTTCCAAAGGCCCAGTTCGCAAAGTGCGCTTTGTTGAACCAACTGTTGTAGTTCAGTACTTGACGGTAGTAGTTACGTTTTAACCGACCAGACCACGCGTAGATTTGTTCTGATAGGCCCAAGCTACACAGTACAGCCATGTAGTTCGAGAATGCAGATTCATCCGCAGTAAACATCCGCTGTATACCACCTGGTGTGAACGGCTCCCATGGTTTAAACATCGTGGTCAGTGGCATGTGGATGATACTTGACATATCCACAAAACTTACCGTAATGTCAATCCCTAACGGTTTAGAGTCTTGTGTCCACCCTAAGTTGCCCGTCCCCCGACGGATGTCCAATGAGTCAATCATTCCTAATCTGAATTGATGTCTGCCTTTACAGAACAGCTCACACAAGAAAGGAGAAGTGAACGAACTTGGACCTGCGGATAACGGTAGTGCTCCTGCTAGTAAGAACGCTAACGGTACTAACAAGTCTTGGTATCGTGAAAGGTCGTTTCCATACGGTGTACGTAGCTCGATGGTGTACGTTGCTTTAGGTAAGTTTGCTGTAGATTGATCCCAGTGTTTAGGAATGTCTACCATGGCATTACCGGCCAATGACGCTAACCCGGAAATACTTAACGAGTCTGCCAAGCCAGCCACGACGTCAGTAACTGCTCCCACAATCCCTTTGACGGTAGTGGCGATAATGCCATCGTCTAAGTTACCGTTCGCAAACGTAAAGCGTGAGTTACGTGCACCTTGAGAAATACTGTTGATCGTACCGGAGATATCGGAGTCTTTCACCGTACTGGAGAAACTCTCACCGACTTCACCAGGGTCTGCAACCCGGAAGGTGATAAACTGAGCACCATCCCGCGCTTCTGCGATCAAGAAGTCTACAAGCCCTGGGTCTTCTTTTCCTTTCTGTCCGGTTGGATCAAAGTCTCCGTAATACGAGCTTACATCTTCGCTGGGTTCTGTGAAGACTTTGGTGGGAACCCCCTCAGTTGCTTTACCTGCGTCGTTGGGAACCTCAACGACTTTATCCCCCTCGGGTGCGGTACTTGACATTCCAAGGTATTTATCCAGATAATCCGCCAGACGGTTTCCTTCAGGAACGTCCGTTCGTTCTGTGTTTTGGTATTTCACAAAACGATCACGTAAGTCTTGTACGCTCCCCGCTTCTTCGCGCATCTTCGCGAGTGCTTTGTTTTGTTGATCCGCTAAACGTTGTGCTTTAGTCGCAATCCGGTAGATATCGATTCCACCGTCCGCGCGGAACGTATCCGGTAATAGAAAGTTACGATCAGCGATGTCCTGGGCGGTAAGTCCTATAGAGTCTTTCTGGTAATCCTCAAAGCCTTGGCCTTGGATAAACCCCATATTTGCAGCCATGTAGTTCGTGATCATCGTCACTGCGTTCCAGTACAAAGGCATGGTGGGTTTTAAGTAATAAAACTTCGTACTGGGTTTGTTCACTAAGAACTTAATGACCTGACCAATCAGAATCGGCGCTATAAAAGGTAAGGCTACCACGTAGCCTGCTAGTTTACCTAACGTGTAGAACAACCCAGTCCCTCGTCCTGTACGCGCCAAGCGTGACAGTTCAGGAGAGTAGAAGTTTCCAAAGAAACTCGTCCAGCTGTTGTACTGGGCTACACCAAACCGTAAATGGACGTGAATACTGTTATCGTCAATAACCTCTGAGTACCACCGGCCCATTGGTAAAGAAAGGTTCGTGTGGATTCGTTTCTCTGGAATGTCAGCAAAAGGTGTAAATTGATACGGGGAGTTAATCGCAAAGTTCCCACCGAGTGTCGTGTCTGTGAACTTCCGATAGCCGTTTGAATACGTACGACGTACTGCGTCTACCGCATCTATCCCCCGACGAGGCAAAAGAAAAGATTGACGCACCCAATTCGCGTCGCGTTTGAATTCCATGCTGGAAACCCCTGTGGTTTAAATTACACAGAATAGAGGGAGGGCCGAAGCCCTCCCTGCTAAACGTCCCGTGTGGTCTTCACAACCGGTTGTGGTGCTTTACTTGCAAACCGTTGCTGAGCTAAGTTGGTGTTGCTACTGGGCTCATCTGGTTTGGTTTGTACGGGCTCCTTGGGTTGGAATACCGAGAGTAGTTTTTCTATACGCTGAAGTGTGGACGCTGTAAGCTCGGTCGCTTCCGTTGTCCGTTTCGCGTAGTCTACCGTTTGTGCCATGGTTGTGTGTTGGAGTTGTTGGACGTGTCTGGCTTGCTGCTGGGTTTGTGCAGCTTGCGTCCGTTTCTCCTGAGCCATGCGTTGTACTGCGCTCAGTTGCTCTCCTGCGGCTACTGTAGTGGCTGGTGCTGCTGCGATTCCACGAGGGACAGCGTTAAACCCGCCACTGGCTGCAGAGGGTTGGACTTGCACCAATTCTGCTGTGCGTGGCGTGACGAGTTGTTTCGCAGCTTGATCGTAGATCCCCAAGCTTTGCAACCGTTTGACTTCTGCAGGAGTCGCTGGTGCATCCGCTGCAAAGCTTTGCTGCGCTGTTGCTATGAGTGTAGGTTGTCCTACCGCAGAGTCGTCAAAGAACGCAGGAACGTTTCCTTTGACTTTCTTGTCGATATACGCCAGTACCTCAGCCACACTACGATGACGATTCCCTTCCAAGAACACAGAAGGATTCGCACCCGCAGCTGCAGGTAGAACTTTTACACCATCTTCCATCGGAGAGCTATTGAGTAACTTACTCGCTCCGCCCACACCAAAGTGATGCGCTAAGTAGATATCGTTCAAAGATGCTTTACGTCCTATCTTCGACTCTAATTGAGCACGGTTCGCTTTGATGTATTCTGCTGCAAGCAGCGCTGAAGCTTTCGGGTCTGTGGGACTTGCGTCTTTTGGAATCCCGTACGTAGCAGCATGCTTCCCCAGCTGTTCCTTCCACGTCTGGTTAGTGAACTGGAATAAACCCGTTGCAGAGCTTTCTGGATTTCTCACCTTGGTTCTAAACGACGATTCAATCTTTGCAAACGTCTCTAGGATTCCCGGTTCAATCCCAGCGGCTTCTGCTGCGGCTTTGAGTAAAGCAGCGTAGGCTTCTGGCGTACCGTCTCCTTTGGGGTTCGGTAACTCCAGATACCCAGCACCACTACCTGCCATAAACGGAGCTATCGGTTGACCTGACTTCCCACTGCTTGGGAAGATCCCACTTTGTCCTAACCCTGCGGTATTCCCCGGTTTAAAGACATCAGGAACCCCACCGGTCGCTGTGTAGGTTGTCTTGAGTTTAACCTCACGGTCTCCCTTCAGGTTACTCGCACGTAAGCTTCCTGGTGTTTGATACACGACTTCTTCAGCATCTTTCTTCAGTGCTGCTAAGTGGACATCCACTGACGCTGCGTGTTCGTTCATCGCGTAACCTGGGAACGCTACAGCGTACACTGACCACACAGACGTAGGTTTCTTCTCCACCACAGTCGTAGAGGACGCAATCGCTTTGGCGATCTCGTGTAACCGTCCTTTACTAAACTTCGTAGACGCACTACGTGGTTCTGCGTTTTTGTCAATTCGCTTCACTGCGGCGATAAAGTTCAGTAACACCGGAGTAAACCGGTACTGGAACCAGTACAACCACTCGGTACGTTGGTCTGGGTTCTCCGTGTTTACCCCAAAGTGAGACGCGTACAGCATCAGGTAATGCATGGGGTCTTTGACCAACTCTGCTCTACCTGCTGCGTTGTACACCACTTGCTGTAAGACGTCAGACTCTAGCGCTAACACGCTGTTGACTTTCTCTACCTCTAACGTCACCAACCCGTACGTTTTCAGACGCACTGCCGCAAAGTCATCGATGTTGTTGTTGCGCTGTCCGAATTCATTCGTGAGTGTGTCTGTGAATTTGGTGTTCACAGAGTTCGGTAGGGTAGATGGTGTGACGTACTCCAGAGCTCCCGCTTTGTACGTTTTGAGGTTACTCTGTCTTCCCGGTTGTGGTGCACTGAACTCAGCCAGTTTCGCACTGCCTGCTGTAGGCATCCCGTCTTTCATTCCAGCGACAAACCCTAAAGACCCAGAGCCAGAGCCTTGAGCAGCTAAACGCTCTTTGGCTTTCTCACGTAAAGCATCGTCTCCAAAGAGTGCAGTGAGTGCTGTAAGTTCCTCTTTAACGACAGAGTCGCCCATCTCTGAGTCACTCTCACCATAAGGACCCGCAGCGACCGTGTATGGATACCCTGCTTCGTCTTTACGCCACGTGACTTTCTCCGCGTAAGGAACCTTGAAGGAATCTTTGAGTTTTCCGTCGAGGTCACTTAACGTCACCCCAGGTTGGAACTGAGGTACTAACGTCACCCACCGTAAGTACACAGGAGCAAAACGGTACTGGAACCAGTTGGCCCACGTCATCGTTTCTGTCTTGTCTTTCGTGTCGATCCCAAAGATATCCACGAGTTCTTTCCATGGAAGTTCTTTGTCTAACGACGCAGGACCCTTAGAAGAAAGGATCAAGTGAGGTCTGAGTTTCTCTTCTAACGCACGGATGTCTTCAAAGTCACCAATGGAGTTAGGGTCTCGTCCGTACTCTGCCGCGCGTAAGCGCTCTAATGGCTTCAGTTCGCCACGTAACGCACGATAGCCTTTATAAGCGCCATACCCTACAGCTCCAACAGCAAGGCTGCCTAGAACCACAGGAGACGTTAGGATCGATGCTGCTGCGCCTAAACCTAACGCGCCTAAGCCGAGTGCTCCCCGTGCTAGTAGTAATGCAGGCATGCCTACTGTCCACTTCGCTACACTAAGCGCACCGCGTCCTAAAGCTTTGGTCCCACCCCACGCCGCTTGACCTAAACGACCTAGCTTCGTTTTCGCACGAAGCTTTCCTTTTTTGTCCGCGCCTTCTGGTAACCCATCAGGAGTCAGTAAGTCTGCTGCTCCAGCTGCAGCTTGTGTGGCGAGTACAGTGTCGCGAATCGCTTTCACTCCTCCCCACATCGTCGTTAGTGTACTCACGACTTTTCCTACGGCAGTTGTGAACAACGTCCCTAACCCAGCAATCGCAAAGAGAATCTTCCCTAACCACGATGGATTGTCTTTGTCTCCTAAGACACGATCTTTCCACCCTGTCATTTTCCCTTTCGCTGCTTCTTTACGGTCACGGATAATGTCCACCCACGAGTTTTCCCGTTTGTCCTCTCCAGCAATGCGTTCTTTGAGTTTCTCAGAGAAGCTTTTCTTTTGAGCCTTCAGGTACTCTTTGTAACCGCCAGCAGAGTCGATGTCCTGTTTGATACTCTCCAGTTTTTCGATATACCCATCAGGTACACCGATTTTCTTGAGTTTATCCATGGTGTCATCGACTAAGGTGGAGATCTCTACGTCAGAGAGTTTACTTGCTGCTTTCTTTCCTGCGGCTTTGGCTTTTGCGAAGATACCCGCTGCACCATACCCACCTAAAGGAGCGTCTTCAAACTTAAACCCACGGATCAGTAAGTCATGGATACGCAGTAAGACGTCCAGTTGTTTGGACTGCAGATCTAACGTTTCAGAGTCGCCAGACTGACTCCCAAACGAGACACCGATGTTTCCTTTGACGCCAGAACCTACCCACCCTAACCCTTTCTTGAGTAAACCCCACGTTTTGACGTGCGCTTTCTTCGTAAGCTCCCATACTTTCTTACCAGCGGAAACCGCTAAGCCTACGCCTTTTTTCCCGATGGCGTATAAACGCTCCGCGGGTGTACGCAGTGGTTTACCGTCAGTCGTGACTAAGCCCGCTTGGAAGTCCTCTACGGAAAGCACCACTTTCCCAAAGTTATCCACCACAGGTCCTGTGATGTCTTTAAAGGAGTAAATAGTTTTCAGTGTCTGCTGGTCGTGGTAGTACCCTTTACGCATTAAGTTCGCGTAAAGACGCACGGTAGGTTCTTCCCCTTTGACACAGATGTCTTGGTGTGCGTGGTAAAACGCCCACGCTGACTTCAGACCGTTCTTTAACCACTCAGTAGGTTTAGTGACGCTTTTGAACATCGTTTTTACAAACGTAGCTCCAGGACCTGTAATCAGACCTCTGGCAAGATTTACTGCACGATCCAGTAAACTCTTCCCTTCGGACGTGAACGCGTTCTTCGCGTCTTCGGCAGATAACACTACTTTATCAAACCGATCGAGTACAACACCTTTGATGTCTTTTAACGAATAGATTGGTTCTCCTGTCTCGGCATCCTTGTACCAACCTAGCGCCATCTTCCATTTCTGTAAGATCGGCTCTTTCATCCCCGGTACGTACACGTCATCCGGCTGGTCTTTCTCTTTATCCTTTTTGGTTAAGAGATTCCATCCAAATTTTCCAGTGAACCATGCTCCTTTAAAGAGTTTGTTCCGAAGTCCAGCACCAAAGTTATACAGCCCTTTAGTGGCTCCCCATAACCCTTTCGCAGTACCTTTCAAACCACCACGGATGTTTCTTTCCAGATTCGACATCTGTGGACCAGACTCTCCACCCGTTACATTTCCGGTCAGTACCGTCATGCGTTCTGGTAAGCCTTGGATCAACTCCACGATCTGTTTTAACGACTCTGTTTGAGAGACTTGTAAGTCGCGAGTAGAAGACTCTTCTATCGCGTCTACGATCTGCTGTACAGCGTTATCGCTAAAAGCGTTCTGGTAGGGTTGGGTGGGTGTAGTAGCGCCGTAGATAGGCTCTGGGTTGCGTGTAAAGAACGGTTGAGTTTGCGCTTGCTGTGCTTGACGTACAGCAGCGACACTGGGTGTAATTGGAGCGCTAGTGGGAGGTACCGCACGAGGAGACCCGGAGATAAACTGAGTGAATTGATCAGTCACCGCATTTAAGTCGTAAGACTCATCGTCTCCGTTGCGTTTAATCAACCCAGTGTCACGCACTAAGTCTCTAAGTCCGGTGTTTGCGTAGATCTGAGTGTTCTTGAAATCCCCAGGTAGAGACTGCAATAACTCGTTGTACAAACGACTTGCACTGACTAACAGATCCCGTGTGGCTTTGTCGTCGTAATCAATCTTCCCATCGATCGTCCGTTTGAACTTAGACTCCACCAACCCACTAAATTTCTCTGCAGTCTTTTTCCCTAAAGAGCCTTCCAGTCTCCACGAGTCACTTAAAGTCTCTGGATCAAACAGTTTGTTACTCTGCGCTTGACGCACGAGTTCTGCTTGGACTTTCTTCCGCTCTTTCTCTGTCAGTTGTTTCTCTGGGTCTAGAGCATCCAGCAGAGAGTTGGTACGGCGATCCAACGTCCCTAACTGTGTCTCAGTAATTGCACGCTCACGGATCTTTGCGGTTAAGTCACGACGCGAGACAAACTCTGCAGTTTGGTGATTGTAACGCAATTCATCCACTGGCTGTCCGGTACGGAATGTTTCTAACGATTGCAGGATCTTCGCTAAGTAAGTCGGGATAACTTCGACGATACTGCTACGGACTAAGTTATCAAACACTGCAGGTTGGTTCAGTTGCGCTGTGTCCGTCTTGGCTAAGGCTTGGTAAGAACCATACCGTGGGATACTGTCTTTAAACAGATCTCCTACCCAGTTCACAAAGCTACCGAGCATCCCCTCGCGTTCCGTAAGCTGTTCGTCGTTCCGTGCAAACTTCTCCATCAACCCTTCGCGGTTGGACACCAAGTAACTTAACTTCGCTCCGTACTTGTCCAGTTTCTCATCCGCACCAGGAATCTTAGACGTGATCTTCTTGATTGCTTTGGCGGTTTTATTACCTAACATACTACCGACAAACATACCGCCCATCTGAGCAGCAGTGCTGGCTGAGCTCCCGCCCATCTCCTTTTGCATCTCAGCGCCATCGGTGATCGACTCTAACGCATCGCTGCCACCCCGTAACCCTTCCGCAAATGCGCTGCCTGACTCTTTGATCTTCCCACTGACGTTTTGTAAGAACCGACCAAAGAACTTCCGACGGTGCTCGTCAAACCCTTCGTACGCTTTGCCTAACAACCCTTCCTGTAAGGTTTGTTTGATCTGCTCAGAGGTGGTGATCTTTTGGATTTCTGGTAAACCTGTGTTCTTTAAAATCCCACGGAGTAAACTGACGTTCTCTGGGACGGCGCCTTTGTTTAATTCAAACAAGTCTTTGATGGCGTAGTACGTTCTGTACTGTAGCTCTAATGACTTTTGTTGGAACTTTACACCAATCGAGTTTTGATACCCAACTAAGTGGCCTATCCCTTCTGCTGTTTTGGCGAGTAGCTGACGCTGTGTATTGGCACGCTGCTCTTCTGCTAAGTCCCGTACGGTTTCACGGTCTGCTGAGTCTTGGTCTTTGACGTTTTGAATCTTCGTCTGCGCTGCAAAGATTTCCGCTAACCCTTTCGTAATTCCTTCTTCACGAAAGTCCGTTTGCTGCCTTTTATACTCTTCTTCTGACTCGAGTAATTTATCAAGTTTCTCACTTATCCCTTTGGGTAGGACGGGGGTCGCTAACGCTTTTACTCGCTTAAGCGCCCCTTTCAATCCTTTGACCGCTGGACGAAGCTCACGGTCTAAGTGATCGTACGTCCCTTGGGCGGCGTACGCCACGTCGTCTGCCACGTCGAGTGCGTCACTGTACCCACTTGGTAACGCTTTGCGTAACACCTGACGCATAAAACTTGGGTCGGTGACAGACGACTTCACACCACTTAAGAAATCTTTCGGTAAAGCAGCTACGATCTCTCGGTCACTCTTGGGTCGAAACGGATCATCCATGTCTCCGTCAAACCCAAAGTCGTCAATGTCAAAGTCATCGACGTTATCCAGTTTCTTTACCATCACAGTCTCCATCTCTTTCTTTTATAGAGGATTAACACAGAATGAGGCTTGAAACCCTTCCCTTTAATATAGGGATAGAACAACTCACCCCAGAGTCGGTGAAATACATGCGTCCTGTGCGTGTGTTAGATACCCACAACGCTGCGGGGACTGAGTACCATCCCGATGGCTTATTCTCACTGGTCACCTTTGGACGCCAAGGCTCTGAGGAGAGAGACTTAAAAGAAAGTTACATCGACCTCAAAACCACAGTGTTCCACCCAGAGATCTACATGGAGCTTATCAAGCTTCGTGCGTTTTATGCCCAAGTGATGGCAGGCAAAGCCTACGCTTTATGGGACGACGCTAGTAAAGACTTTGTAGCCTCTGACCCCTTAAACGGACAAACAGGCTATCAGTTCTTTATGGAACACTGGCAGAAAATCCAGTGGAACACGGAAGGTTCTGACATCCGTAAAGAACGTATTGCTGTGTTAGAGCGTTACAAAGCGAAATCGTTGATGCGGTATCACTTGGTGATTCCCGCTGGCTTACGAGACATCCACGAAGAGAAACCCGGTAAAACCACCGAAGATGAAATCAATGACCTCTACCGGAAACTCTTAGCCGCTACACTGTCTTTACAAGACACGAAAGAGTCGTCTACCTCTCCTTTATACGACAACGCACGGATTGCCATCCAGAAAACTGCTGTGGCTATTTATTTGTACATCAAACGGATGGTATCTGGAAAACGAGGCTGGTTGCAAGGGAAGTGGGGTGCGCGCAAAACCTTCCATGGCACACGGAACGTCATTACGCCAATGACACTGACGTCTGCTTTATTGGGCAGTCCCGATGCCCCTCGTGTGAATGACACAGAGATGGGGTTGTGGCAGTTCTCCCGTGGTGCGGTACTACATACGCTCCACTGTTTACAAACAGGGTGGCTGGGTAGAATCTTTGGTGGGGAAACGGATGTTTGGTTAACCAACAAGAAAACACTACAGAAAGAACTCGTGCAACTCGACTCTAAAACCATCGAAGACTTCACGACTCGTCCTGGGTTAGAGAAACTCATCAACCGGTTTGAAATCCATCGGCTGCGCAACCGTCCCGTGTATGTAGAGAACTACTACTTAGGGTTAGTGTATCGCACAGATCGGGTCTTTAAGTTCTTTGCTGATATTCGTGAGTTACCAGAAGGGTTCTCTAAAGAACACGTATACCCCATTACGTTAGGGGAACTACTGTACGTTTCTTTACTACCGAAGATCGATACATTAACGTGTTCAATCACGCGATATCCGATCACCGACGATGGTTCGGTATATCCTTCCTTTGTACGCGTGAGAACCACCAGCGAGTCTTTACGTTTAGTCCAACTCAACGAAGAATGGCAACCCACAGAGACTATAGCTCCACGTTATCCCGTTGTAGATGGGTCGCAAACGTGGATAGGAAGTTTGAAAGTTAACCCTCTGCGCTATCCGCGCTTGGGGGCAGATTTGAAGAAACGTGTGTTTTAATCAATCTCCTAATACTGGAGTGCGTGTTTTACACAATAGTTAAAACATAAACGTTTCTAAAGTCCCACTATACAGTAATGTGTGGTGTGTAAGTTCTCTAATGCTGGAAACTGCTAAAGCTTGGCTACCAAAGCGGAGTTCGAAAGGACATACGTCACGGTTCCGAAAGGTGTACAAAAGTGTCAAGATGGTCTATGCTGAAATAAAACGTGAGTTACGACTCACCGCTAAGGACTGTAAACAATGCACAACCAGCCGCGAAGCTTCTAAACTTTACTGACTAAAAGGTAAAGCATGAAGTGTGCTCAACGACTAACCCTTTAGCAAGGTGTAGGGCTCAAGCGAGTCCGAAATGGGAACACCCTACTTTTGCACTAGCGGAAGAGGGATTGATATAGTCTGGTCTGTGAGGAAATCTCACAGCGGTCTTAGAGCGCCGTGAGACGCACTCTGACGGGGAGGGTGTCGCGAACCCACCTGAACACTACGAACGACGGAGACATGTGTAGCTCGCCTATTTGGATGTCCGATGAAGCGAATGCTGAAATTAAGAAGTTGTTGTCGTCACGCAACAACTATATCGACTTAGACGGACGGATGCGGATTACCGCAAACGGAGACACCGTCAGTTTGATTGTACATAACCTCACAGGGGAACCTGTGAAACGAGGAAGGTAAACGTAATGTCAGATTTCCTTCAATTAGGTTTAGAAGCCCTTACGTTTGATAATTTCTATTACAAACGTGGGGTAAGGACCTATACCTTATTTAAACAACCTGCGTTTCATACGCTGGAGAGTTTCGAACTCCCACTCCAAAGCGTGGTGCATTACCTCCCTACCAGTGAGTTGGAGTTAGGTCCTACAGAGAAAGACGTATTCTTCCAAAAGAGAAACGGTCCTATACTGGTAGAGCATGTAGCAACACTCTCTACACTGGAAGGAAACCCAGTGAAGAAACTGGTGTCTCCTGATGGCTTGATTCAAGCGTATCGGCGTAAAGAAAGAAACATCCGCCGCTTGCTGTCGTTAGACGTACCAGCCCGTGACACACGTGCGTTGCCTGTGTTTAACTACGCGTTACTGCAGCACATGTACCGCTACCGTGTAGTACCTTTAACACGGTATCACGAGTTCTGGAATACGTACAATACGTTACTGGCGACTATAAAAAGTACAGCAGAGAAACTTCCAGACCACCATCAGTTTATTCGGATGGAACTGCCTGAGGTTTTACCAAGCTTACCTCAGTTACGTAACTTCCGCAAAGCAGTCAATCGCAGTACGTTAGAACCGTTAACGAATGACTTTACGCTGTTCTTAGCAGAGCTCTGGGCGTGGTTAGGAGAAGAGTCCAACTCCGAGTTACTCAAAGGGTTGGACGAAACGACCTTAAGTCGTGTGAACCTGCTGTTTGTACTCTCAGGTCGCTACGTGGTATTAAACTTAGGGACACTGTGGAGTTGGAGAAAAGACCCTACAGAACGTAACCCGAAAGCATTAGCGTCTCCTAAAGAGTTACAGATCCAACTGTATCGCTTTGTGATGCAATTGCAGTTACTGCAGACGCAAGGGGAGCGTGTAGAGCTCATTACCACACAGGACGAGAACGGAGAGGAGCTGGTTGTACTACAAACGCCTACGGAAGTCGTAGACGAAGCAGAAGACACACCAGAGCTACCTGCGGATAACTCCTTACGTATCCAGACTGTGACGTCGGAGGTTCCAGTAGAGCCTCCAAAAGACACAGAAGAGAGTTTACCGCTGTGGGACGTTAAACCCATGGAGCACGTCAACCGTTTAGCAGCGAAAGGGTTACTGTCTTTAGCAGAGCAGAAACGTGCCATTGCGTTGAGTGAATCGTACAAAAAGATTCCTAACCCTCGTGGAGAAGGTACACTTGCCGACTTAGTGCAAATTGATCCAGAACGTCTGACCCACTTTAAGAAGAAACGTATTCCTGACAGTGCGTTTATCTTTGACAAAAGTATGTTAGAAACCACACTGGAAGATTTCCACAAAACGTCAATCAACTACGCCCTCCCGCGCTGGACTGCGCAGATGGTGCTCTCCGCTCAGAACTTTGGTGTAAACGTCACTGGGTATGAAATAGAACCTGTGAAAGACGCGTACAACGAGTACGAGATTCACACGGTGAAACTGAGCCCAATCGGCGGAGCCCCTTCGGTGTGGCGGTTTAAATTACCGATCATTAATGAACGTGGAGAATATTTAGCCGGGTCAACTACGTACCGGATGCGTATTCAAAGGTCTGACAATCCAATTCGTAAAGTGAATTCCTACCGGGTTGCGTTGAGTAGTTACTACTCTAAAGTGTTTGTGAATCGTAGCAGTAAGAAAGCGTATGACTACAACCAGTGGTTAGTCTCTGCTGTAACTGAAAAGGAACAAGCGAGTTTACTACGTACCACACGCGGTAAAAGCTTCGACCACTTGCAGGTCTGTCCTCGGGTCTATAGTGCACTAGGCAAAACCTTTAAAGAGGTCTCTACCGAAAACTACCGCTTTGTCTTTAAGAGCAGTGTACTCAAAGAAGCGATTGGTGCTGACGTGTACGACCAGCACGTGAAGCTCGGTCAGTTCCCTTGTGGGTTGACCAAGACAGGTGACTTGTTACTAATGGACACCCAAGGCTTTGTGTCGTTAAAAGACGGTACAGCTCTGGAGCACTTAGAAGTCATCCTTGGGTTAGATCGTGCAAAAGCTCCGATTGACATGGCTGAAGTCTCTTACTTAGGGAAAGAGATACCTCTAGCGTTTATGCTTGGTCACCGTATGGGCTTAACCCAACTGATCCAGTCCCTCAAAGTCAAACCTCGGGTAGTGACTCGTGGTGCCCGCTTAGAGTTAGAGCCTGAAGAGTTTCCGATTCGCTTTAAAGACCAGACGTTAGTGTTTAGTCGTTTTGATGATCCAAAAGCAATGCTTATATTAGCAAGCTTAAACTGGTTCAGTACTGAAGTGCAGAAGTACTCTTACCACGAGTATGACTCTCCAGAAGTATACGAAACGATTATGTACAACATGGGCTTAGGCGGACGGTACACGAGGGAGTTGGTGTCGTTGTTTGATGGGTTTATTGACCCGATTACACTAGACGTTTTAAAACGCCTAGGAGAGCCTACCACGCTTCCTGAATTACTCTTCCGTAGTGCGGAGTTACTCACTACAGACGAGCATCCAAACGAATCTGACGCACGGTATCGTCGTGTGAAAGGCTATGAGCGGATCTCAGCAGTGGTGTACAACGAGTTAGTGAAAGGGATCAAGCAATACCGTACAAACCCACACACTACGAAAGCGAAAGTGGAGATCAACCCCAACGCAGTCTGGATGGCTTTACAAAACGACACCGCAGTGAGTATTGTAGAGGAGTCTAACGTCATCCAAAACCTGAAAGAGCAATCGAACATTACTCTTTCAGGTACAGGTGGGCGGACGTCACGTAGTCTGGTGCGTAGAACCCGTGAGTTCCACGAGACGGACTTAGGGATTGTTTCAGAAGCCACAGTGGATAACGCTGAGGTAGGAGTCACCGCCTTCTTATCCCCAAACAGTCGTCTAGACGACTTGTACGGGTTAACGAAGACTGAGTTTGATCCTGAGAACACAGCGAGTATTTTGAGCGCGTGTGCGTTAGCGACCTCGTTCTCAGATCGTGAGGCAAGTCCGCGTCTCGCATTTCAAAATATACAGCAGAGCCACGTAATTGCAGCAAAAGGCTATCGGGCGTTACCTGTACGGACTGGTTACGAGACTGTCCTAGCTCATTCTACAGGGGAGTTGTTCTCTTGGGTCGCGAAAGGAAAAGGAAAGGTCACTGAAGTCACGCCTGTGTCTTTAGTCATCCAGTACGACGATCCAGCCTTAGGGACTGAAACTGTACCTTTAGGACGTGAGTACGGAGTGATGACTGGTACGACACTACCACACGACTTAGTCACTGACTTAACCGTAGGGAGTGACGTCGGCGAGGGAGATATCGTGATGTGGAACTCTGGGTTCTTCACACGAGATTTCTTTAATCCAAAACAAGTCACGTGGATGAATGGTGCTCTGGTACAAACCGTGTTGTGGGAAGGACCATCCACCTACGAAGACTCCAACGTGATCTCTGCGGAAGTCGCAAGAGAGTTAGAAACCAACACCACACAAGTGCGTGAGCTCTCTGTGGACTTTACCCAAGGGGTGAGGAACCTCGTCAACCCTGGAGATGAACTCGACATTCATGACGTACTGTGTTATATCGAAGACTCTGTTACGGCAGGGACTCGACTCTTTGACGAACAAACGTTAGAGAAACTTGGTACGTTAGCACGCAATGCTCCAAAAGCGAAATACGCTGGAAAGGTAGGGCGTGTGGAAGTACTGTACAACGGGGACGTGGATGACATGACAGAGTCTTTACGAGAAATCGTACTCGCTGCAAACCGTCGGCGTGCGAAAGAGTCTCGGTTACGGGGTGGGAAAGCCGCACTTACAGGACGAGTGGAAGACTTAGAACTCGACAAAGTCGTGATCAAAGTGTACATCGATTCTACGTTGGGTTCAGCGGATGGCGATAAGATCGTTTTCTGTAATCAGATGAAAACTGTGACACGCGGGGTGTACCACACCGAGCGTAAGGCAGAGTCTGGTGCTTTGATAGGAGCAGAGTTTAGTTACCGTTCTGTGAATGCACGGATGGTAGAGTCTGCTTTATTACAAGGGACCTTGACGACCCTTTTAAAACATATCGGTGAGTTAGCCGCTCAAGCTTACCGCAGCTAAACTGGAGTAGAAAAAAGTGGATAAACAATACAGTAATGTGGCTATTCTAGCCAACGCGCTGGAGCTTGCCCAGCAACTGGTTTTGGGCGTCTGCGGAGAGGAGGTGGCTTCGGCCACCGCACTCGACGTCGCAGATGACGTAGCCGTTTGTATGAATCAACACATTGCACCGGAGGTCCGTCGTGCTTAGTCCTATTGCATTACAAAACGCACAGCGTATCGACGAGCAACTGAAAGAACGTGGAATCGTACTCCGTGTTTTACCAGAGACTCCTCTTGCGGCTATTTTAGAAACGTGTGCTCCTGTGTCACAAGCAGAGATCGCCATGGAAGACAGCATGTATATCGAGTCCGTCACTAACGGCGAAGACGTACGTGCACTGAACCATGACGACACGCTGAATCACGAAATCGAAAACTTCAAAGCACGCTTACAAGCCCAGTTGAAGTTTTCAAAAGACGTCGTGAATCCACAGATTCGCGCTGTGTACGAAGCGGTAAGTGCTGACGTCAAAGAAGTACCGATGACTCCTTACGTGATCGTGGAGTGCTGTCCTGCTGACGTGTTTCAAAACGACACTCTACATGAGCTGATTCGTCCTGTTGCTACCCGTACGTACCAGCCAGGCACAGCCATGGCGATGGGCTTTAAGAACTTCCCAGCACGCAGTGAGGACGAACTCAAAGCACTGATCGCCACAGGCTCTGGTGTGTTAGACGACACGGTGTTAGAGCACGTAGCTGCACAGGGTGCTGACTTCTTAACGTCCGTGTACAACAAGTACTTCGTGTCAGGTGACATCGTCAACTGTTTAGCCTTAAACCAAGTCAACGTCTCTGAGATGTTGGTGTTGTTCTTGATGGCACGTAACTTAGTAGATGAAACACCAGCAGAAGGTGTAGCGTCTACGATGGCTCAGTACACCAACCAGATGGTGGATTTGTTCAGTGCTGCTGCGTACTACTGCATTGCAGAGATTGAGCGGCAGGACATCCACGCGAAGTCAGACCGTGTGGTGATCAACTTCCCTGCTGCAGCAAATGCAGAAGGACAGCTAGTGATTGAAGTATCCGCACGTCACTACGAAGACTACTTAGCCAATGGCGGTAGTGCAGATGCAATCATCGGGTCAGCATTGTCTACTCAAGTGCGTGACAGCAATGAGTTACTGGCACAGAACGAGACGTTAACCCGTACGTTCTTAGCGAATGAGAAAACTCGCATTACGCAGTCAGAAGACCAAATGGGACAACGCTTACGAGAGAGTATCTCCAACGTCATGCGTCGTGTGTGTCATGAAGCACAAGAGCAAGACGTGGTATTAGCCAACGTAGGTGAAGGGTCACTGGAAGAGAACTTGTTACGCCACTTAAATGAAGCGTTAGCGATGTTCAGCGACTACGACTTGATCAAACGTCCTTACTTTGCCGTACAGCAAATCGTCTGTCACACACTTTACAATGGGAGTGATGCACTGGAGTTTATCCGTGCAATCGACGCCTTTGCTGAAAAGTACCCAGACGATGACGTCCGTAAAAACGCTTACCGTGCGTTAGTAGCGAAAGTCTGTGCGTTTGTAGCAGGTATGTTTACTGCGACCTTGGAGTAACGTCGTATGGATTTACTCGCACTCAAACGAGACGCAGTGCGCGTAAACCAGACGTTGAAGACGTTGGACGATGGGAGTGTGATCACCACCACAGGGTGTCGGTTACACGTCCCAGCCAAGTACTTTGAGAAAGGCTTAGGAGCATTCGGGGACGAGACCTTCGTCCTCGGTGTTTTTGCGCTTCAGTCTGGAGACGCGTACGCGGTCTCTAAAATCACGACACTGGTGGAGATCACTCCTACGGGGAGTAGTCGATACACCCAAGGGAAACTGGAGTACATTGAGTTTTACTTTGCACCCAACAGTGTGGTGTTTCCTACCCGCAAGGTGATCGTACGTGATACCATCACGTATGAGATCTTTGACTTCTTTATTGCCTCTGGGTATGTGCCTTGGTATTTCACTCCGTTTGACTTAGGTAACTTGTACGGTCGTGCAGGCGTGTACAACAAGGTTCGTTTGGGGGCTGACCGTACTGTAATTCAGTTGATGGCTGCAGTGATGACGCGTGTGGCTGGGAATAAGAAGCAGTACTGGCGACACACGTTAGAAACACCAGCAGACTTAGAGAAACGCAACTACGAGTTTGTTCCTTTTAGTAGTGTACTCTACAGTGCGACGAGTACGATTTCACGGTTGATGGGTGCGTACTACGATGAAGGTTTAATCGGTGCGTTAGTGAATCCTTCTGAGCGTGTGGAAGGGACAGAAAAGTTACTACGGCTTTAGGAGGAGCGAATGGACTTTACGAAAGACTACAAAGACCTGGAGCAATTCCTGAAGATTACGTTTCCTGATAAACGTAACTTAGTGACTCCTGTGGAACGCACTGCTGAACACCCCGTGATGCTGCACATCTCCAAAGACAGTGGGATCAAAGAGTTTACACCTCGTGTGGCTGCACGCTCAGCGAACGTTGAAGACACCAGCTTACCGAGAGTCTGTGTGAGTCTCTCAGTACTAGAGTGTGTAGTAGGGTATGGAAACGTCCTGTGGGACTTTCTATGGGGGGATCGGGAGAACGACGGGTTTAAAGGCGGGTATTATATCTACGCATTACCGTATCGTTTAGCACTGAAACCTGACGTGAAGCTTTTAAGTGACGTCGTGAAAACCAACGAGCATTGGCTGGTAGGGTACAACCGTCGTCGCTACAGCATCACCCCTGACGTCATTGGAAAGCTCTGGTTGGATGAAACCCAAACGGAGCGATTTGGGGATCAGAAATTCCAGTATGAGTTTACCTTGTACTTAGAATGCAGTACTGAGCTTTGGGTGTCTCCAGATCGAAAAGTAGAGGCTGGTTACTACGAGATCAAAGTCAAAGGCGCAAAGAGCGATACGTTCTGGAATCTTGACTCTGACCACGTGAGCGTGCAGACGCTGTCCAAAGACGAGTACACGAAGCGTAAGAAGTTAAAGGTGTCGTTGCTCTCGTTAGAGCATACCCCACAAAGCAAGGAGTTTTAGGTATGAAGTTTCAATGTACGGCCTTAAATGGGACGAATAAAGCAGGGCAGCTCACGCCCGACCACTTAGGGTACTACACCGTGATCCTCGGTGCATTGGAGTACCCAAACTCCGTAGGCTACACCTACGCATTGCAAGGGGCGTTGCATCTCTTTGCGGAGTCCAGTGCGTTTATGCGTCGGGTGCAAGACGGCTACCTCACCGGTGAGTGTGGCCATCCGAAACGTGCTCCTGGGATGACGTACGACGATTACATGGTGCGGGTGCATACCCTGGAAGAGACGAACATCTCTCACCATATCTCTAAAGTGTGGTTAGACTACTCACAGAAACACTTGCACAACGGTGCGGTGTTGATCATGGGGAAAGTCAAACCGTCAGGTCCAATGGGTCCTGCGCTACGGGAAGCGTTGTCTAACCCAGAGCAGAACGTCGCGTTTAGTATTCGTAGTTTCACACGAGACGATGACGTACGGCGCATCAAGTACTTGGATACGATCTTAACGTGGGATTGGGTGTCAGAACCTGGGTTACGTCCTGCGAATAAGTTTGCATCTCCTGCACTGGAATCGGTCTGTATGGACTTAGACGTTCCATTGGAAGTCTTACTGGCTGCTCAGAAGAAAGTCCACACCTTAGGGTTAGGCTTTGAGTCAGCACAGAGTCTACTGAACGAAACGGTGGGGAGTTACCAAAAAGCTACGCTAAACGTCGCGAAGGTTTCTGGAAGCCATACGTGGTAAGTACGACATACGAGGGAGGGGTTACACCCTCCCTCTATGCTGTGTGCGGATGGAATTTAAAACAGATCTACATCATCACTATAGAGAACTACTACCTTTACAAGGAGCTACCTGATGGCTTATGAAATTCGAATCGTTCCGTTACTCAAAACGTGGGTCACTTTACCTACGGTCCCGCCGGAAGCTGGATACCAACAACCTACCGAAACTTTGTTTGAAGAGTTGTTGACGTATGACCGCACGGATGACGACTTGAAACAGTTGGCGCTTGATGCCAATAGTTTGTTTTACGGTTTAACATTAGACCCCACCGCGATTGCGGGTTTACCCAGTGGTTACGCGTTAGCGCTTTACTTAAACGTACGGTACAACAACCCTGTGCTGAACACACAGTTCCCTGTTCGTCAAGTCTTTAAGAACACCGCTGGGGAGTGGGTGGATCACTTTCCAATCTCTCAGCACTCGATGGCGGGGTTGTGTTTACTCGCTGGGGTACTCAGTCGTTTACACGTGATCACAAAGAAAACCACCTCTGCTGAGCAAGCGACGATCGCGAACAATACATTACGACTCTACCGTCGGGTGTGCTGGTTGATCTATACGTTACAACAAACGTATGCTCAGTTTGACACCAGTGACCGTGTGGTCTTTGCCTGTGCGAACTACCAAGGAGCCACACCAGAGACGTCACTGTCGGTGGTGTATATGGATGAAGCCAAACTCAACACGTACATTGCTGCAGGTCATACCCCAGAAAGTATCGCAGAGTATTTCTTAGCCAATGAGGAAGACCCAGCACTTTAAGCTTACGGTGTACGGATGGAGGGAGTCCTCCTCCGTATGCCCTCTTACAGAAGGATACGGTATGAAAAAGTTAAAAATTGACTTACGAGACCTCCCAGAGTCACTGTCTACAGAGCACGTCGAACAAGCGGTGAGTGGGGTAGACTTCCCACCGTTTGAAACATGCGTAGGAGAGCTTGTGGTGCGTTTAAAGAGTAAACAAAGGCTCTCGTCTACCTTTGCGTGTGAGTTCTTTAAAAGGCTGTGTGAGACGTTTAGCTTTAGTAAGATCACGGTAGAAGACCAATCCGAAAATAGCACGCATTCAAGACTGTTGCAAGCAGGCTATGCGCATGTGTGTGTTTTAAAATCAGCAGGACAATAGAGGGCGTATGTTAAACAAATTCCACCAACATTTATTACGTTTAAGCCAACCTACCGTACAACCTAAAGCGCAGTGGAACGTCACCGTGTTTCGTAAGGGACAACCGGTGTATAAAGGGAGACTGAGTAGTGAAATTGAATCAAACCGCTCGTAGTGTAAAGACAGCGCTAATGTCCGATCCTCCCGAAGAACCCCGTCGTATAGAAACTTTAAAAGCTGGAGAACACGGTTTTAAAATCGTGTTTACTAGACCCGAACTTCCACTTTTCGTTATCGAAGAAACCCTCGATTGGAGTCTGAAACAACCAACACACACTAAAGGGCTAGGAAGTTGGCTTTCTACACCTGAAGCTCTGAAGTATTTCCACGAGCAACAGTACCAGAAATCACTCCGTCAAATCGACAGCGTACCCGAGCACTTACGTTAAAATAAAAAACTACGACACCAGTCTATCTAGTGTCGTAGTACTATTTTTTTGTAAACTTTACTAAAACACACTCTGAGAAAAGGAAGAAAGACCCATGTCAAATTTCATGCAAGTTGCTGGTATTAACACGATCGCTGGTAAAGCACGTCAGGTGGCTGCTGCAGCACACACTGACGCTAACTACTTTAAGGTGTTACAAAACCAACAGAAGATCATCAACTCTGAAATGAAAGAGCTGGTCGATTGGTTAGCTATCGCTGCTGAGTTACAGCCTAAAGTGATCGCAGAAAAAGAACGTATCGCCGCTGTGTGGGCAAAACACACTCCAGAAAGTGGTACTACTCCGTCCGCTGAAGATGTCCAGTTTGACCCAGACCTGAATGCCGAATACTCCCACGCGCTGTTCCAAATCCGTGATGGTTACGCTGATGTGTTATTCACTGTGTACGGTGGTGTGCATTTAGCAGGCTGGAACGCAGACGAAGACTTAGCTGCAGTGTGTCAATCCAACGTATCGAAGTTCGATCGTAACGAAGAAGACGCAGCAAAGACCAAAGCGAAATACGAAGCATTGAATGTTGAAACGTATCAGATTCAACAGACACTGTTTGGTCAGACGTTCTGGATTACTCGCAGTGCGAAAGAACAGCTGTTCAACGGTGAGATGATCGCTGAAGGCAAATGGTTGAAGTCTGTGAACTTCAAAGAGCCTACCTTCCGTCCTTCTGCTCAAGTCGATGCTGAGTACGCACAGATGGAAGCCACCAGTCAAGCAGCTGGTGCGTTACGCCAACTGTTTGATGTGTTCAACAGCAAGATGGCTGAAGTCGAAGCGGCTCACTCCGGTGAAGGTAATGCGTTTGCTGACTTTAACGCAGAAACAAACCTGATCGAGCGTTTAGGTTTTGAAATCCCTGAGTCAGTAGACAGTATTCTGAAGTCACTGTACTTCAAAGCAGAAGCCGACGGTAGTTTCACTCCTGACGCAGCGAAGATTCCACAGTTGATCAACTTAGTGCGTGACTTAACTCAGGACCAGCGCAGTGGCATGCCTGGTGTAAACATGGACGTACGTCCAGTGAGTGATGAGTCTGGTTACGTGATCACCCGTTTGCGTTTACCTTTCCAGGTAGGTTACATTGACCTGATGGAACCGTTAGATGCGTTGTACGATTCACTGCGCGCAAAAGAGCAAGCCCGTCAAGAAGAGCTTGCTGAAGTACGTGAAGAGTTAGCTGCAGACACTGCGATGGAAGCAGCTAACGATTAATTAAACCGCGGTTTAAAGGAAGAGTGAACTCTTCCTTTTCTGTCCGCTTTAGGAGTTTTTATGTCCTCTAGTGAAGTAAGCGATTCGCGCGTATACATCCCCGCCGTTTGTACGAATAGTCAAATACATTTTCTGGTTGACAAAATGTATTTAGTTGAAACCAGTGGGCTGTGTTACTGTGAAAAGCCATTTTATACTGCTCCTTTGAAATTCGGTACACCGGCTCCACTACTGACGTTAACCAACAGACCAGAGTTACATCCTCGCGGAACACCATACACGAACGATACGTTAGGTCGGGTGTGGTTACGTAAGTTAATCGTACATGGAATTGAGAAAACAGCACCGGTGACGTGGGACATCGAGTTGATCGTCGGACAACCGTTGGAATTCGAATTCACACTCCAGCGTGCTGGGTGTTCGGGTCTCGAAACAATAGTGATTACCCGCCAAGAAAGTGCCGAAGGCGAGATACTCGTCAGTATCGACTCTAAAGAGTTTCCTGGTCTGTATCAACAATACCCCATTAATACGGGTTATGAAGTCTTCTTTGAACGCATTAAGAGGCCAGCCCATGCAGAAAGTGAAAACTGAAACGACGGATAGTACCATAAGAACTACTATCCAACTCGAAGGGTATTCTGGTAAGAAACAGATCAACCTCCTGGGTATCGCGTTGGCAACCAACCCAATGCTTGCGTGTGGTGTGGTGAATGAAATTTACGTAGAGTCGATTGAGTGGCAAGTAAACTCAGAACAAGGCGTACAGACGTTAATTCAGAAGAACCCTCTGCGCAACCAACGGGTTTCGATGTTACGTGCTGTAGGGCAATGTAAAAACATCGAAGCGTTGATGCGTCTGGAAGTTAGTCAGCTTAACGAACAAACCGGAATTCTGGCTTTTTACTACCACGCTTTAGCGGACAGACCGGACCAAGATCCAGCTTTAAAATCTTTAACCTTAGTTATTTCTATCGGAGATCCAAATGTCCAATCCTCGTCTTAATCCATTTAGTATCTCGTTTGAACAGCAATACATCCAGTCGATACACGACGTATTAGACTACGGTGTGCGTATCCCTAACGAACGCACCGGCATCGATTGTATCCAGCTGATCAACCAAGACTTTTACATCGACGCTGCTTCAGATGACTTCCCTTTACTGACCATTCGTAAAGTAGGAATCAAACGGATGTTTGCCGAGCTCTTGGGATACTTCAAACAGTTTACCTCCGCTGCTCAATTCCGTGCTTTAGGTACTCCAAACTGGGACGCTAACGCCAATGAAACCAAAGCGTGGTTAGCCAACCCGAACCGTAAAGGTGAAGACGACATCGGTTTGGTGTACGGTGCGGTAGCGGCCAACTGGCCTAAGCACGACGGTACGACGATCGACTTATTCCGTCGTGTGTACGACAACTTGAAGAAGGGAATCGACGATCGGGGACTTATAGTCACCTATTGGAATCCGGGCTTATTTGAATTAGGTGCGTTGCGTCCTTGTATGCATGGTTTCCAATTCAGTTTGGAGCAAGGTGTGTTGCACCTACACCCCACACAACGGAGCAACGACAGCTTATTGGGCTGTGTGTCAAACATCCCTCAGTGTTATATGTTCTTACGTCTGATGGCACAGATCACTGGCCACGAACCGGGACGTGTGTATCACCGCAGTGTGAATTATCACGTTTACGCTAACCAGCTGGATGTATTACACGAGTCGGGTATGCTGGAACGTCAGCCTTATAACCCACCGAAGCTGTGGATTAACCCGGAGATTCGTACGTGGGACGACGTCGTGAACTGGGTGACTCCCGATGACTTTAAGTTACTGGACTACACGTCACATCCTGCGGTTGTGTTTCCGATGGCGAGTTAAGGAGCTGGTATGAAAGTATTCAGAACCAATCCGATTGTTGCTGCGGTGAAAATACTATGTCTCCGTGTACTGGGGAGTTTGACTTTGACAAATTTCACGCAGGAAAAGGAGAGCACGTCCGCGAAATCGATGACGACGGAGGTATTACGGTGGTCCGAGTGTCCAACGGTAATGGTCCTGTACGGGTAGGTCGTGTCGGGGATTACTTAGTGGAATTCGGTGACGGTAGCTACTCGATCGTTCCTAATGGGCTGGGATGTTTCGTAAACTCCGGTGGTGTTACGTTCAGCATGTGATAGCCGCAAGGAGGTAAGATGTACACTTTACTTTGGATTTTATTACTGGTGGTTGGATTCATCTGGGTGATGGGGTCTTTACTTTTTGGGTTTGTGTGGTGGGCGACGTACGATCCTAAAGTCCCTCCACAACGTACCCGTAAAGACTTCTGGTTAGATTTAGCGGCTGTACTAGGATGGCCACTACTAATCTCTTTTGGTGTGTTAGACGTCTACTTAGACCGTTACCGAAACAAGACGGAATAGGTTTCAGGCATACATTATCGTGATGTACTCTAACAAGGGAGTTTACTGATGATCGATGTTTGGTTGGGTTTCGCTTTCTATCTTTACGGTATTGTGGCGGTATCCCAGTTCGTCACCTACTGGTATTTTGGGTGGTGTATGTACGATCGTCGTGTGCCTTACGGAACGATCAACTACTACTTAAACACAGGTTGGGGGTATTGTTTGTGTATATTACTCTGGCCTGTTATGTGGATAGTACGATTGACGGTAGGACACATCAGAGTTAAACATTAAAACACGAGGGAGGTTCACTCCCTCGCTTTATGCGGCAACAAACAAGGAACACGACATGTTGAGAAAAAGGTTTGAGGTACATCGACTTTCGAAGCTGGTGAATCAAGCAAAACAGATACTATTTAAGTATGGTATTGACACTGGAAGAACGTTAACTGCTACAGTAACGTTGGTAGAAAGAGGGGTAAGCGAAGTAAAAGCAGAAATAGACTGCTTAGCTATGGGATCGGAATACGACCCACCGCGTTTGTTACTGGAGGGGGTCGTCCGTGTGTGGGTCGGTCACGTTCACGGATTTCTGATGACGCAAAAACCCATCGGAGTGTACGACACTCGTGGAGATACGGGAGAATGGACACGTATCGATTATCTGTTCAGGTACCACATCGTTCGTTTCTGGATTCGTTTTGAGTAAGCGACATGGCATTACTCAAAGCGCTACAACTCAAAAGTATCCGACTGGACGTCAGGTACCCCAATGGGAAAGGAAGACAACTCACTGTACGGGTCGCTAAGCGTTTTGAATCGTTAGACACTAATACGGTACTCGTAAAGAATTTAAACGTCGCTACGGCCCTTGGAGAAGGTTTGGTGACACTTTTATACGACCACTCGAGCGGAAAACACTCTGGAAGTTTTAAACCTTTAATCGACCAACCCGGCGTCGTGTGGAACTGGGTGGGAATTAACGCAATAGCAATAGAAAGGAGACCTTGATGTCAGAGAAAAGAAAGTTAGTCTTGTACAGTGGTGGAATGGATAGTACGCACATACTGCGTCAGTTAGTTTCAAACAAAGAACCGTTTGACGTCTTGTATGTTCATACGGCAGTACATCCCTTAAAGAAAAAGAAAGAGTTAGAAGTGAGAGAAAAGTTCTTAGCTTCAATAAGGCAAAAAGAGGACTATCCATGGTCGGTACGGGAGTACGAGTGTGAGCTCGACTGGTGGAATTGTTGTAAGAAAGGTGACCGCCTAATACCCCACTGGAATCAACCACAGACGTGGGCAGTTGCAGCCGCACGGGCGTTTAACCCAGAACGCCATAGTGCGTTAGTAGTCGGGTATTTGATGGAAGAAACAGGAAAACTTCCTATAATCAAACAGCTTTGGTCTGCGATGTCGCAGCTGAGTTGGGGTGAGGAGTTTCCTCTAGAAGTTCCTTTGGCTTATCTGTCCAAAGAACAAATTTTACGCGACTCACCAGACAACGTCTTTGAAACGACGTGGGTGTGTGAGTGTCCTATAGAACGAGAGACTATCCATCGCTGTGGGAACTGCGCCCCCTGTCGTCGTATGGATGCTGCGTTTCTCACGAAGGGAGTAACGAACCACAACATCAAACGACTCAAAGCGTGGAATGCTCAATTAGAACGCCCTGAAGAAGCAAACCTGTCCGCTGCTTATTTTGAACAAAAATACGAAGAATCGAACGCTCGTGAGTTAATACGCTCGCCGTTCCCATCTATAAGTTCAGAAGCCGAGTACTGCGCACTCACCAGTACGTACGGTTAACCAGAAAGGAATTTTAAAAATGCAATTAAACTACAAAAGCTTTTTATTGACACAGCGCCAGAACGGTGACGTACAAACTGTCGAAGTGTTTGTAGATCAAACCTTCACGTCAGAAACCGATCACTTAACGGTGGTAGAACATCCACTCCACACTTCGTTTGGTCCTGGTAAACTCACCGTTATGTATCGTCCCGGCAGTAGAGGAATGCGTAGCTACACCACGGGGAGTTTCTCAGCCCACTGGATGCCTTTGGTGTCAGAGCCCAAAACGACTTACACAGTCGATTCAAATACGTTCGAAATCAATAAACAAATTCAAGGAGTACTCTAATGACCACCCTGGCAGAAAAGATTCAGGTAGAACTACGTAGTCACGAAATGTTTGCTACAGAAGACTTTGCGAAATACATGACTAGCGCGTTAGACGCGCGGCTACTCACACCCATCGTCGAATTAGAAGACTGTTACCATCAAGCGTCCATTGCGTTGAATGAGGGTGCGTTTCTACGTCGCGACTTGGAACAATTCATCCGTGCTGGGCGCGACCACATCAAAATCGCTATCGACAAACAAAGCGATAATTTCTTTATGTCAGCCCACAGCGTCCGTCAGCTGAAAGAAGCAATGACTGATTTACAGCTGATTCATTGGGTTCCGAGTTACATCCAGGAAGCACAAACCTACGCTCAGGAAAACATGCCTGGAATGGGAACTCGCTTGACGGTGATGTGGAAGTGGAATACAGTACCCATCGAACGGATGGCTTCCAGAGAATGGCATTTGATCGCGAGGTACATGAGCGAGTACAAAGCGTCTTTGCAGGAAAACAGAGTGGCTGACACCACAAAGTTCCACGGGGAGTCAACTACGTTTGGTCAAGCGCCAAAGAGTGGCTTGGCGTTACAGTTAGAAAAACTAGGCAGTAAGAAAATAGAAGAGTTGGTGAAAGTGAATCCTTCTATCGCCCAAGAGCAACAGACGTCCGCGGTAGAAGAACAAGACGTGGTGGAAGAAGACACGACGGTGCTTTCCGATGAGTTACGGGATGAGCTCGAATTCCAACACCTGTTGAATAAAGAACGTAGTGAACAAGTCAGGTTCTCGATGATGGTTGCACAGCGTTACTTAAACAAAGCGCGTAACGCGATGCGTCGTGAGTTAGAGTTTGCGTTAACGATTGATGACTTTACCACACTGATGCGTAGTCATGTGTGTTACTACACACGCCAACCTTTAGTGACACAGTTTTCAGAAGAGGACATTCGCTTACGTCGTATTCCAGAGAACTACTTGTCAATTGAACGGTTAGACTCCAATAAAGGGTATACTCGTGACAATACGGTGGTGTGTAGTCACTCCATCAACGTCACTAAACAAAGCAGCACAGAAGCAGAGTTTAGACAGATCCTGAGTATTTCCCAGCTGATGTCAAACTTAACAGAAGAGCAAAAACGGATGCTATTGCAATTGAACAAAATGTAAGGAGGCCAGAAAGTGACTTGTATGTTTGCTATGCCTCACATCGAGTACCGGCGAGGGGAAGAACAGCCGTTCCATCACGTGGTCTTACACTTAGCAAACAGACAGAGTGTGGTACAACCCACACTCTTTTCTGTCGCACCGCTACTGTGCGTAGACCCTAACCTACACAACACCGCGTATGACGAGTACAGCGAATGTATTTTCTACACCCAACCTGCAATGCTAGTAGGGAGGTCTTTATTCCAACAACACATCGCGTGGAGAGACGGAGTGTTGTCTGGTGCTACTGCGTACGTACACCCTCCTAAACCCATAGACTTGTACATACAACTCCGTGGGGAGTGGACGAGAGCTGGTGGGTTTATCCCGTTGGTGGTAGACCACCCGCATGGGTTGGAATTCGACACCACAGTGGCGCTCATTGGGCTTTTAAATGCATTAGCCCTTTGGAGGGAGTTATGAAAATAAAAACAGTGCATGCGTGGGTCTTTGAGCACGAACGTCCTGTGTGCACGATTGCCCAACTGAAAGAAGGAGTACAACTCCCAGTCCAACCCGACTTGTTCTGTGTGGCTCCTATGTTCTCTGTAGACCTACACGCGAATAGTGAGGTAGGAGACCATCCGTTTTCGGTTGCGCACCCCTCTTACTCAGGAATGTTTGCCGATACGATTCCGTTTCTACAGCCTCTGGCGTACATACCAGACCGCAGATCAACGATGTTGTATTGCTCGCCTGCGGTGCTAGATCGTACGTCGTTGTACTTGGGGTACAACCACAGACAGTCGTTCAACACCCCCCACGACAAGCAGGTCTTCGAATACGTTACGAACACTCAGAAGTCAACCAAACGCTCTTTGGAACTAGCGATTATTCTGGGGGATTTATGATCGCTGAGGACGCCGACCCGCTGATACCGGAGATCGTTTACGACCGTACCATCCCTCTGGGAGATTTCAAACAGTGGCGGTGGTTACTCCAAGCGGTCACAGGAACGGTGTTTTGCGAAGACATCGAGTTATACTCTCGATACGACGTAGAAACACTCTATACCGCGTGTAGGTTCAGCCACAGTAACGACATCCAAATCATTTTAACACGACCGACTCTCGTAGATCCCACCAACTCGGACTACGAGGATATACTTAAATTTCATTACTTAAACCTCTTAGGAGAGCTCATGCAAACTATTCAAAACTTAGCCTTCGTACGTACCGCCGAAGAACTTATCGCTTTACGTGCCATGACGGGTGTGTTACGTATCAACGAACATCACTTCGCGAATAACGTATCCACAGCGTTTACCGACTTTGATTACCTACAAAAAGGATACAACCGCGGAGCACTTAAATCCACGGTGGTGTTCTTAAAAGAGTTAGGTTACTTGGTAGAAAGCCGTGATTCCGGTGCCGACTCCTTTGCAATCAATGCATTCTATATCACAGAACTCGACCTAGGTCACAAGTTCATGGTTGCCGCAATTCACATTTCGGTGAGTTCTGAAAAACTCAGATACGCGAGCTACGTTGCAGACGGACACGACGTAAAAGAGTCGAAGATCATCGCATTTTTGGAACAATACAAATCGACTCCTCCAACAACGATAAATTACGTAGTAGGGTTTACACCAAACGGTGAAGCGGATATCACAATTCGTGTCGTGGACGAAAACTTCAATCCGCCGAAAGATATGTTCTATCCATATCTGGAAGGCGGTTTGGATGGCGTTACCGAATCGTTCTTAGACGACAAAAACAACTTGTTGTTGCTGATCGGCCCTCCAGGTACAGGCAAGTCTACGTTGTTGCGGCACTTATGTCGTAGTGCGGGCGAACGGAAAATCTACCAATTCTGCGGTGAGAAAGTGTTGACGCACCCAGCGTTTGATGCATATCTGACGAAGATACCAGAAAACTCACTAGTCTTAATCGAAGAAGCTGACACCTTAATCGGTAAACGTGAAGAAGGGAACACCAGCATCTCAACGTTACTGAATGAGTTGTCTGGAGTGACTGTACGCGACGTTAAGTTTGTAATCACCACGAACTTAGAAAACACGAAAATGATAGAGCCGGCATTGTTCCGTCCGGGTCGTTGTTACGCATTGAAACAATTCAAACACCTAACGCGCGATCAAGCTGCGGTGATTGTTGCGGAGTTAAACTTACCGGAAGACCGCATTCGGGATAACGTAAGTTTAGCGGATGTTTTAGATGGTCCAAACGCTGCAGAGCTGACCGCGGGCCCTGGCTTTCGTGTGTAGTTAGAACTACAGGGGAGGGTTTCCTCCCCTGTCGATTTAGAGGAGATGCATATGGACCCTTCAGGGTGGAAATCCCTACGAAGAACTATCGAAAGACCCATGATGCCGAATTGGGAATTCGCAAGCTACGACGCCGAGTGGACCGATTTATTAGAACCGATCGCGAAAGAAAATCTTCCGTTGAGGCGGTCTGTCTCAAGTCTACCCTCCGTCCCCGTCAACTTTGATCATTTCGATTTTAATAGACTGGGAGGGATCGACCTAACCTGCAAAGCGTTCTTAGTTATACCCGGAACGCCTGTCGTTGGTATCTCGACTGCACTGCACCTTAAAACAGTTGACAAAAGTAGACCGGCGGCTACATCACACATGGCCGATGTGGGTTTCACCAACCCTTGGTTCTTTTTCACAGCGTATCTCAACGGAGATTTTTCAGAAATGACACACACTCGCTTACAAATCACTACGTTCTCCGATATCATGTCACTACGTGCTATCACTGGAGTACTTCGAATCGTAGAACACCATTTGGCGAATGGTATTTCTACGGGGTTTTTGGAAAGACGTTTTGCCTGCCAAGAATTTACCCTAGAGACGGTAGAGGAAATAGCACAATACCTCGAAAGTTTAGAGTACGTGATCGAGTACTCGTTCGATAAAGACTTGCCTGGTTTTAACGCATACCGCAAACGCATTCATGGCGACAACGAAATCTTAACGTCTGCGATCCGTGTGAACGTTAACGGGACGAAGTTTGTGTATGCGGCTTACTTCGAACGCAAGGACCAGCCGAAGATCTTACAAGAGCTCGAGTGGTTTAAGAAGTGGGAAGTTGAACAGCCCGTGAAGCTGTCGTTGTTAACGAACATCGACTGTAACGGTAAGGGTACTGTAACCACGCGTGAGATTGTTCCTGGAAAGAACATACCACACGACGTCAACTACCCTTACTTAGACGGTGGAGTGGATGCTTACATAGAGGGCTTCTTCCAGTCTAACGCAAACATGACCTTACTGTTAGGTCCTTACGGGACTGGGAAGAGTTCGTTATTAGCACAGATCTGTCGCGCGGGTGACAGCAAAGGTTACCGTCTGTTACAAATCGGTGGTACGCACCATTTACGTAACGCAATGTTTCCCGCGTACTTTATGTCGATTCCAGATAACACGTTGGTGATCTTCGAAGACGTAGATACGTTACTTGCGCCTAGAGAAGGGCAGGACGGTAATGAGCTGATGTCGATGTTGTTAAACGAGTTACAGGGTATCGCTTCTAAAAAGATCAAATTGGTGATCACCACAAACTTATCCACGCGTAACAAAATAGACCAAGCACTGATACGTCCTGGTCGTTGTTACAAAGCGGTAGAAACCCGCGAGCTGACCTCACATGAGGCAACACGCGTTGTGAACCATTACGAGTTACCAGAGTCCTGTGCGACTGCTGGTACTTTAGCAGAAATCTTCGAAGGAAGAATGAAAAAGGTTCGTGTGGGTTTCTCACCGGAGTAATTAAACACTAAACCGAATGGAGTGTTCGGATGAACCAGAAAGTGGGACGACTAAAAGAAAGACATCGCGGTGTTGAAGATGCATTGGAATTGGAACGTAGTACATTGTCCGATAACATGCCATCAAAAACCTACGAGATTTGGGTAGAAGGGTACGCATGTACCGGGCAGTCCGCTGGAGCGAGTCTGGTGGGGACTTCTGAAGGACGTACCTTCCGTGAAGCGTGTCTGGCCTATGCCGTAAGTAAGAAACACGAAGACGGGTTTATCAACTATTTCAACCCAGTTGATTGTTCGTACTGGGGGTGTCGTTGGTTTGATAACGAAACGGACGCACGAAAATCGTTCGGCTGATCGAAACAAACCGTTAGCACTGAGAGGGGAGAGTTTACCCCCAATTAAAAATAATAAAAAGAGGGAGTCGAAACTCCCTCTTTTTTGACATCGAAGGAATATCACATGGCGTGTACATCATCTTGTCTTAAGTTCTGTATTTGTACAGAAAGTTTTACTCACTTAAACAACGGGGAACTTGGCAGTTTAATCGATCGTCTAACAACCTTGCAAAATGAAGCGCTTTACTTTCGTAGAGTCGCAGAAAGCTTTCTAGCTTGGTATGGGGTGATGTATCGCGCGGTCATCGAAGATGTTGCCGACGAGCATTTCAAACCACCAGCGTGGTTAAACTGGGCGCAAGTAAGCCTCACTGAAGCTGCTTTGCATGGGTATTTGAATTGTGGTGACTGTGGTCTCTTTGCGCTAAGTGTGGGGGAAGTACTCAGGCGCCGCGGGCTCCCAGTGGAGTGGTGGGACAACGGAGCACACGTTTATTTTAGTGTTGGCGAAAAATACTACGACAGCTTCACATACCTCACTGGGAAGACGCACACCTCCCACAAACAAATGTTTGGGTTTGATGAGTCCCGACGACCAAACCCTATAGATCCCGCAGATATTGAAGTTCGATGTCGTTTACAAAAACAAGACTTAGAATTCTTCGAGGTCTTTTTAATGGAGCAACAAAAATGTTAGTGTTTCAACAGTTCGCGGAAGTTTAGATGGAGGTTTGTATGCTGCCTTTAATTAAAATGTTGCGGAATAGTGCGAAGGAGTACTCGAAATGACGCTATCATCTACGTTACAAACGGAAGCAAAACTATGGTGGGGCGTGTGTAAAGAACTCGGAAGTGCAGTTTTTCTGCTGGTTAATTTTCTACGCTGCTCGCATCGTTTACTGTTTCCAAATCCATGGAGACGTGTACAGGAACAGCGTTTACAGAACGCTCTCACGTATATGCCTGCGATGTGTGTGGCGCGTAAAGGAGGGGAGCTTGGGAGAAACACCACACGGTTAAAATTGTGGCGGTATACTGATATGGAGCTGAATCAGTTAGCGTATGAAGTCTCACGGATGTGTCGCACGTGTTATGCGCGTAGAACTATCTACGTGATGGGTGGGTGTGACTGTAACTTACGTGACCTGATGCGACGGATGCGGGAAGTTTGTAAACGCGATGGTTTAACTGCTACCTTGTCATCGATGCGTTCAAGGGAAAGCAGAAATTTCACGTTCCATTCGAAACCACTGCGGGTTTGTTTCATTTACTAAAGTGGTACGGGAAATTTCAATCGCCGCCGGACACGACGTACGCCCAGACGAACTTACGTAAAGGGGCGTGTTTAACCACCGCTGAAGGGCATAAACCACAGAAATGGTTTCATATCGACGTTGTTGTAGAACACGACCCTATCGCGATACTCAGAGCATGCTATCACGGTATTGGTTACTGTGTGGTTATCCCCGATACTACGATCCGCGCTGGTGGCGCTGAAGCAACTTTGCTATTCCTAGCAAACACACACGGTGTAAAAGAAGCCACTCGTGCGTTATGGGAATGCAGCAAAATGTTTGATACACCGGTCGCGATAGACCCTTACTTACCAAAAGGGTACACGACGATAATGTTAGGTGATCTGAACGGATTTGCTGTAGCAAAGGGGATTCCGATAGATGTCGTTACACGGGAGTTGGAGAAATACGAATTTCCTTTAGAGAAAACGTTTCACGCCGAATACGGACGCCCTATCCGCACGCCTGAGATGTCAGACGAGGAATGGGAGCGTCGTGCGTTTGAAGTTAAACCTGAGCGTGTTGGGGCTACAGTAGAACTTACTCGCGTACATCCACACACGTATGTAGCTCACGTACAACCAATCACCCAGACGGCGTATGAAGGTATACAGAAAGGGGAGGTGAAAATGGGTTTACGTGGAATCCAAACAGCAGACGGTAGCTTTAAGTTAATCACAATCGACTTAATCCCAGCGGAGTAGCGATGAATAAAGCAACTATCACTTACCAACACCCTCAACACGGGGAACTGTGTATCGCTCCGGGTTCTGAAGCACATGAACTCTGGAAAAACCGTAAGTTCGACGCGTTAAACAAACACCTGACGTTAGCGGTAGAGACGTACAGGAAGTTAGCTAATAGAGGGAACTCACTTCCATTGGGAGACAAAACATGACAGACTTTGTAAATCAGGTATTCTCGACGGATAACTTTGAAGTTTCGGTGGTTACAAAACACGGGATTCCGTCCCAGGTATCGAGTTGGTTACTGGATCAGATACCCTCACTGACCAGCGACTCCATCGCGTTTCCTTCAGTTGAAATCACACGTACGTACGGCGAAGAACCTTATTTAGGACTTCTTTGTGTTAGTTCTTCTAGCCGTGTGCTGCTGAACATCCACTACCCGACTCAAATACCAGTAGAAGATAGAATAGAAGTGCGGTATAAAGATGGTCGTCGTTTTCTATTGTGCTTCTTAGAAGTGTTCGAAGACGGGCATTGGACAAACCCCCACAGAGCGGCTGTGTTAGTAATCAAGTTAATGGATTAAGTATGTTAGTAGAAATTGAGTACGAGACGAAACCTCAGTTCAGGCGTAGGCTCGCCATCTTTGTGATGTCACACCTAATGACATGTAAAGACAACGCAGAGCGAGCAAGGAAACTCGACACTGAAGAGAAAGAGATCACGAACCTCCGTGGTTTAGCGTTAGACCGTAGCGTGTATTACCAAACACGGTATTGTATTCAAACGCTCGTAGACTTCTCAGCGACGTTAGCTCCGTTTCGTGTACTCGTGGGTGAAAGTGAAACTCCAGGGGAAATCAAGACTACCAATCTGAATCTCCACCTGGATCTTTACCTATTTATCCGTAGGTACTACAAAGAGTCGAGACTGCGGTATAGTGACTTAGCGCTGCAATGGGGAGTTCCTTTAGAGTTTGTGAAGAAACTGTTAATCAAACCAAGCAATCCAAATTGGCAGGACAATCGTGCGTCTTTACCTGTTCTGTTGGATTTCTTAAGAGACCATCTTCCGGTGGTGATTGAAATTCGTTAAACGATAAGAAAGAAGGAAGAGTACTATGACGAAAGAACAAAGAAATCAAGACCACAAAGCGTTTGTGCGTTTAGTACAAACCGCTTTAATCTTAAATCAGTTAGAAAACGAACGTCAGTCATCTACGCCCTCTTCTCGATGAAGTCAAAATACACATAGACAACATCGCCGCACTTTTTGACGAAAAGGCGACGTGGTTTAGTCGAGCAAAACTTCACTCTAATGCCAGTCGGCCTAGACGTAGTGTTTGGATTACCGGAAGTACACGACGCCTACGCCAACGAAGGCGACTATTCTAGTTGGGCGGATGCACATCTGTGGACCATAACTCAACGACACCCAGATGTGTTCTCAGATGCGTTGACCCGGAGGTTACGCCAGATTCTCTTTTATCTCTACTCGATTAAACGAATACACGCGATGGAACAACAATGTACCGGCGACTATTGGTTGGAATTAAAGTGGAGACCTCTAGAGGGTGACTCGTGGCTTTTATCCCTGAAGTTTAATTGGGACTCAATCGAGGTCGAACACCATCTGAAATTAGAGCTTTTGAAGTAGCATAAAGAGGAGACTTCGGTCTCCTCTTTTTTTGCCTTATAGAAATGGAATTTAAAACAGATATACATTATTGTTAGGACCTAACCACACCAACAATAAGGACACGTGAAAGAATGTCGGTAGAAATCGTATTTGAAAACCCAGTACAATTCAAACAAGACTTAGCGAGAGCGCTCTCGGTTGAAGTCCGTCGGCGCACGAGAATGGTGAAAAGAGTGTACACAGAACTAGGGATAGACAACAGAGCTATTGCCGGAATACACTATCTCAGTCAGAGGAAAGATCGCGAACAAACAAAAGCGATCAAAACCGATCGTATCTTAAATAGCCTTTTGCGTCTCACTTCAGTGGAGATCACGGTGGGAAAAGAACCGACAGTTGCTTATCAGACAACCGATGCGCGATTCAAACATTCACTCTTTGTGTTGTTACGCGAGTGTTACAAAAAGACGGGAAAGACGGCTCCGCAGTTAGCGTATCGGTGGGGGTTAACCGTTTCAGCAATACGCCGGGTAGTGGCCGCGCGTGACGAAAAGATCACTAAAAAAGACCACGTGGGGTTGACGACACTATTGACAGTTGTGGCGGCTCAGTGTCCTACGCGGTTTGTTATCACAAGCACGGAGCCTTTAAAATGCGAGTGATCAAATTTCTGAACATCGCCCGACTGAAACAAGACTTAGCGAAGTTGATCATCAGCACGCAACTGGAGAACGAGTCTTTAAGCAGACACTTGAGATTAACCACCAAAGAGTGTTCTGTGTTAAGAGCTTTAGCTTCAGAAACCAAAATCAAAGAGTACTTAGATCAATTTGGTATATTGAAACTGATCCGTTTAGCTAGTCGTGTGGAGCCGTTTGAATTACATCTAGGGGTAATAGAAGAGAACACACCACGGTACACCAGCACACCGAATAACGGACGAGAGGTGTTACACCGACACCTCCGTACTCTGTACGAAAACAGTGGTGTAGATAAGTACGTCTTAGGTGCGAGGTATGGGTTATCGAAGATGAATGCCATACGCGCTTTTATGCCGCTTGACACGGAAGCGTGGTTTAAGTGTCGTTTAGGACATCGTTTACTGTTCGAATTGGTAACAAAAGCAAGTCCAGTCATTTGGGTTGTCTCTAAAGAAGGAAACGTACAATGAATGAAATTTACGAGGTGGAGGAAGGACGTAGTTATGTGTCGAAACGTACAAAGACGTTAGTGTTGGTGAAGAGTATAGCCAGACACGCACAAGACTGCAGTCGTCCGATGGTGGTGTATACGAATCTAAAACCTACAGACGACAGTCCAGCGGGTACGGTGTGGGTATTAGATTATGACATGTTCTTAAATCGTTTTGGACCTACGGATAGTAGAGTTCTGGAACTACCTAAAGGTGCGGGTAAAACAAATCGTCCTCTGTTCTTTGAATGCAAACACCAGTTCATGAAATGGCCTGAGGCACACTCACGTGAAAATGGAGAAGAGTAATGAAAGAGAAGTTGATTAACGTAGTGCTGTTAGTAGCGTTACTTACATTTGCGTGGTGGACTTTAGTTTTAGAGAAAGAAAACACCACAAAGAAATTCGACGCGGTGATGGCCGCTGGTAATGTAACTATTACCGTAAAACACAAAGTGCAGGAAGAAACTCGCACTGGTCCTGAGTATTACTTAATTGGTACAAAAGGAGAAGAGTTTTATGTCGATCGCGTTACGTACATGAACGCGGTAGTGGGGAGTCGGGTTACTTTTGTGTGTGAGAAAAGTAGTGATTACGGAAGAGTGAGGTGTCCGGACCCGTACGGTGAAGGGAATAACGTACATTACTCCGCTATCTACTTAATCGTGGTGTTGAACGCTGTGTTGTTTTCCGTGTTCTTCAGTTTAAGGAAAAGACTAGTTGCAAAGTTAATGCGATTGGGTGTAGAGTAAGATGCAGTACGTTACTTCTGATACGCATCTCGACCACGAGAAAGCACTAACGCTCAACAACCGTCCTTTCTCAACTCTCGCTGAGTTCGAGGACTATTTCTTCGAGCAGGCCAATGCATTACCAGACAATGCCACACTGTATATCCTTGGTGACTTCGTCGTACAACACCGACCAGAAAACTTACATCGTTTATTGAAACGTTTTAAGTTGACTCTGAAGTTAGTGTTTACTCCCGGAAACCACGACCATCGGTTAAGTGACGTCTTCGCTGTATACGGGCAGACATCACCTATTATTGAAATTAAACACTTCAAACGAAAGGTGGTGTTGTCCCACATGCCGATGACGGAATGGAACCAAGGACACCACGGCGCAATCCACCTATTCGGACATTGTCACGGTCGGTACAAACATCACGGGAAGTCGTTAGACGTCGGGTGGGATACACAGCAACGTATTTACTCGTTGGACGAGGCTATTGCATTAGCTGACCAAAACCCAATCTTTCAACCTTGCCATTCACAAAACAATGGTTTACTGAACGTACCAGAGAAACGGTACTAGGAGGTAAAGTGTTTGAATACAACTTCACAACTCAAGCATTGGTGTCTTTAGGGTACGCGCTGCGGTTTCCTAAAATCGATTTCTACCAACGATCGGTTACGTTGTTGAATCGGTATTGGGAACTTTTCGCAAAGGCACCAGAAGCACAGTGGGGCGAATACGTCAAACAACAGTCAGCTGGACTAACCCACGATCAGCGCGTGACGTCATTAATGTACGACGTGCGTGCGTGGGTCAAGAAAACTCAGGAGGTTTTATGTCGAACTTAACACACGTTGTAAATATCGCGTCTGATGTACATCGCCCTTTAGCATTCAAAGGGTCTTTAAAACGCTGTAGAATGCTGCTGGATGTATTTCTGGACGACGGCGTCTCTGTAGACTCTTTACTGTTAGTCACAGCCCAGTCGATCATTGGTGGGTACTTACGCCCTCGCACTGTGGACTTCACGGCATACAACAACCCACACCTACCTGAAGACCAGCAGGATGAGTGGATTGATAAAGAAGGGTTAGTGCGTACCACGAGTGACGTACTTGTGTATTACCGTACTGAACGAAATTAAAGGAGTAATAGCAGTGTCAGAAGTCGATGAATTACGACCTTTAAAACAACCTGTATTTGAACTACAGTACGTTTACACTGAAGACGATGAATTTCAGATACGTGTTAATGCTCAGGGAGATCTGATCAACTTCAATGGTCCGTATATCCGCATCCGGTTTGATCGTAAAGTGGAACTTCAGGAAAACGAAGAATATGGGGTGTTCTTAGTGGCGACTGGAACAACCTACGCAGGACGTGGTTGGCCTTACGATGTTGCTGTAGTACCTTCTCGTTCTGTGGTGATCGGTGCTGTACGTAAAGACTACGAACTCAACCGCTTACGCACGTTCCCAAGAGAAGCTGTCGAACTACTTTACAGCGGCGACGTGGCATTCAGAACAATCCAAGGAATCGATACAACGTTAGGGATAGAGAGTCTCGATTCACTTGCGGTAGACCTCTGTGCAAATCGCGGATATTTCTTTAAACATCTCCATAACGTATCTCCTAGAGATTACGACAGAGAAAGAGAGAACATCGAAGTTTGCGATCTCACGTACTTAAGAAAACAAGTCGATCTTTCCGTGCCTGAGGAAACACTCCTGCAGGCACGCAGATGGCTTCTGTCCTGTAGAAACAAGCAGATCGAAGAGCTGATGTACTCGACCTACAACCACCCCACACTTGGAGATATAACCATTTTGACTCCAAATACGACATGGGTGGGCGGACCTACCTTCGTACGTGACGTTTTACAGCACCTACTGAAAACAAAGGTGGGTTACGACACTAACGTGGGATTAACATTGGGTGTCGTGTCGCGGCTTGCGGATCAGAGAACGACCAAAAAACGAAGAGAGTTTACAACGGAAGGACTTACTTTCGTTGAGACCCTACCGAACTACTTTGTCCTAAAGGAGAACTAACCAATGCAAGATTTTCAAACATTACTAAAACTGTTCGTAGAGTTCGCAAAAGAACTCATAGCACAACCAGAACAAGACGATAGTTTCTATCCAACCCATAGCAGCCGCCTCGTACGACGTGAGCTGTTCCTACAACCACAAAGTTTTAAAGACGCTTTATCGCAACTCAACACCTTTACAGGAACGGAATGCGAGATCGCATTCCTCAAAGCCATTGAAGCTTTAGAATTAACGAAAATCAAACCTGATAGTCGTTGGCCTGAGCTGTACCAATCGTTATACAACGCTGCGTACAGCGACGAGTACGCGTATGAGTTACTCCAAGCGTTCTCGCGGGACGTACGGCTACCAGAGAACGCGGAGCTGGTTCGTAACGTGTGTAGTAAAACCCAGTTAGCAGAACTCTTGTTTGACCGCAAAGGCGCGAATACTCTACGTTTCATACTGGATGAGTCGATGGACATTCGTACGTTTGAGGTCTACGTCCGTAGTTTCGATAAACAAATCGGTGTCGTCAAAGACGCAGTCTGGGGAGCCGACGCTGGTGAGCCTATCTTTATCGGCTCTATCCTAGCGATGGCCTACGGCGCTCCAATGGAACTTTCTACCAACTTCCAAACGTATCGTGAGGTGTTAAAAACCTTACCTCACTGGGACTACATCAACGAAGCGTTTTGGTTGAAGTGGGTGCATCGTCGGGTGGTGATCAAAGACCCCACACGCGAGATTCCTCAGTGGGCAAGAGACGCGATGGATTCCAAGTCTCCTGACTTTTTCTACGAGCAGGTACGGGCAGGAAATGCAGCAGATATCATCCAGTTCTTTGGGGCAGGGTTGTATCAACAACGAGTAGGGCTGTTACTGGAGACGTTACAGAAACAGTTACGTATCGACCTGACTCCTACCGATCCTGAGTTACTACCGCTGGCTCGAGTATTCTGGCAAACACTGATTGATCACAGTGTACCAGACTACATCCTGATCAACCAACGTGTGCACAAGTACTTAACCACACTGAAGTGTCGTCAGGACTTTGCTGAGCAGATCCGTGAAGAGGAACGTAAGAAACTCTCAGGGAAAGTCAACCACCTGAAACAAACCTTAAAGTCTACGTTGGACGATTTAGAGGAGCCCGAAGATGGCGCGGAACGCTTCTGAAACGCGACCTAACCTGGGGGTGGTGGCACCCCCAGAGCCACCACCGAAACGGATTATCAACGAGAACATCAGTCCTCGCGGGTTTCTGTTTATCGCGTTGTTCTTATTCGCAGTAGGGCAACTGTTCGTATTACTTTACTTAGTGTCTGGAGGATTGAAATGTCCGACGTATTAAAGATCTATTTAGTTGAGGGCGGCAACGCAACCATTCGGAATTACGACGGTGTTCCACTGGCGATGTTTAACGACCACACTGTGCACCCTTTAGCAGAAGGGTTTGAATACGCGTTGATTCGTTTTACGAACTTACTGTACATCGCACAGGTGCCTCGGAATCCGGGAGTACCGTACATCCACGCAACGGTACCGGGGCAAAAAAGTGACTTTGCGGTCATTGACGTTTTCTTAAAAGGAGACGAAGAGGAGAACGATGTGTTATTGTTCGATGAAGGGACTTTGACCGATGCGCCGCGACGCATTCGAAATGGCGTGTTACAAGCCAAAGCAGCTACGTGCACTTACACACTTGCGGCACTCAAGCACTCGGATAGTGAATGTTTGGTTATCGATCTAGCATCGGACCAACGTACAGTCGTCGCGTGTGCTGGCGCTCCAGTGGGAGACCAAGAACTCATCGGGTGTGACTTTACCCCTGTGTTACGACAATTTGGTTTATAGGGGGTTACGCATGCCGTCTAAAAGTAAACAGCAGCACGACTTAATGCAAGCGGTTGCGCACGACAAGGAACTCTCTGAGAAAACAGAGATTCCTCGGGAGGTTGCAAAAGAATTCGTAGCGGCTGATAAAGCCGCTGGGAAGTTTCAACCTAAACAAAAACCGAAGTCGGCGGAGTGGGAATAAATGGGGTTAGTACTCGCGTTTATTGTTATAACCAAACGACGTTACATTGGGGTGTGAACTATGAAGGTGTTTTTGTTAGCCCTGATAGGGGTACTAACTTTAACTGGGTGTTCGGATGACCCAAATGAACTCAGGGAATTTTCTGTCTACGAAATAATGCGGGTTGTTGAATTACACGACAAACAACTGGTACAGAAACCATCCCAGTGTAGTGTGGTGATCAGTTATACTGACGTTGGTGGTTGGCCGCATACAAATTTCGTCGTACACAAAAAATGTTACGACGGACTAACAACCACCACACAAAAAATCTTCGGATTTAACGTCACTAAACCGACAGTTTCGAGATCTGACGATCTGGGAATGAGGTATGTATTTTACCGACCACTGGTACTGAAACATAACGGAACCCATTGGGTGATCACTAACATTCCTGAGATAGAACAGACGAAAGGAGTCTGATAATGAAATCGTTTCTAACGGGCGCTTTACTCATGTTGGCGGTGTTGTTCTTAGGGTGCGGTGAACCACGCACCACACAACCACCGAAATTTGAAAACCCTAAGGGTACGTACGCGTGGTTTGGGGAGAAAGCTGAAACTGCCAGTCGACGTGTCGCGGAAGACCCTAGCTGCGTAGTGATTATCCGTGCTCGATCCACTAACCACAATTACATACACATCAACGTTAACGCGCACTGCGCGCATTCGGATGAGCTTGCGCTATATGGGTTTACTGTGATTGATGATTCCCACGAGTTGATCAACAACCCTTCTTTATACCAAGCGTTCTACCAACCCATCGTGTTACAAAAACGTGAAGGTGTTTGGAAAGCCATCAACCTTATCGATTATCGGGTGCTCAAAAACCCGGCACTTTAACCAAAAAAAGGAGAGTACCATGCATAACACTGTAAACGTCATCGTTGGTAAACGTCAAACAGGTAAAACCCTCAAAGCCAAAGCGCTGATTTTACAATTCATCGCAGAGCACCACTCTGCCGAGTCGCAAGTTCACGTCGCAGGTCACGATAAAGTCGTCGTGAACGACACCCTAAAAGCGTTCAATAGTTTCCTCACAGCGGAACAAATAGACCGTATCCGTTTGATGACACCTACAGGCGGCGCAGGACTTACCACAGAAACAGGAATGATCGAACTAGGGATTCGATTGAACAACCACGTGTTGAAACTGGAACCTCAGTGTTTCTATCTGCAGGACGTTCCGGCAAAGTCCATTCCCGCGTTTTTGATCCTTGCTGAGTCTGCTCCACACCACACCTGGATCATCGAGGCGATTACTCCTCATACAGACGCTGCTGTATTCTCGTAACGCTCCAATTCTGTGCACCGGAGGCTGGGAGGTACAGAGATGGGGTGGGAGTTACTACTGACAGCAGGGATCGCGTACGTCATCGGAGGCAGTACAGTGTACTGGTATCACAAAGCCAGACAAACACTGTACTACGCCACACTAACGCGAGTCAAAGAACACGACCAGCTAGTGACTGTATGTTTAGTAGGACCTTGTGTGCTTCCTAGCGAGGAGCACACAGAGGAGTATATCCGTGTACGGGATCGTTTTTTACAGCACTACCCAGAACACTTTTTAATCCGTTGGAGTGTAGCCATGCGGTATTACGAAGAGCCTGGGAATGGGTATCGAGTATGGAGAGGGGAGTAAAATGATAGAAGGGGTGTTGGTCTTCATTGCAGCGATGTCACTCATTGCAATGGGAGGGCATGCTTTGTTAAAGGTCTTGTTCGTGGAGGAAGAAGAATGTCACTCAGAGAAAAACTCTTAAGTTTAGAAAATGCAAGCGCTGTAATACCACCGTTACCGCAGTCTCCAAATAAAATCGTTGGGACCGGGACGACGGAAAGAGCGCCGCTGTATGACGAGTATATCGTAGTAGACCCCGAAACAGTAAACGGTAGTTTAGGGTCTGTGAAGTTTCAAACAGGTCCTCTAAAGGAAGTAGGCGCTAATGGAGTGTTTGTAGAAGACTTATTAGCGATCGCCGAACATCGCTTACAGTGCTATCAGCAAACCGCGTTTGCGTGCCCTGAGAACACCACCGCTATCCGTGGGTTACGTAGCGCACAACACGCTTTAAGAGCGCGTACAGAGCGCCGTACGGCAGCCGGTACGGAAGGCACGACACAGGTAGACTCTACAGAGAAACGTCTGATACGGTTCTGCTCAGACGACTATGACGACGGGATGTTCTGGTTTGTGTCTGTCTACACCGACGGTGCCACAGAAGAACACAAACGGTGGGTGAAGGATGACGCTGGCTACGAGCTCATCCAACGGCTGTTTGATCACGTCACCGACCCACAGCTTTTAAAGGACTTGGCGCTTCTGCATACGACAGAAGAGTTTGAGAAAGCGGTTGAATAAATATCAGGGAGGGCTTCGGCTCTCCCTGTGCCGTCTCGAAAGTTTTATAGATATAAATTATAGAGTTGAGAATTTGCCCCGCAATTCAAAGGAGTGCTAATGCGCGTTTTAAAAGAAGAAGAACTACAGGCGTTACCGCCACTTGGGTTTGACCTTGATACCGTCTCGGTACTTGGTGTAAAACCTTTAGAGCTCGACTGGCCTCAGTCGTTACGGGATAAGATCCACACGAACGGTCGTGGGAATCAAACGGTGGTGTTACCGATAGACCGCGTACAAACCACCAAGATCTGTTACAACGAGTTGTTAGGCTGTAGTAATACGTTGGTACTCACAGGTCTACAAAACTTCACTGAGTCTCACGTAAGAGCTCCTGCGGACCTTTTAGACTACATCACCACGTACCTGCTGTGGCCCAGTAAAGGAATCACCCCTCCTTTACATACCGATCTTGCAATCCCTCATCCACATCCAAACTACATCGAGTGGTCAGTCGGTGGTAAACAAAGCGTGTGGCTTCGGGCTGACGTGGTCGTCGGTACACTGATTGTGTTACTCGCCACACTGGACGGAGTAGATCGATTCACCACGAAGTACAACGAACGGGAAATACGTACGTTCTTACAACGACACCTGACTGTTGTCTGTGTGCTGCTACGGCACTTTCTAAACCACAACCGACAGCACCACGAATCGGTGTTACTCAGCAAAAAACCACAACACCTTACAGGGTATGTCAAACCTGTGGTGTTTGTAAACGCTTAACTGTAAAAAGGAAACCACCATGAACCAACCCCACCACCCGACGGCTGAATTGCTCGACCGGGTACGTACACGCCTACAAGCGCTGAAACAGAACATCCAATCGTAGTAAATAAATACCGGACACCGCACATCTGTTGCGTGGTCCTCGTAAACCACAACTTTTCTCTAAACCTAAAAAAGGAAACCGTCAATCATGACAACCATTACTCAAAAAGTAAAAGACATTGCTGCCGAAAACAAAGCTGACGTAAGCTTAGCCGAACAGATCGTAATCGCTACACACGAAGCTGGCGTGGCTAAAGCCGAAGGCAATCCATTCGTAGACCTGGCTCCTGAAGACTTACGTCCACACATCCCTTCTTACCAAAACTGGGAACGTAGCTTCATCGCTGCTGCTACTTTAGCTGGCGGCATGGCGAACGTCGGTGCGATGTCAGGCGACAAGTCGTTAGACTCTGCAACCACCACAGTACAAATGGGCGACAACGAACTGACTGTGAAAAACTTACGTTCAGGTTTAGTAAACGCTGGTCCTGGCACTGGTGAGAAGAAAGAAATCCCTGGTCAACTGAAAGTCAACTACGACGTGAGTGCTGCTGGTGCTTCTCGTGGTGAACTGAAGAAAGCGAAGACGATTGTGCATCAATACGCTGCTGCAATCCTGTCTGGCGAATAAGTCCTGGTGTACAGCAGAAGGGAGGGGAAACCCTCCCTTCTGTCTGCTATTTCTGTTTGATTCTTTTTTGAAAGGGTAAGCTATGCGCAAAAAGCAAATTGTTATCAAAGTACACGCAGCTGCCGGATCTGGTAAAACAGCAATCGCTGATCTGATCCAAGAAACATTAGTCGCTACTGGCGTGAACGACCTAAACATCATCCGTAGTCAATCTCACGCTCCGGAAGCTGTAAACCCGTTGGGGTGTGTTCCAGAGATTCCTCCGAGTATGTTTGCTGAGATGGAAGTCGTGATTCACGAACACCACGCCGTGTTACAACCCAGTGGTGTGTTTACCTACTTTGAAGAACTCAAAGTGGGAGATCTGCCGGAGTTAGATCCGAGACTTTACAACAACGCTGTCGCTGAAGACGAAGACGGTTTGTGCCAACGTAAAGCAGAACGTATTGCCCGTCTGATCCAACTGATTCCAGATGAACAACGCGGGTTGGTGTTACAGAAACTTCATTCGTTAATTTACTAAGAGCAGCAGACCAGATGTCGTTGGTAGAATTAAAATTCCTCTTCCCTCTTTTACTAGAGTTAGGGAAATTCATCGCAGTTATCAGCGTGGTCCTTGCAACCGCTCTAGAACTCACCGTACGAGGTTTAAGGAGGTTACGTGGAGTGTTACACCATTCAACTGTCACAACACCGCCTCGTGACGCCAGAGAGCGGCATACTGCTTCTTGACACCACCGTGAAGTCAGGAGAGCGTGTGTTCTCACCGACGTGGGACATCGTCCTTGGAGTGAAGTCAGGAAAGCTTACAGAAACCCAATACACGAATGTCTACCGGCAACTCATGCAGCAAAGCTACCAGCGTAGTAAAGAACGCTGGTTAGCCGTCTGTGCTACTCCGAAAGTAGCGATTGCGTGTTACTGTCCTCCCGGTACGTTCTGTCATCGTCACTTACTCAAAACGTACTTTGAGAAATGCTGCCTTTCTAATAACCTCCCATTTGTAGACCGTGGAGAACTAACCAAGGAGACCTTCAATGTCAGTGAATAAAAACACGATTGAATTTCTGATCAAAGAGTTGGATTACTTAAGCCAACACAACTTCGTGCCCGATGGGGGTGTTTTAGCGTCACCACGAGATTTACCCCAGTTAGAGAAATACTACTGCCCGTGTAAGTACTCCTCTGACATCCGTATGGTCTTAATCGACGTGTTGATCAAAGCACCCGCGCTTTTATTGACCATAGACGCTTCGCTTGTTCCTTCGGCGTGTAATGCGTTTAAACAGTACGGGTATGAGGTCGTGACTTTAGTTGATCAAACCGACAAGGTTGTTGTGGCGCGTTACATCAAAACGACCAAAGGGTTGATTTGTTTTTGGACATCGCCTCGAATGGACTCCTACGGGTTGAATGGTGTGTTAGGTAAACCAACCACATTTAAACAACGTTTAAAATTCGCGTGGGGTGTGTTACGGGGAACGTGTTAGACGGCATACAGGGAGAGCGCGAAGCTCTCCCTGTATGTTTCTACGCCTTACTTTTTTTGGCTTACGCGATGGTTTCAGCTTGAGCGCGTTTCACGCCTTCAGCGTAACCATACTCACCACGTTTCACGTCAGCGTCGATCGCGTTGGTGAACGCTTCGATGCGGTTCGGGTTCAGACCAGTCTGCAGGATCTCGTCGAAGATCTGCTGAGCGAACTGTTTCACACCTAAGCCGTGCTGAGTTAGTGCAGTGAACTCGACGTCAAACTCGATGGTCTGACCTGGAGCTTGTAAGTCACGAGAACCTTCCACAGGACCAGCAGTGTTCGGACGCATGTTCGTACACAGCCACGCTTCCACCACTTTCGTGTGGGTTGCGTCTGGTTCGAAATACAGTACCGTGGCACCGATGTAGTCAGGTAACAGATCCGCAGGTTGAGTACCCGCAATCTGAGAGATCGCAGGAACACCTGTGTCTGGATGACCAATCAAATACGTAATCCAGCCCGTGTAGAAACGGTTGTATGGCTTGCCGTATTTCTCTACGTGTGTGTGCGTTGGCGTACTACGCTGACGGTTCACTTTTGTAGGGTCCTGGAACATCTCATTGCTACCGTACGCGGTTTCTGCGTTATCCACAGTCAGAGTCGCGTTCAGACCGCTGATGCGGATAGAACCTTCTTCAATGATTGCTTTAAACGCAGCATGCCAGCGTTGTGGTTCTGGTAGGTCATTAAAACCACGAGGGGAGTTAATGACCACGGCAATGAGGTTCTTGCGAATGTGGTGAGCAGTACTGACGTACGCTTTGTACGACGGTATAAAACCATGGCTGTTCCCAAGTTCTGGGTTCAGTGTGGTGTTGCTACCAAAGTCACCTAAGTACGCCGTACCTTCTGCTAAAATAGCATTAGTTAAACGAGACATATTACACCTCCTCCTCGATACGGCGTGCGATGATTGTCGTCGTGTTCACGTTCTTCTGACCGCGACCACGAATCGTCACTTCCGTAGACCAGCTGTAACCACGAGCACGGTCTGCCGTAGTGAAGTTAGTCCGTGGAGTGATTTCCACCAGATTGTCGTACTTGTTCTGTACCCACAGCAGAATCAAACGGTCTGATTCCTGAGCCAGCTGCTCTTCTGACAAGTCTTCACGACCGGTCAGCTGTGTCCACACGTAGTAACAACCACGCACCACGTCACCTAAGATGAACGCAATCAGGATGCTGTTCAGCACACTGGTGTCGTCATCGTACACGGTTTTGAATGCAGGGTAGAACAACGTGTTGTCGTCTTTGAAACGAGCAGACACTAAACCTAACGACCAATCCGCGGTTAACGTGGTGTTTGGTTTGCTGGTGCAGTTCATGTACTGCGGTGCTAAGAACTGTAAGTTACGGTTCTGTGGTAAGTTCAGGCTTGCAGAGTTCTGGAAGCGATCCCCACCCATGTACCGTTGTAACTTCAACGCCACTTCAAACGTACCTGGAACCAGTTTACGATACGTGGAGTTCAGCAGGTAGCTGGACTGACCAATAATCGCACCACGGCACGTTGGTGTACCGTAGTAAGTGGATTCAGGATGTAAGCGCAGCGCACTACGCAGTGCAGCAGCGATAGACGACTCTTCAGAAATGGTGTTCTGAGGTTGTGCTACGTCTTGTGTGGCTTCTAAGACGACCACGTCACGACGCACAGACATGATCTGTGGTAGTTTGTTCTTCGTCGGTAACGTAAAACCAGAGTCGACCACACAGGTGAACGGGTAACGACCCATGTCTTCGTAGCGAACAAAACCAGTCGACATATTGTCGAAGATCTCACCAACGCGTGCTTCGTAATGAGCAGCCGTCATCAAACCGTCTTTACCACCTTCTAAATAGAAGTTAGACGTTTCAGTGAATTCCACGCCACCATCCAACACACCAACGATCTGTGCAGTGTAGTACGGCTCACCTGAAGGAGACGCAGCACCAAACAAGTTGAACGCGTAGATACCAGTATCGGAAGCTAACGTAGGCTCACCCGCTTCTGCGCTGTGTAAGTCTTCCAGTAAACCGTCCAGTTTGTCACGGTAGACGTAAATGTCGCCGTATGGACCAAACACTGGAGCACTACCATCGTTTGGCATCAGGTTACGGTAGTTATCCGCAATGACGCGATCGAACGCTAATTCACTTTCAGTCAGTGGATCGAACGCGTCTGGGTCTAAAGAGAACTCCACGAAACGCTCACCGTTGATTGTCGGTGCTACGGTACCTAAGCTTGTAGTAGACGCACGACGGATCGCAGCGAAGCGGTTGATGTAACTACCAACACGTTCGATACGGTCACGGTCTACGGGTTCAGACGACGCATCCGTAGGGGCAAACAAAGAGAAACCGATATTGTTGCCGTCGATACCAAAGTACGCAGCTGGTATATCCATCAACGGTTTGATCGTAGACTGTGTGGCACCTTCGGTCATGCTACCTACACGTTCTACTTCAGCGCCTACAGCACCTACTAAAGGAGCCAACACAAACTTGTATTTGTAACCAGGTTTGGTCGTACCCAAAGGAATCTTCAGACCGTCTTCGTCGTACTTAAACGAACCGTCGGTGTTGCGTTCGTACTGAGGGATGTTCATCGCCAGCACGTCAACCGCTAAGTTGATCATTGCAGTTTTTGGCAAGTCGGTTAAGTCGTTGGGTGCAATACGTTCTACTGCAACTAAACCACCGGCTTCTAACAAAGCACGTGTCAGAACCGCTTGGTGGGTCATGTACTTACTGCGATACTGTAAAGATTCAGCACCGAATATTTTGTCAAAGTCAGCCTTATCCACAATGATCGGACCGTAGTTCGGATCAGTGGGACCACGCTGGGTGAATAAAGGGCTATAAGCCAAAAAGACCGGGGACGGTCTCGCCTCGACCGGCACTGTGGCTGTGGACTGATCGTCCGCGCCTTGGTACCGGAACGCCGGATTGGCTGAGTTAATTGTCATGGGTGTACTCCTGATTCCGTTAACGGGTGAAGCTTTTGTATCGTATGGCCATACTGCGTACGACTTCATAGAATTCGGTTTTTACGTACTACCGAGCGAAGACGAAAAAGACGCACATGATTAACTTTCTTTATTAAGGATACCTTTTTATGTTTTTAACGCCTTATAACACCACAATAGCGGCACACTCTGCTGGAGTGATCGAACGTAAAGTGGTATCAGAATTGAACTACGCACGGACTGAAGGTGCGCTAGTGCAAGCCGATGAACGTTTTCCAAAGATCTTCGCTGTTGCAGGACGTGGTGTTGCGTTAGATCGTATCCCAGCCTTCGGTCACCCTGTGGTAGACGGTGAGTACACGTACGTTGACTTACGTAGCTACAACAGTCAAGTGTTAACTTCTGGTCAATACAAAGCACCGAAAGAAGGTGCTGCTGCGTTTTTAATCAAACAAGCTATTCTCCAGACTGCGTGGACGGAAGACCGCGCTGATCGTCAGAGTCTTTGGTTGTTCAGTAGCTTACCTATAAAAGGCTACGCCAACTGGATCGGCGAGTTAGTCACGCGTCGTTTAGCGTTGGATTACACCGCTCAAATGAAACTGACTGCATTAGCAGCGTGGTTTTACCTCTGCCTACATTTTAACGAAAACGAGCTAGAGTCTGACCAAGACGCGTTAGCCGTACGTTTAAGTCGTGTGAGTGATCAAGGTATTGAAGAGTGCCGTGAAGCCGTAGCCTTAGGGTACTTAGCTGACACCGACGCGTTCAGTAACGCCGTGCAGCGTTTAGGGAGTTTGAAACTAGAGCACTTCACGAATGGCGTGTTCTACTCGATCATGGCGTCTAGCTGGTTTGGTACTCCCACCGCAAAAGAGTCGGTCTCTGTGGCATTAGAGCACCCACCAACGTGGATTGCTTTACTCCACACGGTAGTGAACGAACGTGTGTACAACAAAACTCCAATCTTTTTATCCACTCAGCGTTTCTTGAAACGTGAAGCGTTAGAACAGTTTGACCGTTCTTTCGTCAGTCTGGTTCGTCAATTAGGGAACTAACACCATGCTTGATCAACTGACCGATTACGCCATCTCTAACATTTGGTGTAGTCCTTATCAGGATCTGCAGGCGATCATCCAACTCCGTAGAGCGACGCCTGTAGGAGGGCGTCGCTCTTATTTTGAGTATGGCCGTCAGCAGTACTATTTACCGGATTCTACCCACTCCTACCACATCTACTCGTTAGGGCAGACTGCACCCAACCGTTTGAATCTAGCTGCCACACAACGCAGCTGGGTGAGCTGCGCTCAGGTTATGGAAGCACGGAATTTAGTGATTGACCTGTACTTAGAAAATGGGTTGATGTTTCCAAAGACGGAATCATTCCTTTTACGCACGCCAGACAAAACGTATTTACTCGCTGTGCGGATACAGCCAAAGATTGGTAATCTCGATACACAGCTTTTGTACATGCGGTTTTACAGCAGCGCGTATTTCCAATCCAGTAACAAACCTACTGACTTACCTCCGATTGAAGTCAAAGGTGGAACAATCCTTTCATCGGCTCAGGGCTTAACCTTGCAGCAACAGTATCACTTAGCACGCGAGCGGGTAGGGTACGTGACTGCGTACAAGAACGGCCGGGTGGTGTCTGACTTCATTCCTGGCTCCTACGTCAACGGTGACGTGATTGAGTGGGTGTATGACCCGACAGTAGCGGAAGTGATAGACTTCCCGTTGGAGTCTTTACAGTCGTTTATCTCTACAGTGGATAGTCAAGCGAAGTACTTACTCCACCCACCAAAGAAAGAAAACGATTACATCCAGTACAAAGACGACGTAGAGATTTTTTTGCTCAACACGGCAGGCTCGGTAGAAACCGGCGTGTATTATCACCGTAACATCGATCGCTCGATGCGTATGGTCACACACAACGACTACAGCATTCCAGTCTCCCACATCGACAATATCAAAATTGCCAATGGGTGGAACTCAGAGCCAGACGTTACTGTACGGTTACTGATCCGTCATACGCTCAACAACCGTCCTTTGGTAGACGAACACCAGCGTATCCAAGACTTGTACGAGATGACAGACAGTCAAATCCAGGCCGCGTTGATTGGTATTGACTCTACGATCGTCGAGTGGAGAGCAGCGAACTTAGAAAACAGCACGTACTGCGCATTGATGTCGGCTGTACACCCAGAGACCTACCGAAGTCAAACGCCTGCACTCTTTGGGTACAACGCCATGACGAAGATCCTCGGTAAACCCTACGGGACTAAAACGGATGGGTACTTCCAATTAGCTTCTTTATACACAGGCACGTCTACGGTGTTTGAGTACAACGCCAGTGGGTTATTGTTAGGCTACCGGACGGTGGTAGGGGTAGAGAACTACGTTCCTTTATTCCCAGCCTGTGAGTACATTGAAGTCTTTGATGGAGAAGGTGGGTTAGCGTTAGACCTGACGTATTCTACCACAGAGAAGTTCTTAAACCCGAACGTAGGGTATCGGTTCTACATCTGTGACTTACAAAACGGAGAGCCTACCAATGCATGGGTGGACGTTACGGGCGATACGTCGGTGTACACCATCGGAACAGACGGTCGTGTGAACTGGTTGTTCAACCCGGTGTACAAACGAGGCTTAGTCAAAGGAGACTCGAAGTTCACGTGTTACTCGTTGTCACTGAACAACACCGAACTCGTGTGGGAATTTACTTTACTGGACACTGCGCCTGGGAATGAGCTTACGGTTTTACCTGCGAAACTCGACATCTGGTTAAACGGACATCCCTTAGTAGAGACGGTGGATTTTTTTGTTCGTGGCAAGAAAGTCGTTGTCGTGAATCGTGATTACTTGTCCCAGACGTTGTCACAACAGCTGGTGGTGCGTGGAACAGGATTCTGTAAAGACGACATGACGCGTGAGACTCCTAGTGAGCTTGGGTTTGTAGAACACGAAACGATCTCTGTGGGAAGTACGTACAACCTACGGAACGATCGCGCTATCCGTTGTGTTGTAGGTGGTCGGTTCTATACGCCGGATCAGTTGTCGTTTGCTGAGAACATGCGGGAAGTTACGGTTCCTGGTCTACAAAACGGTCAGCCGTACTGTATTGATGCAGTACTGGTCCCTTTACGTGGACTTACCCCGTATAACACCTACCCTTTCCGTCCAGAGTCTTTAGACTTAGACCAACGGGTGAGTGATTACTTAACCGCGAAGATACCTCCTCCAGAGTGGGAAGGTCCGTCTCCTATTACAGGACTGTATAAAGTCGTCAGTCCGTTTATGGCGAAGATTCTTTCTTTGTTAGAACGGGGTTTACTGACCGCTCCTGCAAGCTCTGCAACAGGACAAGAAATCGAACAGTTGGTGACGCCGTATAAATACCTACTGGACTTTGATCCGTGTGTGGAAGGATACAACGAGGAGTACGTCCTCCCTGTACCGCATCCACGGTTAACACTGATGGAAGTCTCAGCGGTAGAATACGCGTTTTTAGAACGGTTAAACACCACGTACTTACGTGGGGTGTTAGACCTCACACCTTCCGTGGTGATCGTGTGATCACGACACACGTTTTAAAAGGAGTCGCCTGATGGCACAACCTATATTACCCCAAGACGATCGATTTAACGTCTGGTTGAAACCACAGCTGTACACAGGCCCTACAGGCACGGGACGGTTCGTTCCAAACGTCAATGACTTGATCATTGACTACGACGTAGGGTTTGAGCGAGTCAGTGGTGTCGTCGACCTGATCTACCAATCAGTCCCTTGGACGAAACCTCAAGAAACTGGCATTACCACAGAAAACCTTTTACTGGGCGTGTCGGATGACTTTACCCAACAAAGCTATCGGATCTTTATCGATACGTTACGCCAGCCGTACCGGATGTCGTTTGACTCCCAGCTGAAAGTGTACGCAACGTCCAGTGCGTCGTCGATTCGTGTCTTTAAAGGGTACGACATCAGCAATGACGGTGAAGTAATCTCCATTATGTACAACTCCAGTGGGGTTCCTACAGGAGACTTGATTCCTCTGGTTACTGCGGTATTACCCGATGCGAATAATGTCTCTGTGAAAGTCCCCGCAAATGGATGGAGTACCATGCCGTTACCTACCGGTGAGATCGTCACTGCAGTCGTCTACGACGATGCAGGAGTCGTACTCAGTCTGTGTCGTTTACGTGTAGAAGACTCTGCATTTGTTAAAGCAGCAGACACCCCAGAGCGATACGTTACCGGTATTGCGTTAGAGTCTCCGTACTTGTCGTTATCGGACGATAAGCTGTTGCAGATTCCAGTGAACGTCCCTTTGAGCTCTGTTCCACTGATGGGGATCGTCACGTACAGTGTAGGCAACCCCGTACGGGTGGCGTTAGACTCTGGGCGGATGGAACTGATCGGCATGAACGAGTACGTAGGGACCAACGCAGGACAACGTCAAGACTTGGTGCTTCAGTACACCTTAGGTTCTGACGAAACGTCTTCATTAGCGACGGGTCCGAATCTGAATAAGATCGCGGTAGCGTATGAAGTCGAAGTCTTACCGGTGCAAGGTGCGTACAACACGAAACTGTTTGTGGTGCCGTACTGGACAGGTGCGTTGACAGGCTGGCGTTTAGACTGGTACCTCTACAACTTAGAGCGGACAGCGTATCAATACGTAACACCGCACGTGCAGTTAGCGGTAGGCTCAGCAGCCTTCCAACCACTGACGTATGGCGTAGAACAATCCGTGACGTACGTGTTAAACCTCGCGGATATCCCAGGGGACTACACAGACTTCTATCACGTACAAAACGTACGGATTACGTTAGTGGGAGACGGCATCCAAGACCGTACTCCGTGGTACATCCGGTATATGGAAGGACAAGATCCACAATACGGTGGAGGCTTATCCGCACGTGTCACACGCATTGCGATTGGTGACTCTACGGTTCGTTTGGAAGCGACTGGTTCTGGCACACTTGCAGAGTGGTTAGAGAAAGTGTACTACCCAACGATTCCACTCAGAGACCCGTTCAACGAACCAAACCGTCCACCAGCGCCGACTCACTTCGTGTTGACCTTGGATGGTTTACAGTACACGTTCCCGATCGACCAGTGGAACCAAGACTTGCAGATCACGTCTCCTGGAGTCGTGGGCGCTGCAGCCGTGGTCCACTTCGAACGTCGGATTGGTACGACGGTACTGCAGCTTGCTGCCAGTCCGTTTGTCATCGTGCATGTAAACTAAGGAGTAAGGATGAGGGGTTGCGCCCTCATCCTTATGACCGTTATACAGCAACTCACTTTCTTTTCATGAAAGTGTGTAGGATGGATTTATGATACTTTATGCCGAAGATTGGGACAAATACCCAACCGCTATTCGCGACTATAAAACGAATAACAAAAGCTTTTTAGAGTACGCTCGTTTACTCGTACTGATGGGTGTCAAAAACAGTGACTTCTGTTTAGCGTTACACCAACCTCACCTGTCTGGGGTGAATGTTTATTCTGAACACCTGTCTCGTGAGATCAAACTTGACATCCAGATGGAGGTCAGATGGAACCCGTGGTACTACTTACGTGAAGTCGTAAGGATACCACCGAACGCGTCAGATGACCCGATTCCGTTTAAAGCGAACCGTGCGAACATTTCTTTATTCTGGACGTTCTTCAACAACATCGACTATTTCTTAGTGCAACCTCGTCAGACGGGTAAATCGGTCTCTACTGACTGCTTGTCCCAAGGGATGTATTTATTCTGGTTACGTAACTCGAGATCCTTACTGATCACCAAAGACAACACGATCCGTGTAGAGAACGTGAACCGGTTACAGAAGATGCGCTCGTACTTACCGGAGTGGTTGGTGGTGAAAGATCCGAATGACGCCAACAACCAGACGATGCTGACGTACAACACGAACAAGAACCGGTACTTAACTGCGGTAGGACAGAACTCTGAAGACGACGCCAACAAAACAGGACGGGGTGCGTCAGTAGGCTACCTGCATGGAGACGAGGGTCCGTTTACGAAGTACATCCACAAGACACTACCTGCAGCGATGACTGCGATGAACGCCGTGCGCGACGAAGCGCGTTTACACGGCTACCCCAATGGTGCTATCTTTACAACCACCGCAGGGAAACTCGACACACCTGAAGGGAAGTACATGTACGAGTTTATGAACAACTCTGCTGACTGGACAGAGCGTTTATTAGACTTAAAAGACCGTACGGAATTAGTGCAGGTGATTGAAGGGACGTCACGCGGTAAGAAGCTGATGATCCTTGGTGTATGGAATCACCGTCAGTTGGGATACACGGATGAATGGCTGTACGGGAAGATCATCGAGACGGCTTCTACTGGTGAGGACGCAGATCGTGACTACTTTAATAGATGGACAACCGGTGGTTTATCAAACCCACTGCCTACAGCCATCCTCGAGAAGATCTTAAAATCAGAAGTTGATCCAGAGTGGTACGACATCGACGAACGGACTCGCTTTGTACTCAAGTGGTATATCCCTGAGTCGGAGAAACAACGCAGGATGCAGGAAGGTCGGTTTATCTTGGGGCTTGATACGTCAGACGCCATCGGAAACGATGACTGTGCTCTGGTGCTTGTCGACGTAGAAACAGGCGCTCCAGTAGCCTCTGCGACCATCAACAAATCGAACCTGATTCCAGCAGCGACGTTTGTAGCAAACATTCTGGTGAAGTACCCCACCGTGACGTTTATCCCTGAGCGGAAGAGTTCAGCTCAGACGTTTATCGACTTAGCGATCCTCGAGTTACTGAGTGCAGGGATGTGCCCATTCCAGAGAATCTTTAACAAAGTCGTGGATGACCGGGATAACCACAAAGACCTGTTTGCTTTGATTATGAAACGTCCCGCCAACGCAGAGCTTGTGAACGAACACCGGAAGATGTTTGGTTTCATCACCACAGGCGCAAGCCGTGAGATCCTCTATGGTCGTGTACTGAAAACCGCAGCCAAACGTACAGCCACACAAATCAAAGACCGGAAACTCTCGGGTCAGATTCGTAAGCTGGAAATGCGTAATGGAAGGATTGACCACCAACTCGGCGGACATGATGACTTAGTTGTTGCGTGGTTACTAGGCCAGTGGTTACTGATGTTTGGACGTAATTTAGAACAGTACGGAATCGATCCTAGGAGAGTGATGTCAAAAGTGTTTGACGAAGACGTGCGTTTTGAAGACGAACAACGTAAACGTCAAGCGTTGATTGAAACTTTGCAGGATGAATTCGATACACTCACAGAGACGTTGAAACAAGCTAAAGACCCACACCAGAAAATCCTCACAACACATCGTTTGAACCAAGTGCGGCAGCAATTGACCGCCAATGGAGGAGAGGTGAAAACCATGGCCGGGTTAGACCGTGAGCTGAAAGATCGCGAACGTCAACAGAAAGATTCGCTGTATCGGAATCCTTTCCAACGCACAACCGCTCCTGGGTATTACCAAGGGGTGTACGTCCACTAAACGGGAGGACTGGGACGTGGGACAAAAAGCATTGGAGACGTACCTTTTAAGTACGCAACCGACCTTTACCTTAAGAGACCCAGAGACCGAGTGTATCTGGTTACGGACGTTTGACTTACATCACACTCGGTTGTGTGATTGTCAAGCGTACGTGTGGATTGAAGACGCTGGCGTACAGCGTCTACTGGGGCTAGTGTTTCACGACATTTCTTCCTACACCAAGGCGAACGTGGAGTACTTCTTTAACCGAGCAAAAGAAGAGTCGGGGCGTGAAATACGAGTACTTGCAGTAGGGCGATTCTTTCATCGGTTTGTGTACCCCGCACCAGAGATCTGGTTAGGGGGTTTAAAATTAGCCGACGAGTTACTGGGGTTAGTCACACCAGAGCGAGTCCACGTACAAGAACACGCTTACGGTGACACACTGGTGTTGCGTGTTAGCGACTGGTTCAGTACAAAAACTTTCATAGGCGGACATCGAGGGACGTTACTGAAACACCAGTTGGATTTAGACACCTGCACAACTTTACCTTACGGTGGAATTGAGTTAGTGTTTGACTACCCAGCTGGGTTTACTGTTTCTTTCTTCAAAGCCCTCTTTACTGGGATCTACCGTAAAGGAGAACTCCCGTGTGACTTTAAACGTCGGTTTGTGTGTACAGGGATTACGCCATGGATACACAACTACGAACAAGCCATCGATGAGTTACAGCTCGACTTAGATACCGAAGACGCATAAAGAGGGAGGCAAGCGCCTCCCTCTATGCTGGTTTACTTAAAGTAGTGTTTCGTGAGGGCTCTGAGTGCAATGTAGAGCATCACGCCACTCCGCTCTGGGGCGGTAGGGACGGTCGACTTCCTGAGTTTCAAGTCTTGGACTAAACGATCCCCAAGCTTCCGTAAGTGCATGACATTCTTGTCGTTGATACGTGAACCCATGTACATGGCTTTGAGTCGTTCAATCAAAAACGCTAAGTCGGACGTTTTGATTCTCCGTGAAGCCATAAACTCGATGGTGTAGAGTAAGGTTTCTGTTAGGAGTTCTTGTAGGTACGCTTTCTTTGGATTCGTGAGGTTTTCACTTAGGTAGTAAAGCGCTGCTTCAAAGACTTTTTTGTCTATAGAAGGAATTGCTACTGCCACCACGTCGATCAGCTCTTGTCGTACAAAGTTCTTTGGCTCTAATGCTACCTGTTGTAAGTAACGCATCAAGTCATGGTACACACGTGAGACGTCACGGATAAACGTCCCTTCTGAAGACTCAATCACAGAGCTTGTCGTGACCACACGACTATTGGAGCTACGGACGTCGTAGAAGACTTTGGTGTAGTCTTTGATTACGTTGCGTATCCGTGTCTGCATGTCTGATACCATATACAAACACGCTTCGTCTGGTCCGTACTTCAGTAAGGTTTGTACGTGTAAACCTTCACGAGAGACAAAGTGCTCTGCTCTGGAGTCAAAGAGCGCCGACCACGTCCCTAAGCGTTTGATGTCAAACCGTTGACTCAACGACTCTTCTGAAAGTTCCGTGGGATGGTCTTTCAGTAAACGCGCTACTACAGAGTCAAAGTTTTCAAAAGCGACTTTAGCAACCGCAGGGTCAGCTGGGTAGTGGAAGTACTCTGAGAGTAACGAAGAGCTAAACTTGTAGTGCAATAAACGCACACAGTCTTGCTGGGCTTGTAAGGAGACGCTTTGACTTAAGTCGGAGTCTTTAAACCGATACACGGTATACAGCAGCAAGTGGTTCAGTGGATCAGACAGAACATTGTACTCTTCGGGAATCAACGGCTCTGAGGGATCTTTAGGGCTTTTGAGTTTCAATAAGTCTTGTCGCAGTGCGTACTCGTCAATCCGAAAGACTTCATCAAACAACCAGTCTCGGTCTTCCCCAGTGAACTTGACTGGGTACACGCCTAAAAGACCTGTCCCAAAAAACATCAAGTGATCTTCGTTCTTTGTTTTAAACGCTTGTACGGTGTGCTGTAAAGACCCAGCCATCCGACGATCGTATTTCAAGTGACTGCATACACGATCGAATAGTTCTTTTAATTGAGCCGACATGGGCTTACACTCCTGTTAGAACGTCTACATAAAATGCAGCATAGTGGAGGGGGCCTCAACCCCCTCCACCAGCTAAACGGTGCGCTTTAGGTACAGTGGGCTTTGGTAACCACCAACCAACGCCCTCACCACCATCCTGCAACAGAGGGACTACGTAGCTAAAAAGGAGTAAAACTACGAGTAGGACGGGAACCATTCACGGGCGTTTTTGAGAAACGTACGTAATCGCACCATACCATTACCCTACCAGTAAAAACTAACTGGCATTCTCACCCCAGTGTCTAAACCGTAGTCTTCGGTAGAGACCGTTCCTGTGGTCCCCATCAACTGGTCGATCTGTCCTTGTGCCCACTCGAGGATCTCTTTAGAACGAGTAGAAATGTTAGGGACGTTCCCAGTATCTAAGAACACATCAAACACGTAGACCTGCTGGTCTTGTCCGATCCGATCCGCTCGAGCAATCGCTTGCTCTCGTTCGTGGGGTCTAAACGGGGAGTTCAGAAACACAACGGTGTTCGCAGCAAGGATAGGGACTGCGGTGGATAAACTGTCTAAGGTCGCTACCAGAGGGTTCTCACTACCTTTCTTGTAACGTTCTAAGATACCGTCTAAGTCTTTGTTGGTTTCTGCAAAGACCGTGAGAGGTTTGTACCCTAACCCTTTAAGTCGTGTGTCTGTTGCTTTGACAACATCTACGTAGGACGTAAAGAGTAAAGTTTTCTTAATGGACGAATCCACTAAGTCTTTTAAGTCTAGATTTTCCATCACCTCGATCGCGCACTCCACGCGTTTACGATTGAGGAGGTTTCCTAAACACTCTCCACGTACTTTCAAAGGTAAGTACTTCACGATACTTTTCACTTCCTTAAACTGACGCGCTAGGGCATCTGGTAAAGAAGGAATCAATTCGTGTTTCTCGTAAAGGTTACAAAACTTGATCTCTGGTCCTAAGTGACGGTAGTCGGTACTCTTACGGATGATTCTCAGTAAAGTTAAGTACTTGGAGAACTCGTGTTGTTGAGACTGTGACTTGAGCGCAATTCGGTCTTTGTGGTACCGGATACACTCCTCAAAGAGTTTTACGTAGTGGTCAAAGTCTTTCTGGTAGTACTTTAACCGTTCTGTGATATACTCGGTCATTGCTACACGAATCACATCTAAGGTGTACCGTTCTGCTTTGGGAATCTTTACGCGAATCTCTTTAACGATCGGAGCACGTTCGATGATCTCGCTTTTGTCGATTCGGTAGGTGGTCTTACCGATACGATTGGCTAAGATATCCAAAGCTCGTGCAGAGTCTAGACCATAGATCGTTCGAAACGCAGTCTCTGTTTCTTGAGTAAAGAGTGGGTCGATCGTCCGTAAGAAAGGAATGACTTCTTTCCCTAACGCTTTGATCGGCGTTCCCGACATCCAGAGCGTAGAGACTGGGTTGAGTAGTTTTGCTAACGTCACAAAGGCATCTGTACGGATAGAGTCAGGGTCATTAAAGTTGTGGCACTCGTCTAGGACGAGGTTGACTCTTTTCCCTTTTAAGAACTTTGCTTCCTCTAAGAACTTGACTAAGTACTCGTAGTGGAGGATATAAAACCGTTTGTTAGGAGGTGGTGGTGTACCTACCGCAGAAGTCCAATACGTGGGAGGTGACACAAACTCTTTATCCAACGTACTCGCCCATGGATCAGTTAACGCGTTCTTCGGACACACGACGATGGTGTGGTCGGTTTTTAACCCATACGACAACCACGCGGACATTAGGGTTTTCCCAGAACCCGGTGGGGAGGCTAACATATAACCACGTAGACCGTACTGCTGTGCGTTACGCTCGTACTCTTTAAAGAACGCTTCCTGATGCGGATACGGTTTCTTCTTCAGGAGTTTAAACTGACTACGGTCTAATAAAGGAGACTCTGGTTCTACGAGGGTGTTCTTAAGCCACGTGTGTTCCAATAAGCCCGCTTTGATACTGAGGAGGGTTTTAGCAAAGCCTTGTGTACCTTTGTACTGGAGAAAGAGTTTCTCTACGATATACAAAAGCTCTACCGCAAAGAACTTGTGGAGTTTAAAGCCAAACTTGTTGTGTTCGCGAAAGATCCCTGATTCAATTTTCGAGGTCTTCCACGTTTTGTAGATCAGCTGAGAAAGACGTTGGTTGTTGAGGCCCTCTACGTGAATTTGATCTCCGATTTCTTCTACAGTGACATACCCGACAAAACGTTTTAATACGGAGCTAAGCACAATGAACCCCTTCCTTTTTATATAAATTAACCACATGAGATTAACGTATAACCCCACGACACACAGGATCGTGCACCCGAATTAATGCTATGCGTCAGAGGAGATCTGACCGTTAGAAAAGGACAGAGTATGAACACTCCCGAATACGTTTTTATTCCTAAGAAGGACCCAACCCACACGACGGTAGTGGATGTTTTTGTCGGTGAGACGTTGGTTGCGCAAGTTGGTTTAGGGATACTCTTAGGGTATCCTTCTGTATACCTGTACGGCAAGAAACCTACGGTGTATGCGTTACTCACCGTAGACGATACCGCCCGTATCCACAGCGTGCTGTATAAGTTCTCTCAGTGGTTTCTACAAGTAAACCACCAACCGCTGGACCGGTACTACATCGGCACCATCCGAAACCTGTTCAAAGGGACTACGAGTCTCTTTTTGATTGACCAACACGTACTGGGATGTATCAGTCCAATGTATAGTGCTGGAGGGACTGCGTACGACATGCAAGCTCATCCTGACGGTAAACCGACCGATCGGTATTACGTCAGTGTACTTTTGGAGAACACCCCCCGTGAGCACGAAGGGTACTTGGAACAACTACTTTGTAAAGCGTACGCTAATGTCGCGTATTTAGAACACAAAAAACAGACAGAGGGTAGAACATGCAACGATCAACCAGCTCAGCGGGTTTAGTGACTGCTGCGATCAACCAAGCCAACGGCAAAGAGTTTGCTGTAGAGCAACTGCGTTTTGGAATCCCTCAGGTTTTAGAAGGTACGCCTAACACGTCGGTGATCGCTGGGTTTATCCAAGGGAAACGAGAAGACGTGGTAGTATTCACGTATGATCGTTTTTTATTCCCTGAACTCTTTCGTGTGGGTGTAGACACTCCTGTACTCCAGATTCCACGTCACGCACTGTCGCGTTTAGACACGGTAGGGATACTAGACTACATCAATGGTCGGTTTGACACCGTATTGGAGCTCAATGAGTTTTATAACCAGCGTTACACCGAAGGGACGTATCCACTGGAGCTGACGTTAACGCCTGAGCAGTCTTTAGCTTACCGTACAGGTCTAGACATTCGTGTTTTGGATCACGGTGTGGAGCCTACAGGGACGGTTGCGTTTCCGGGATTTGAGTACCCCATTCCAATCAACTACAGCAGTGAGGTCCAACCTTCACTGGGTGTTGTGCCTACAGACCCACCAGAGCTAGAACACGGAATTGGAATACTCGCAGGGGGACACGTCGCAGTCACGAATTTAGAATGTGAGCTCGCCATGTGTGCACGCAGCGATCGTTCGGGTGTTCTACCTTACTTCATTACTTCTACCTATTACGTTAGTAGTGAAGACCCGTTGGGTTGGTTCGTACCAGTCACGATTTCTTTGTTAACCAAAGAACGTATTGTGAGTCTAAAAGACCAGTACCACACGACTCTCACCGTGTCGTACTTAGAGGACGAGGTTATCGTAGGAAGCCGCGCGTGGGTACTGAACGAAGAAGCCGGTGAATACGCGTGGGTGGGGGATGTCTCTAACATTCCTGCGTTGTCTACAACTACCCCAGAGACTACCGTGGTGCAGACGGTACTGTACGGACGGTTAGTGGTGCCTTTCTTAGGGGTCACTCCTCCTTTGAATGGAGCCATCCCTACGGGGACCTATCAGTTTACACTAACAGCTGAAGCCCTTGATACCTTTGTTGTGAATGACCTTTTTTTACAGATCACTATAGTAGTGGTTTAAACCAGCATAGAGGGAGGCTCGAGCCTCCCTCTTTATGTTGTCTTATTGTCCACCGGCGATTAACATCCGGTAGTGTTTCATTGCCGACTTTGGATCGGCTAAGAGCGCCATCGCTTTCCACTGTGTTGCTAAGTACTCTGCGTACAGGTCATTCGCGTCTTCGTACCGTTCGATGATACTGGTGAAACGATCTAACGTCATCCCGTAGAACAACTCTTGCTCGCCCATCTCTAATAAGTAGTTGTTGTAGATCCACGCTTTGGTGGCGAGGATCGCTAACTTAGAAAGCGCGTGGTAGTACTTCGAAGGAATAGTCGCAAATTGACTGTCGTACCCTAAAAGCACAGACATGTATCCATTTCTGACTAAAGGAGTCCAGTCGGTGATCAGAATGGTGTTTGGACCAATGATCGTAGTGTTAGCAGACTGAGAGATAGGAATAGGCGACACTGCGTTCAGCATCCCTTGCATCCCTTGCTGGATGATCGTGGAGTTCGCTGTGGTGTAAGGCCATTGCCCACCCGAGTACGACGTGCTCCCTACCTGTGAGTTAATCCCGTAGATAAACGCATGCACAGCGGTGATCTCTAAACCATTGGTTCTACTCTTTGGAATTTGATAGATGACGTTAAAGCGTCCTTCGTATGCAAATGGAGAATCCAGCTCTTGGTGAGCTAAACCGTCTAAGGAGATATCCACAGACGTACCGCCTGCGTAGTCTAAGTCAGGACGCAAACGCCCTTCGATGACCTTGTCTATTAATTGCGCATCGATGCTATTTGCAAATTGGAATCCATAAGCAGGCGCAGCTTGACGTACAGAACGGATCACTTGTGGAGCGAACACCCGTTCGATAATCTGAGGAGGAATCTCCTGTTTGATTCGGTTGAGTAAATACTGAATTGCGTTCATCAGGAACTCCATCGGTTAAAAACTAACGACGGCTCTAGTCTTATGTAGACAGCTCGTCTTTTGGCTCATAGGTTTACACTGAAGAAGGAAACTAGAATGAAGAAAACATTACGTATTTATGGCTGTGGTGGCGCGGGGATCAACAACGCAGCGTACTTTCAAAGTGCGGTAGAGCAGCAAGTCCCAGGACACGCGGAATTAGAAATCGCGTATATCGACACCTCCAAAGCGAACTTAACCGACGCTATTCCTACGGAGTCGGTGTATATCGTTCCACTGGGTGATAAGAAAGATGGTGCAGGTAAAGTCCGTGGTCAGTTGGCTTCTGATATTGAGAAGCACATCCCACAAATCCTTCAGAAACACGCACCGGGCGATTTTAATATCGTACTGGCCTCTACGACAGGCGGAAGTGGAAACGTCGCTGCATCGTTACTGCAGGCTCGTTTGTTAGAGTTAGGTATCCCTGTGGTGGCGATCTTTATCGGTTCAGCAGAATCTGCGCTGAGCGCACAGAACAACGTCAAGGTCATCGAGTCGTTAGACAAAATGGCACGGGGACGTAACGTACCGATGTCGATGTTCTATGTGCTGACTGATCCACTGAATGATGGTTATACTGCAACAGAAGCCGACTCAGAAGCACGACGTTTAGTGTCGTATATTTCTCGTGCGGTCTCTGGTGAGAACTCTCGTGTAGATAGTTCGGACGTGATCAACTGGGTGTTCTACAACCGTGTGACTCAGGTCAAACCTCAACTGGCTTTAATTGACTACTGTCTAAACGACGACGAACTCAAAGACGTGGAGTTCCCAATCAGTTTATTCAGTTTGTCCAGTAACCCAGACTACTACCCACCGGTCGCTGCTGGGTACATCTGCGATGGGTTATTAGCTCCAGCAGGAAACGACGACGACCTGAAACAACTACAGTTAGTGATCACGACTGTAGGTGTGGAGAAACTGTACTCCATCGCTAAAGAGCGTTTAACTGCCATCCAACAACAACAAGCCAGTCTGCCAGAGACGTCCGCCTTAGGTGGTGAGAGCGATTCTACGGGCTCAGGTTTGATTTTGTAGTCGACCAGCTAGGGTAGGGTAGACCTACCCTAGTATGCCGCTCTAAAGCGTTTATATTTACGATAAACGCATATCACATGTGGAACGTCGTTGAGATATATATTATTTCAATGACATTAACCATCTTTCGTAATAAATAGAAGAGGTCTCAGTGGACGAACGTTTGCGTGCTACCTTTATAGTAGACTTACTTCCAGCGTACACTCGGATGCACCACCGCATCCAACAGATTGTACACACACAGCAAGGACAACACCCCATCTGGTTAGAACATCCTTTCTTTCGAGGACTAGAGGCTATCGTGCGTGGGATTTGGCTAGGCGCAATCGACCAGATTGCAGATGAGTACTTACACATCCGTTCTCTCGCAGGAGAACGTCACGTATACCACGAACTCGTACAGTGCTCTACTTTACGGATGGAACTTTTGGAGCTGGTGTTCGTTGACGTGTACCGTGAGTTACACCCTGTCTCAACCATGGCGTATGAACACCACCACGTACCTGACGTGAGTTTCTACGATACCTTTGACGGGAACGTTGCTGTATGCTGGAGGAAATGAAATGTTTAAAACAAAAGAAGAACTAGCCACCATTCTAAAGGATGGACATCCTGCTTATATAGAAGAGATTCCAGAGAATTTCTTAGGACCACGTACTGAGGAGTTGTTAGAACGCTTGGATGCAAGTCACTACATGGTGTATAGCGTGTTGGTGGAATCGTTCGTGGAACACAAGCGAGGAACGTGGTACAGTTTATTGCATAATTCCCTGTACAGGTCGTTGGAAGGACAAATAGAAGACGACGAAGCGTTTAATGCAGTGATCTCCGATATCCTTGATGCGATCTATCCAAGAGCGCAAGAGTATCAGGATTACTTCGAAAGCATCGCGTCGCTCATCACTAGCCCCGATGGGATGTTAGTGGTTGAGATCTATGACGAGATGTCGTTTGAATCTCGTACCGTCGTATGGTATCGGTTAGAAGACTAAAAAGGAAACCCACTAGACATGAATCAGTTAAGCATACCCGATAAATCTGCACAGAAAAAAACGTATATGTTTGACGTGTGGTCACACATCCAAGTGATCCACCAGGCGCTCTTTCCAGAGTTTCGTTGGGACGCCACACCTACAGGGGACGTTGCAGATCGTATCGTAGAACACACCGTACGGTTTATACTGGACGATGCGAGTTGCGTGGGGGATTACGTACGGTTAGAAGAAGCGTGGTTGTTAGCAGTCCATGACTTACACCCTGCGTTTATCTTCGATGGGATCGATAACCACGAGTACTCGACACGTGTGTACGATCGTCTACTGGTTCCTTTGAAAGACCAGTTACTGGATGAACTCTCTCGTGCGCTTAAAGTCGCTCCTCACTCCGTGTGGTCGGTGCACTGCGATGGTTCTAGTCTGTACATTCAGTACTTAGGAGACGCACGAATCATCGAGTGGGAATTACAGCAAGCCAAACGAACGAAAGAGCAGGTTACGACCGATTTACAACTACGGCTTTTCAAACATGAGGTAGAGACAGTACTCAAACCAATTGCTCCGAAAGAACGTATTCTGTCCGTAAGACAAGTCATGGACTTACTGCAGAGCAATGAATCGTTTTACGTGGCACACAGTAGTTACAGTGGTTTCCTAGCAGAACCCACCGAAGGAAAAGAGTCATTTAAAGTTCAGTTGGCTCAAGGTGAGAACGAGGCTAAGTTTGACGTATTGGTCAACGACACCGTGCTCTTTACGTACGTAGGCGGAGCACAAGCAAAACTGATCTCTCAAGCAGTAGAAACCACCTACGCGCTGGAAGAACTCTCCGCGGTCCTTAAACGTGTCCTTGGGGTGGCGTGATGCATCCCGTGTCCCCTGAGTACAGTGGTCACGTGCTTTACGTTGCGGGAGTACACACCACACTAGCACAGAACGTTAAAACTCTTCTAGGCGGAGAACCGTTCTGGATCAAAGACAGAGAAGACGTCTTACGCAGTCTACTGGAAGTGGTGTTTGCTCAACGCTCCAAACAAGACTACATTGACGTAGAGCTTGCACGAGTGTATCACCGTTGTGCTGCAAACTTTAAAGAGTGGCAGTTGCTGCAAGAGTATCACAACCAAGCGATCAACACGTTGATCTGTTTAATTGCCGATCACATCCAGTACACACCCAACTATCTACTGCACGACTACCGTTTACTCAACGACGAGTGGTTAGCGGTAGGGTTTCGTGAACTGGAGTACTCCTGTACAACCGTTACTGTGGATACTGAAACCCCAGTCTTACCGGAGGACTTATGACCCCCACGGAGAAATACGTAGTGGTGGTTCCTTTTGAAGACTTACGCGCACCGTTTGGACGGTACTTAGGAACAGGGCTGTATTGGGACATGGTGGTTCGTGGATGGGAGCTTTTTGTCGAAGCTCCCTACGAAGTACCAGGAGAGTTATACAGCAGTGTGTTGGATCATTACTTGAGTCAACAGCACACCCTCGACCAAGAAAGTCTTTATCGGTTAAGTGAAGAAACAGCAATCGCTATAGAGATCGAGATCCTCCGTAAAGATCCGATCTTCTCTCTTTACTTAAAACCCTACTTACAAAAACCTTGGGGCGTAGAACACGTAGGAAGCTCATATGGAAAACCCACCAGTGAGCTTTACGTGACGTTTGGTACACACCAACCCGTCGGAGTCTAAGTACTCCGACGCTATGCTCCTCTTGCTTTGGTTTAGAAAAAAGGAATCCCACCCGCTATGAAAAAGATGTTTATATTCGGTACGTCTCATCTTTTAGAGCACGTACTGCAACTAGGAAGAAACCCTGTGTTTAACGACAGTGATATGTTGTTCTTGGTGATCCAGTACTACATGCACCCGGATAACCATCACGCGGTGCACATGGGGACTCGCGATCAGCTGTGGGAGCACATCTACCAACAGACGGAACTCTACTGTCGGGACCATCCAGGTGTAGAAATGGAGAAAGTACAAAGTGAAATTTGGAACAAGATCATGCAAATGGCTCAGATACTAGAGCCGGAACTGAGGCACTTCTTTAGTATGAACGTCGTAGATATGTACGACTACACTCCAGCAGAGGTTCATGAAGTCGCAGGTGATCTTTATGTGGTGTTTTATCCAGTGAATGAGGCATAGTCAACCATGAGTCTGTACAAAACCAATGAAGTCGGGGAAACGGTCAAAGCGTACACCAACGCGACTGTGACGTATATCCCCGTGGAGGGCGAGTACGAACGACTTTACGACGACCTCCTCTCGTTGGGGTGGTTTGACGTAAGAGTCGAAGACGTACTGGTGGAAGCAGCGTTGTGTGCGGTCAATGCACATCGAGGCTATTGGATCAAAGAACACGTGGGGATGGACCCGTTAAAAGCAGAGGTCATGCGAGACTGTGTCCGTCGCGTAGGAGATCTCTTTGCTCGGTATGGAATCTTCGATGCGGGAGTGCAGTGGCGGGACATCCGTTTAGACGGCGTGTCTGATTTTGTGTTGTTTGGCGAAATGATCAAAAGGGAATACCATGGGTGTGCTTATAGTCGATCTACGTGAGGTGGAGTCTGAGTACAATGACTTTCTTTGTGCGGCCATGCTCACGTACTCGGAGTACGTCGATGACCCACGCTCACACGTTGCATTAAACCTGTCGTTTTCACAACTCTTAACGGAGATTGCTTTAGGGGTGTTCACTGATCCCTACGGTATACTCAGAGACGTGTACTTGACTGGGAAGTGTTTATTAGAGAAAGTACTGCGGGTGTATCGGTTAGGCAATCCGCCGTATCGGGTGATGTTATGGGAAGACGACACCGTCGCTATTGAATTTTGAAAGAGGAGCCCTGTATGGCTTGGCAAGACTATTTCCAACTGCGTAATACCATCTCAGCGACGACGTGCGCGCCGAGTGTAATCCCACCGATTATTCGAGCAAAAGCATTGTCGATTGCCGATACCGAAACAGCCGCACAGGCAGGAACGGACGTTGCTGCACTGCATGCGAACATCCTACCTTTCTTACCAGATCCAAAACCAAACAGTCCGTATGACTACGAGTGGTTGAAGATCAAAACGATGGATGGCAGTACACGATTCATTGGCTTACCGTGGCTGGTGGAATCGAGTATCGAAGTCCACACGACAACAAAGTTTGTGATTGAACTCGATGGCGTCGATCCACTGAAACGTCCATTGGTAGAAGAAGCGTTACAGAGTAATGGGTTTACCATTACGTCTTTTAAAATACAGTCGTAATACTATGTAGTTACCTCTGAGGTGAGAAGTTTTAGAGTCCGTACTTTTCGTGTAGTCTCTAAACCGGTTCCACTTCGGAGGTCATCCTCGCCTCCTGGGGAGTCTACAGCTCGTTGTTTAGTTTTACGCAATTCTTCCTTCATGAAAATTGGGTTTGATAAACCACCACGAGAGGAGCTATACGCTCCTCTCTTTTTTCACGTTTTTTTTTTGACATTGACGACTATGGTATGTAGACCACGCTGGGTGTCCTTTCGGCGGTGGAATACGACATGTACCTGAACCTCGTCTTTGGCTTTCCCCAATGCCTTAGAGACAAAGGGGGTTTGCTGACCCCCTCTTTTTTTTAGACTAGGGAAGCGGATGCTTCCTTTTATGCCGTCTGTCTTTTTTGACCTTTACGGTCTATCGTTTAGTGCACTGAAATTACAAGAGACGTTTACGATGTCCAATCCATTTGTTCTAGCGCCTGAAGAGTATAAGCGCTCGTTAGATTTTTATAAAACGTACGCACGTGACGTTGCGAAGTACATCAGCTTGCGTACAGGGAAACCCTTCGAAGAAGTTTTAAAATGGGTAGTAGCGAACACCAAACCTGGGAATACAGGAAAGTTTCCTTTTGTAGACCCGAAGGTAAAGATACTGGAACGTGAGGTTGACGGGGATCGTGAACAGAAATTAGTCCCTTTAACAGAGATTCTCAAAAAAGCAGTACGTTTAGGGTCTGCGATTGCTCCTAACTTAACGGTGTACGCGAACCCAAAAGTCAAAGAGTCTCTAACCGGACGTTACTTAGTAGGCGAGCTTGCTAACCGAAACAAAAACAAAGGGTTGATGTTTGACGCGAAACGTGCGGGGAACACACTGATGCAGAACATCTACAACAACCGACAGAACCGAAACAAGATCAAGTGTAACTCAGTCTCAGGTGCGCATGGTACGAAGTCGTCTGTATTGTGTTTGGTCTCAGCTCACAGTACACTCACCAGTACGTGTCGTAGCGCGTCTTCCAATACAAACGCGAACGTAGAGCGTTTTCTGTTAGGAAACCGTCACTACTGGAGCTATGAAATCGCACAGCAGAATATCGTCAGTATTGTCAACCACTCCGACTACGACGCTATACGCGCTGCGATGCAAAAATATAAACTTGGGTATCCAAGTGTAGAGTACACGTTTGAACACGTGTTACGTTCCACGCGGTTGTACTGGAGAAGTCCAGAACTCGAAGAGAAGCTGCGGTTGTTGGTAGAAGCGTTATCGGACATCGAAAGAGCCGCGTATGTCTATACGGGGTGTATGTACAGCTTAGCGGAGTTACATCCTGAGTTTGTACGACGTCTACTTGGTGGTTTATCTGAGAAACCTACACAACACATCCCAGCGGAAGAAACGGCTGGGTGGATTAAAAAGTTAGACGAAGACGCTCAGATCCTGCTAGTGATCATCGCACACCGCGAGCTCGACGGGAAAAAACTCAAGGACGATGACGTTGTGAACGGACCACATTACGGTTGGATTGGTGCGTTAGCGAAGCAGTTGTACGAAACCGTACAGGACTACGCAGACTTCATCCGTGCGTTTTGGCGTACACCCAACATGCCAGCGAGTATGGCTCACTTTCCTGAATCGATACGTAGGTGTGTGGTGGCGTCAGATACTGACTCCAGTATCTTCTCTACCCAGTACTGGACAGAGTGGTATGTCGGGGAGTTGGAGTTTGGTGAACGTAGCGCAAACGTGAGTGCTGCGGTCACTTATTTGTGTTCTCAGTTGACCGTACACCTACTGGCGTTGATGTCAGCGAACATGGGTGTGGTGACAGAGAAAATCCACATGCTGGCAATGAAAAATGAATACAGTTTCCCTGTGTTCTTTTTAACCAGTATGGCAAAACACTACTTTGCAAGCCAAGCCGTAAAAGAAGGGATTGTCTTTAAGAAACACGAACTGGAGATCAAAGGAGCGACGTTACGGAACTCCAAAGCCCCTACGTACTTAATGGACAAGTCGGATGAACTCATTGAAACGATACTGACGACGATTTCCAGTGGGAAGAAAATAGAGCTGCGCGCAATACTGCAGCAAGTCGCAGACGAAGAACACCGTATTAAACACGGGATTGGAAACGGCGATTCGTTGTTTTTCTCCACAGCAACCATCAAACCTGCGAAGGGGTACAAAAACGAAAACTCTCCGTATTTGAACTACACGTTATGGCAGGAGGTCTTTGCACCGAAATACGGAGTCATCACCGAACCTCCGTACCGTGCGATTAAGATGTCGATGTTGACTAATACACCGAACAAAGTCAACACGTGGTTGGATTCCCTGCCCGACCAAGACTTAGCCGAACGATTCCGTCAGTGGATGCGTAAATACAACAAAAAGTATTTAACGACTATCTACCTACCCATCAGTTATGCTGAAGTCCACGGAATCCCAGAAGAGTTACTGGAGATGATGAACTACCGGAAATTGATCTATGGGTTAATGACCAGTTACTATTTGATCTTAGAGTCCTTGGGGTATTACACCCACGAGAAACATCTAACGAAAATGGTATCAGACTACTTCCCTCCTTCGTGGGGGGTAGACGGCACACCTCCTGTAATAGAAGGTTGGGAGTCACGTGACATGACTCCGATGGTGGTTTGGAACAGCGAAGAGTAGGAGCAGCATAGAGGGAGGCTTTACGCCTCCCTCGTATGTTTGGTGAGTTTACTTACGACTTAGCTAATTCAGCCTTAGCCAACTCGACGTAAGTGATAATCGCTCGACAGAGTCTGATTTTCTGTTTTTGTATAAAGACAGCGTAGGACGCAGCCGAACTGGATAGTTTAGTCGCTAACATAACAGCATCTTCTGCGGCATCCCATACTTCATCTGGAAATTCTTTATTCTCCAGAGTTCGCGCGAAGCCTACCATAGCCTGGTCGAGTGTTTCAGATACAGCCAATAGTCTTTCGGCGGAATTTAAGAGGGAGTCGAGTTCAGAAATGGAGGGGATTGGTACAGTACACTCTTGGTGCGCCAGGCCCGATTCCGCGTGAAGCAGAGCGAATTGACTCCTCTCTACGAAGTTCGAAGGTCTGATATCACCGAGTGGTTCATAACACCCCAAAGCTACATTACCGTACTCCAAATCTAATCTGTGAGTGGGGTATCCACTCACAGCATCTTTCACTACGGTCATACCTTTTAAGGATAACTTGAAATCGGCGCTGGTGTATTCTGGAACAGCCGTTCCTTGTGTCGCCGCTTGGATGTCTTTACTCACTCGCGTGAACTGGTCTAAGCGTTCCGAGTAGGAATCCATGACGATACCGAGAGCTTCATCTAAACTCAACATGGCTTTGTTTAAATCAGGTAGTTTACCATCAGAGTCGACCAGAAAGAGAACCTCACGGCTCTTTGTTGTAAACTTTACAGGGATCTGTTTGGATTCAGCCTTGTCGCTTTTTGCGGCTTTGATCTCTTTATCTAGTTCCTGAAGTTTTACTTTTTGTTGCTTTATCTCTTCTTTTAGTTCTTCCGACTTTTTGCTAGAACTACTGAAGAAAGCTTTCAACTTCTTGAGCATCTCTGCGAAGAACTTCTTCACCATCTCCCACACGTCTTTCACGCGTTTACCGATCGACTCTGGAGAGTAAGTGCTCTCCATACCGGTGCGCAATCCGCCTAAACCTACGCGGTTCAGATGTACACGCGCCAACGCGTTCGCGTAGCTTAACGCTTCCTGAGACAGTTTACCGTTGTCTGCGTCAGTCTGTACTTGGTTTGCTAAAGCCGACAGTTCGTCATGGACGTCTAACGATTCGTCTAATGCTTCTTCTACTTCACCTAATTCTGCGGCTGCAGTCTCTACATCGACCGTAGGCTCTTCCGAACCGACCAAACGTTGTTCTACGACCTCAGCACTTTCCAGCGCTAAAAATCGGTTTAATTTTTTTGACATACACACACCCTTTTGGTTAAATTCTAAACAGTCCATAAAATGACAAGCATAAGGAGGGAGCACTACGCTCCCTCCGTTATGTACGCGAGTATCGTGTCTAACTTTCTGTTTAAGTAGTCGCGTGCATCTAACGGCATCGCAACGTCCTGTAACAGTTTTGTATTCACTAACCGACGGTAGTCTTTTAAGTACTCGTTCACTAACGCACGGTTGTTCTTGATCGCTTCGTTTTGAAACAGAATTCCAAAAACCGTTTCACACCAATCGAGTTGACAAAACCATCGCGCGACTTCTGCGGGAGTGGAGTGCACTCTTGTAGGGTAACAGTAGGTGTCCTCAGCTGCATTACTTGCATACATGTCCACACTCGGTATCCACTGGAGTAACGCTTCTGCTTGCAAAGCTCGTCCTGTACGCGTTAAGTTTGCGTGAAACTGTGCTGCAGTTTCCCTCACGTAGGTGTACGAGTCAGGAATCGCGAGAGGCGGACGATTGACTGATAACGCAGGCGTGTACCCTATGGCACTACGAAACACCGTGTTGTACCATGCGATGTTGTTGTAACTTGGGATTAAGTTCGCTAATGGGTATTGCACTAGAAACTGTCGTACTGACCCCAAAAAGACTCCACCGTTTTTCCTCAAGTGTTCTTTACGCCAACAGTGGTACTGGAATGCCAGTAAACCAAAGTCAATGGTAATAAACGCGTGCCCTGATTCTTCGGTGGTAATCTGTCCTGCGAGGATAGAGTAATCAAAATCTGTACGAGGATGGCTCAGCACTTGGATAGGACGTAAGTACATCCACTCGCTCGGTTTGAGTGTAAACTCGTCGTAGTAACTTTGTGTTAAGTACAGGTACTCGTAGACGTTACTTCCAAAGAACCGTTGGGTGGCTTGAAACTTTCCTACGTAACGGTCACTTCCTACTCCAAACCGATTCAGTAAGTTGGGAGCTAAGGATGCAGCTACGTCTGCAAAGCGATGTGGTGAACCTGTATCTGCAATCGGTAAAGAGTCTAATGCAGTCACGAGGAAGTGTGTGTTCTTCACCGCTAGGTTTCTCGTCCGGTAATGGTCCCTTACCGTTCGAAAGTTTTCACTGAATCGTCTTTCTATATACGGATACTGTCCGAGACGGACGCCTCCGTAAGCCTTTACACTCGGAGACAAAAATAAAGTCAGCACAATCTGCTCCTTGGTAAACATGAGTCTTGAAGACGTTTTCGCACATACCATCAGTGTTTATTTTTACTGCTGTAGTTATACTATGTAGAAAACACAGCAGGCTTTGTAAAAAGTGCCTGCACAGCCACTCTCTATGCGGCTAAACCCCCAAATTCCTATATCCGTAGACGACTCGAAAAATTTACAGATATAGATTATAGAGTTGAGCACTAGGATAAAACCTAGCTCGATTGCAATCGAAATGTACGTAAAACAAAAGGAAGAAATACATGAAAGAACTGAACACTGCCAGCCAGAAGTCGACTCAGGCACAAGCAGAACAACAACAAACGTTCACTGGTGAACAACCAGTCGCTCAAAACTTAGCTGCTATGTTTGCAGCACAAACCAGCGGTGTGATGCCGTTAAGCCCACACAGTCAAGTGCTGTCTGGCTACTTAGAAACTCTGAAGCCAATGGTAGACTCTGCCAACCGTGACAACTTCAAGTTCACCATGCTGGAACTGGATCAACAAACGACTCTGATCCCAGTGTCAGCTGTAGCGATCGTGGGTGAGTACAAAAAGCAAGTTGCGGTGTACCTGATGTTATTAGCAGGTACTGCAGAAGAACTGCCGATGTTAGCCAAACGCAACGACAGCATCAACTTAGGTCAACGTGAGTTACTGTACCCACAAACCGTAGGTGACTTAACACGTGATCCTCAGTTCCAACCACTGGTGTCTAAAGCGTTAGCAGGTTTACCGCCAACGGCGTCATTCGTAGGCTTCAGTGTAGTACCCCGTGAAACTGCTCCAGGCGATGCCAAAGCCGTACGCGACGTGTTAGTCCGTGCAATGTCTGCTTTACAGTACAACTTAAAAGCAGCGTTACAGGAAGCAGGTCAGTACATCGTTTCTATGAAAGGTGCAAACCAAGCAGGCTTCCAATTACGTAGCCGTGTAGAGTTAGCGTCAGCTCCTGCTAAAACAGCAGGTGGTTTACCCGTACGTCGTGACATCACTGCTTCTGTTGCGTTGGTGAACACCAACACCAATGGTGGTTTGTTAGCGGGTCAATCTCGTAACATGGCTCAGCTGTCTGCCTTCTTAGACTTAGTCTACGTAGGCCCACGCATGATCGAAACGCCATACCAGCCAGCTCGTGCTACTACTCAGCACTTCCAAGCGCGTATGGTTGTCACCGATCTGTCACTGAACGCCGGTGTGACCACGCCTGAGCACATGGTGTTGGCATTAGCGTTAGCTGCTGAACCAATCCGTAGCCGTCAGTACATCAACACGTTCCACCGCCATGGCGCTGAGCGTAGCTTAGACGTGCTGTCTGCTGAAATGGCCGCTGAAGGTTTACTGCCAGCAGGTACTCGTGTGGGTGCTAACGAACCTACGTTCGACGTAAACCGCTTCTTCGCTGAATTCGTTCACCCAGAAGTAGCGGTCGTAGTACACATCCCAGAAACAGGTGAAGACACCTGGTTACTGAGTCTGTTACGTGACGCCTGTGCGGGTTCTGACACGGCAGTGAAGCGTTTCACACAAGCGTGTGATAACCTGACCTCTGGTAAGTTCTCTGAAGTGTTCCAGCGCTTAGGTTCTGGTCCTATCGGTAAAGTCGTCCCTACACGGGTTCCGTTAGGTTACTACACCAATGGCCACTCTGTGAAGTCCGACATCCGTGACTTCGACCACATGGCAATCTCTGCTATGGAAGGTGACAAAGACTTAACCCAAGTCTACCGTTTCGATGAGTGTTACGATCCACGTCGTGCCTCTACCGAAGAACGTCTGACTGTACTGTGTCAGCTGCAGAAGAAATACTTAGGTGACGTGGTGATCACTGACTACGCTACTGAAGTGATGTTAAACGATCGCGTTCTGTTAGCCCTGGTGACTGCGTTGGGTGAAGTAGGTGCGGCTCTGACTCCAGAGTACACACAAAACGAAACTCGCGTCGTACCTCGTGCAAACGTAGACGTGTTGTCTGGCGGTCTGTCTGCAAATGCATTCAGCACTGGCTACAACGCACCGACGTTTAACAACGGTCAAAGCTTCCAGTCTCGCTGGTAAGCTTTACTCCTCGTGACGAAGAAACAGGGAGCACTCCGCTCCCTGTTTTCTTTGCCGCTTTTCCTTTTCTTTTCTTTAAAATTCGTTTCAATTCACTCAGGGAGTCACTGTGGTAGAAACAAACGAAAACGACGATGGCGTCTATCTAGAACTCGTCGATTACGTGGAAATGTACGGCGCACAGTCCGTGCCACCGGTGTGTATCAATGACATCGACGCACGTACCGTGCAAGCAAAACAATTTCTGTCCAATTTAATACGGACAGAGTACGATGGAGACCAAGTCAGCGTCCTCCCGTCGTGTGGGTGTGGGCATACCACAGGGCAGTATGCAGCAAGCATTAAACTGCGCTGTGAGCTGTGTGGTACCGTTCCCATGAGTATTCTCGAGCGTCCAATCGAGTCTACGTTATGGATACGCGCACCACGGGGCGTGAAAGCGTTGATTAACCCAACAATCTGGTACATCTTAGACCAACTGTTTAAGAAGAACGGGATCAGTATCATGCGGTGGTTATGTGACCCCTACTACCGTATCCCGAGTGGTCATAGTGCGTTTGGAGAACAACTGGAAGCGTATGGGTTTCAACGGGGGTTGAATAACTTCTTTGATCACTTTGACCTGTACTTAAGTATCCTCGTGGATAACCGATTGTACTCAGGCTCACCCGATCGCAAAGACAACGTCATGGAGCTGGTGCGTGAGAACCGTGACTTGGTGTTTACTCCATATCTACCAATCCCAAACAAGATTGCGTTTATTACAGAGAAAACAGCGGTGGGTACCTACGCCGACTTCGGAATGGTAGACGCGATTGATGCAGCCTACACCATTCTCGACTTAGGGGAAGCGTACCAGAACGTACGGTTAAAGAAAGCAGAGAGTCGTGCAACGGTGTGTGTGGTACAACTCAGTGCGTACTACAACAACCTGTACAAGAACATTCTAGGTGGGAAGAAGGGATGGTTCCGTAAACACATCTTCGGTACACGTGCAAACTACAGCTTCCGTAACGTCGTGAACTCCTTGACAGGATGGCACTTATACTCAGAGCTGGAGATTCCGTGGACGACTGCGATTGCTGTATTGCAAGCACAGCTCACCAATAAGCTTTTGAAACGTGGGTGGGGTCCGAATCAGATTGAGAAATTCCTGTCTGAAAACGCTCACACTTACAACCCAGAGCTGGATGCACTCTTTGATGAGTTAATCAGCGACTCCCCTTACGTCGTTGGTGTTTATAACCCCATCGGTACACAACCCCACGAACATCGAGAGATCCGTGGTATCCCGTGTATTTTCCATCGAAATTGACTTAGGTTTCCTTTACTGGTAACAGTAACGCCAAACTCCTCTAACTGCTGGGACGATCTATCTAAAACTCTTTACCACAACGCAACTGGAAACGGTCTACGTGACGGTTTGAAAACAAAGAGTCTGGGTCTATCAGCAGCGAAGTTCCTAAGGGTGTATCAGCAGTATACATTACGGAATGTGTTCAACGACTATCGAAACCGCTTTCTTGCAATAAGAAAGAGAAGGGAGTAGAGTAGCCCGCAAGCGATCGAAAGGTCAGGTGGTTAGCCTAGCGCTAAGTAGTTTAAAACTATGCGAAACGAGGAGCTCCGTTATCCCTACTTATAACGGATGAAGATATAGTCTTTTATCCCAGGTAATTCTGGGGACGTTCTTTTAAGAACTGCGTAGGTGTCGCGCCCTACGTGAAAGCAAAGCCCACACTGCATGAACTATCCATGCAGCAATTCTTTATCAGCAGGATAAAGAAAGACCCGGCTATAAACTCAGTCAGTGTATCCACTCACTGTATAACCGGCATGAACTGCGATGAAATAACATTAATTAACTTAACATGCATCTATCTTATGCGACTAGCATGAGAAGGAAATGAAAGATGCGCGAAGGTTTGATAGAATCGAAAAGATACCCTAAGTATTACCACCACCCCCAGATTCCTCGGATTGTGATTTCCGAAGAAGGGATAGTAATTGATGTTTTGTTAGATTATTGTCCCTTAGCGTACTTCAACTCACATTTCGGGTATAACGTGATGAACATACGCGGTAAAGGCACGATGACACACCATCGTCTTGTCGCCGAAACGTTCCATCACAAAGAACACGACCACTACGTCACGAATCACATCGATGGCGATAAATTTAACAACAGAGCCAGTAACCTAGAATGGGTCGATAGGAAAAGAAACTTATGGCACGCTTACGAGTTAGGGCTGAAGAAAGATAATCGTCCTGTAGAGGTCTTAGACTTAACCACGCAGGAAGTTAATTCGTTCTTGGGTTTAAACAAAGCAGCCGCGTGGCTGAAAGCGTCCCAGAGTAGGTTACACGTTTATCTGAACTCCACACAGCAAACTCCGTTCTTGAAAAAATACAACGTGCGTTACGCGGACTCGAGTTGGAAACAAATCGATTCCAGTAATGTCGGCGAGAAACCAAATGGTGCCCCGCGCGAAGTTGTATTGACTTCTAAGGATGGAAAAGAAGTTTATATCTTCGAGAGCTACGGGGAAGCTGCCAGATACTTCAATGTGTCTACGAGTTCGATATGGCAGTCGATAAATAGGGGGACTAGAGTCAGGGGTTTATTCCTAGCAAAACATCTTGACGAGAAGGAAGGTTCTGTGGGAACTGTCGTTAAGAGAAAGCCTAAGAAAATGTCACCTAACTCGCGACGTCCGGCCTTTCCGATAAAAGTAACCAATAAGTTGACCGGCGAAGTTAAGCACTACGCGTCGACTCTGGACTTTTGTGCGGAAGTGGGAGCTCGAAGAAATACGGTACAAAGGGGAATGTCCATCAACGGGGGTAGATGGTCAATATATCAAATCGAATACGTTAACGTTAGTTAGTATGTTAAAGTCCCATCTATCCGCGAGGGTGGATGCGTACACCACTAAACGCTGGAAAAGCCTAAAGCTCTGCAACCAACACCGTGCTGGAAACAGTAAACTACAGTACTTGGCAGCAAGTGCGGTACACGGAGATCACTAGGACGGCGCGAGTCTTCTGAACGTCAGGTGGGGAAACCCAGAAACAATCGTAGAGATGCCCTATGCTGAAAAGAAACCGGAAACGGCGCTAAGGGGATGAAAAAGAAACCGAAAGGTAAAATGGTCAATCAGCAGCGAAGCTCCTAAGGGTTTGTTTACACAGATTACGGAGTGTGTTCAACGACTGTCCCGTAGCGGGGAGTAGGGGTACAAGCTAGAGTGAAAACTCAAGGTACTTCGAAATGTGGTGCTGCTCTTCTATAAAGGAGAGTAGATGGTATAGTCTGCACTGTAGGGAAAGCCTACAGCTGCGTACCCACGCTGTGAAGCGTGAGACGCGGGAGAGCCTTGCGAACTCTCCGAACATACATGGTTTGACGGTGATGCATTAAATGCCCTTGTCGCATTAGACAGGGAGCAATTTGAAGCGCTTAGGAAACTAGCGCCTCACAAAGGGGTATTAGACCACGGTACGCCTCGTAAAGTCAGTCGTGTAATTGCACTACACAGTGCAACTATTGCTACGATAGCTAACTGGCTGTATCGAGATGAAGCGTCAGCAAAACGGTTTGAGTTGCCTATAGAACGGTATGACCCAGACCACCAACTGGCGCAATTTAAAAACCTGGAGGTATAAATGCGAGTGGTAGAAGGAGGCCGTGCGCTGCAACATGCTGCGGCTTACGGACGTCCACATCAAAACGTACTCCAGTACGTAGAGACACAACGACACGATTACGTCAGTGGGTTAACTGAGCTTGGACGGGCTCAGTACGACCAAGCGATTGCACACGCGTCAACTTTGGTTGACTCACACGCGTTAGTGATTGCAGACGCGTTACGTGCTCGGACGGAAAGCTTCACACAAGTCAACAGTATCCATCGGTTGTCAACGTATGAAGAGGTACAGAACGCTCCACAAGAAATGGTACGGTGGTTGATGGTGGCTCCTGAGATCCGGGACGTGTACCACGACCAACGCTGTCATGGGTTTGGAGAGCGGTATGTCGACCTACAGCCGGGTGTGTCTCGTTGGGACCACGATGACTACTGTCGTGTTTACAGTGGACAAGTCAACTTTGACGACGAAGGACCTTTAGTACGGGTTTGTGTCGTAGGGGACGACGACGAGATTCCTTTAAGTACGCAACAGAAACTAGACATTCGGTACAGTATCGATGTTATGGTAGCTGGATTTGCAGAAGGGATTGACACCACCGATGAGCTCAATGGGGCATTGGGGTAAATGAATAAAAAAGCAAAGAGCCTTCGGGCTCTTTCTTTTTTTTTTGGTGGAATGACGTGGAGGAAGGTATGGTAGCAGTAGGTATAAACCTAGGTGGAAAAGGGTGGTTGACAGGAACGATTGAAACGTTGGATCAGTGCATGGCTGACTTTCTTACCGCAAAGTATTCGAAGTCTGAGCTGTATGCTGGAAGTATCAGTAGTATGGCGTATTTAGTGGGTGAGTATGGACAAGACCCAGAAGCGTTTAGTACGCAACTGGACTCTGTACTGACGTCGTATTTGTCACGTTGGTTTACAACAGTCAGTGTGAGCACAGCGGTGACGTATCCTAATAACATAGAAGCAGCACGGTATAACATCAACTTGTCGATCCAAGTTCAACGAGACGGGATCGTGTATGACTTATCAAAAGTGTTAGAACTCAGTAATGGGAAACTACAGGACTTGATTGAGGTGATCAATGGCTAACGCACGTAGTTTAGAAGACTTAGGGTTGATAGAAATGAATGAAGCGATGGATACGCTCATTAATGAAAACCGAAGTCGAATCGTAAGTGTAGAAGAGCATGTGTTTGTCAGTAAGTACTTACCTTTACTCACAGCGACTCAGAAAGTCGACTTAACGCCTTGGGTAGAGTTAGCAGGAGGAGGGTTCCAAGGAGGACAATTCAAACCTGTACACGTTGTAAAAAACGGGCAGCTCTTATTTACTGTACCTCCTTTATTTGCAACGCCTACTACCTACACGAAATACGACGAGAGACAAAGCATCTCTACGGTCGTAGACCAACTCCAAAGTAAAGCCAGAGCGTTTAACCTTTCGATGGATATCGCCCTTCCTAAAACCTTACAGGGGCTTTACACCACCCGTAGAGAGCAAACTCCAGACCACTCCAAAGCGTGGGCTGCGATTTTGCAACGGTATGGAATCGTCACTGGGACGACGGAGTCGAGCGTGAGCACACAGGCGTTGTCACAGACATGGCTGACTGACGATGACACAGACGACGATTGGGCGTGAGGGATTCACGTTATTAAGTTTTCACGACGTCCACTTAGGACACCACCGGACTCCGACGGAAGAGATCATCGCTGGGGTAAAGAAAGCAATCCTTGCTGAGAACCCCAAGCTGGTGAGTTGTATTGCGTTTCAAGGGGACTTGTTTGACCGTGACTTGCAATTAAGTGCGCACTGTGTGACTGACATTCATGAGTTTTTTGAATGGTTACTCCGCTACTGCAAAGAACACGACATTTGGTTACGGGTACTGGAAGGTACACCGAGCCACGATTGGAAACAGTCCAGACTTTTAGTGACATTAAACCGTCTACTGCGAATAGACTGTGAGCTCTATTACGCAGAGCAGTTAGAAATCGAAACCCTCCCGAACGGGATGACGGTTTTATACGTACCGGATGAGTGGAGCATCGATCCAGCGGATACACACCGTCAAGCGGTGCGCCTTTTAGAGTCTCACGGCTTAGCGCAAGTGGATTTCATTTTCATGCATGGCGCGTTTGAGTATCAACTCCCACCGCATGTACCACACGCTACGCACAGTAGCAGTGAGTGGCAGCCGTTAGCTAGGCAGTACATACTCTGTGGGCATATCCACCAACACTCACACCGTGGGAACATCCTCGTGGCGGGTTCCCACAACCGACTCGCCCATAACGAAGAAGCACCGAAAGGACACTTACGAGTGTGGGTGAGAGGCTCTCGTAAAGGGTGGGCGTTTGTAGAGAACGCAGAAGCGAAAGTGTACCGAACGATTGACTGCATCGGTCTGTCGTTAGAAGCGGCGTATGACGAGATACGTGAAATCGCACAGAGCACTCCTGCTCGTAGTTACTTACGTGTCAAAGCCAGTAGTACAGACTCGATTCTAAGGGGCGTAGCAGCTTTACGACAAGAGTTTCCTCAGTTCTATTGGGACACCAAAGGGGTACGTGAAGAAGAGCTAACAGAGAGTCGTGTAGACCCTACAGACGTTCCTGTATTTCGTGGCACGTCACTCACCGCAACAAACTTACCTCACTTAGTGAAAGAACGTATGACGCGTACAGGTGTTACGGCTGAGCTACAGTTACGTGTGGTACAATTACTGGAGGACTTGCAATGCGAGGTGTCTTAGCGTTACAAAGCAGAGCGTGTGGAGAAGAAATGTCCACGCTGTCGATTGGGACAGCGTTGGCCATCGAAGCCTACGTAAAAGAGAAAAAAACACAAACGCCTTTTCTTTTGGTGAACGTGCGGACGGTTCTGCGTAACTTAATGGAATCCGTAGAGAAAGACGTCCTGTTGCGTGTAAAGGCGGAAGACTTAGCGACGGTGCTACTGGATGAGCTCGCGTTTATCCATCGTGAGCTTCCGCCTTTAACAGGGCAAGTCACGCAAGTGCAGTTTTACTACCCGACGTACTCCGACTTACAGCGGATACTTCCTTACGCTGAGCTTCGGGAAATCACCACTCCTGCTCAGAAGTTTCAAGTGGCGTTAGAACAACACGTCTTTGCGCATCTACAGCGTCAGAAAACAGAACCGTGGGAACGCGTAGCGACTCGTCATCCCGGACTCAAGCAAGCGACGACGATCCTAACCCATAGTCCTTGTGACTTGTTAGCGAAACCTTACTTCCCACAGTTGCAACTTTTAGAGTCTCACACAGGAGCAATCAAAGGGTACACGTTGTGGCACACGAAGTACACTAACGGGAAAGAGCTCGACTGTATTCCTTTTGGGCGATTTGGCTTGCAGATCTTTGGGGATAACAACACGCTACTGAAACAAAAACCCTTTAAGGTCAAACAGCTGGTGCTGGGGATGGCAAAAGCTGACCACTGGACGAGTATGTCCAGCGACGATCGGATACGTGCTTCTATCAACAAACACAAAGACCCTGTGGAACGAATGATGCTTCTGAAAGTCTTAACGTCTTAATTTACACAGAGCGTGTAATAATAGGACGACACACATCAAAACTACTTTTAATAAAAGGAAAGGTTCTATGTCCGAAACGACAAAAAACTCATTAGGCGAATGGAAGTTATCACTGACAGCGCCAGCCCATCGCAACGCAGAGCAACGCGATGATCGTCCTATCAAACCGGTCTTTCGTGTAGCGATTCGCTACAACCAAGTGCAAGCGAAAGTGTACACGGGTGTAGCAGGGGATAAAAACAAAGGCGTGATTGAAGCAAACATGTCACTGCCTATCTTTGGTGCGTTCATTGAGTTGATCAAAGACGCGTCTAAACCAGAGTGGCCAGCAGGCAAACGCATTGCGGTATTAAACCGTAACTTCACGTATCCGAACGGAAAGCGCTCAGAGAAACCTGAAGAGATCTCTAAGCTGTACGTAGGGAAAAACAAAGACGGTGTGGTATACATCGCGTGTGTAGCTCCTGAGTACCAAAACCGTCCGATGATTCAATTCGCGTTTACGGACGATGAATGGTTTGCTCTGGTAGACGCTGACGGCAATTCATTAAGTGAAGCAGACGTGTCGATGTATTTGGCGCGTGAGTACGCTGCGCGGATGGAATACTTAGTCCGTCAAAACTACCACGATGGTTTCCAAACCAAAGAAGAAATCGAAGCAGCGAAAGAAGCCAACAAAGCCAACCGCGGTGGCGGTTATAACAAAGGCGGTGGTGGTGGCTACAATAAAGGTGGCTACAACAAAGGCGGTAACGGCGGTGGGTACAACAAAGGAGGAGACTCCGGTGGTGACAAACCTGCAGCAGGCGGCGGTTGGGATGACGCCGACGACGGTTTACCGTTCTAAGTAAACAACATACTGAGGAGAGCATTTCGCTCTCCTCTTCTATGTTCCTCAGCACTCGACAAGTTTTCAGATATACATTATTGTTAGGACTAGCCCCAATCAATCGCGAAGGCTGGATAAATAAAAGAAGGTACAAGCTATGCATTTTCATACCGCTTACTGCCCGATGTCTCCCACCAAGACATTGGTCTTAGAGCACCAAGGAGAGCAGCTGCGTTGGGTAGTGTCTGGGTTTTTAGCCACAGACCGACCCGACCGTGTCGTACGGGACATTAACCACTACTGGAGTAAAATACCACAGCACCGCCAACAGTTGATCTTTGACACTTACAAGGACATGCACTACAAACTCCACAACATTGAAAACCCCGACCGGATGCACGAACGGTTGATTGAAGACTTTCGAATGTTGATGGACAACCACCCGATTGAAGAAACCATACTCTGGGCAGAAAACGAATGTCAGATCAAATACCACCCTGACATCAAAGAGCACTACGACGACGGTTTCCCAAAAGAGATCACGTACGTGACATCAGAGTACCGTGCGTTACTGGCGTTAGTGTTACGTAGTCGACCACTGCTGCCTTTGTTTGCAGTGTACTGCGCAAACGTGAAAGACTCGTACGGCGTGCAGTTCAAAGAGTATCATGCTGCGAGTATTCTGGAGGACACGGATTACGTGACATCAGAAGCGTACGAACGCATGTTTCTGTATATCCGACACCACGTGGAGAACGCAGACCGTTCTGAAGCCGCGGTGTTAAACTCCTTAGGGACAGTGACATTACCAGACTACGTGACTGCGATGGCGATCGTTCGTAAACTCACAACCTGTGAACTCCCTTATAAAGGAGAAGACACGGAGCCTGTGAATCTGGTAGCAACGCTTTACAACTTTGTAAGGTCTACTTTAGATGGGCTGAACAACAAATACGGTGGTGCAATTCGCAACAAGAAACCTCAGGACGGGAACGACAACGAACCTGATAACACGTCTTTACCCGAAGGCTACAAAAACCGCACAGACGTGACGGAGTTGGATTCTCAGTTGTATAAGGTCCATACTCAGAACGCGTTGGTATTTGCCCGTAGAATCGATTCTACGGTGCCTGAGGCGTACGTAGATCGGTGCTGGGCGGTGTTGTGGGAATCTGCACGGTACGCACCTCACCCTATCCAACAAACGCTGGTGCAGTGGCTGGTGAAGCTCGCTGATCTTTCTCCGCATGCCATTCCACACTTGGATGCAGAAGAAACAATCAAAGTGTTTGCTGCAGTAAAGGCAGTCCTGTGGCATTGGGAGTATTACGATCTAGCTGCACTTATTAGCGCGTTCTGGAAACGAACTCCGGAAGATACCATCTACGGGAGTCGTCGAAACCCAATCACTGATGAGCAGGTAGAGCAGTTACGTAAGCTGTTTCCTTACTACCAGCAACTCAAAGGGAAAACTCTGAGTAAACACGCTCAGATCCAAGGGGTAGGAAAGAAAGAGATCGTTCACAATGAAGCTATCCGTGGGATTGACGCGGTAGTGACGTTAGGAAACGACTTAGTGTGGGAGCTGAATGGTCCTCCAGAGTTATTGGAGAAAACCAATTGGTTAACCAACCCTCATGGAAAAGTATTCCCTGCGGATATCAAAGTCTTTTTAGCCAGTTTAGTCATCCGTATTAACCAATAGAAAAAGGAGTCGTATGAGCCAAGTCAATGGGAATTCACAACAACTGCACGTGACTATGTTTCAGTTGTTTGAAACCGACCGATTTGCAGAGATGGTGGGGCGTCCGCTCACGAGTCACGTAACGGGGCAGGTACTGAATGCGTTTCAAGAAGCGACTCAGCACGGTCAGTTCTTAGACCACACGACGTTGTCTGGTGTCGCAGGTCAGTTTATCATGCCAAGTGCTGAGACGTTCCGTACGCCAGGGATCATCAACGGCTGGTCTGAAGCACGGTTTCGTTTCATTATGGAACTACAAGAGAACGCGATGGGTGTGGGGTTACGTACAATCCTGACGGGCTACACGGACCACTACGGGTACGCTCCAGGTAGTACGGCACTTGATCCGAAGATGGCCTTGTATTTCACCAATGTCATTCGGGTACGAGATCAGATCGTTAATGGACCAAACGGACCACAGACAATCACAACCCTGCTGGATGCTGACATGATTCTCAAAGGCTTAGCTGCCAGTGGGTATCAGTCAGGTTTACGCAACGAGCAAGCGTTACGTCCCGTGGATGTGTTCTCCAGTCTAGCCATCCCTTCGCAATACAACCAGCCGGGGATACAACTGTTTGACGGACGTACCAGCTTCCAAGCGGGTGCGCAGTTAAGCCGTACGGATAACGCGATTCCTAGCCGCTGGGCTGAGAAAGTTTTCCAAGGCTTTACAGCAGCGTCTACCAGCGTGGACGTGATGGACGCAGAACAACGCGACCTACATCGTCACGCACGAGGCATTGTTGCTGAGAACCAAGTCAGTAACATCGGTGTGCTGGATACGATGTCCTACGCATACGACTGGCGTAGTCGTGGTTACATTCAGCTGTGTGAATTGGAAGGTCTGTGTGCGCATTTGTCGCACGTGACAGAAGTTTTCCCATTCAGTCAAGCAGAGCGTATGGCAGCTTACACGCCAGGACACTCCTGTAATTGGGAAGGTAACTCCAACGAACAGGTGGCTGCCAGTATGGTATTGTCTGTGATGGCATCGATGATGTGGAAGTTTATGTTAGGGTACTGTAACTTTACTTTGACTAACGCCACACACGATGGTTCGTATCGTTTTAACGTGATCTCGAACGACCCCAGTGGTTCGGATGCTCCACGTTCTTACGTACGTAACTTGGATATCTCTCAATACGTAGCGCACTTTGGTCAGTGTATTACACGGGAGCTGATGCCAGGTTTAACTCGTCAGGGTGCATTGGTTGTTACACTGAATGTGTTCTCTGACTTGATGGGTACGACCACCATTGACGTCAGTATCAACGGTCAACCGTTCGTGCGTTTTATTGCACCGACATTCGCCAATAGTCTGTACACACCGCTGATCGGTACCGACCGTCAGTCGTTGGTTTCATTGTCTGCTGACGTAGACAATTTACTTTCACACGTAGGGATGGATAACATGCCTATGCAAAACTACACACCGCACACAGAAGCAGGGAGAACAAGATGGGGTTAAAAACAGTCAATGACGTGGTTGAGTTTTATCGTCGTGTCATTGAAGCCAGTGGCTTACAGATTGGCACGAACGCAGACGTGCTGGTGCAATCTGGAAAAGGAGCAATCCCTGTACAGGTTGCAAAGCTTCCTCTGGTGCTGCCCACTCAAGCACGCTTAACCGCGGGCTTAAAAGAGGAGCTCGCGTTTGCTCCTCTGGGGGAGGCGTTAGACCGTGTGGAGTCGGACGTACTCAAGTGGTTACGTCGCGCATTTACCGTACGACAAACCTCTGTAGCAGCGATTCTGTTTACTGAGTTGGCGCAGCTGGCTGCTGAGACTGAGCGTCACAAAACACTCAGTCCGGACCAAGCGGAGTTACTGTCTGTACTGCCAGAAGCAGACGAGACGATGGTCAAAGCCTTTGTGGATCTTTTTGACGTGATCTGTGGTACAGGAGATAAGAAACTGATCTCCACGTACGTAGGTCGAAACAAAGTGCTAGATGGCGCAGAGTGGTTACGTGCAGCGTTAGTGAGCTTTGATGTTCTCAAAGCAAAAGTCACGAAAGAACACGCCATCTACGGGAAGAAAATGCGAGTGAAGGATAAGAAAGCATTCTTTGACTTACTGCAGTTTATCCTCCCAGGTGCGTTAGACCCAGAGCGATTCTACAGCGCTGGTTCTCGTGATAAAACAGCTCCGAACTTCCACTGTCTACTGACGAGTTATATCAAAGTCATGCGAGACTACAACCGTGTGATCGAGCTGTACTCTGACGTGTGTCCAGACTTAGCGGAGTGGACCACACCTCACTTAGACCAGTTGGAACAAGACCTGACGGAGTTTCGTGAACTCGGTAGTCTGATTCCTCCACTGGCAGGTAACAAAGGGGAAGGGGAAGAGTCGAAAGTCACGGCGGTGAACAACAATGGAACACTGAATAAGGCAGCGACGTCAGTAGCGCCTGTTACAACTCCAGTGAGTACCGAAGCGCCGAAGACCTGGGCTTCGGCAGTAAGCCAACCTCCGGCTTACCAAGCACCAGTTGCTGGAGGGTATCAAAGCCCTAACGTCTACACACCGAGCTACCACCAAGCTCCCATGCAAGCAACACCTTTGACCCCACGGCAACTGCGTGAGATCCAACGTCAGGAAGAGAATCGCAATGCGTATATCCAACCTGCTACGTATGGAAATTATGGAGCTGCTCCACAGACGGGGTACCAGCAGAACGTGTACCAACAACCGGGTTACCAGAATGTTCAGTCGGGGTATCAGAACGTAGCTACTGGGTATCAGCAGGCGTACCACCAACCTGCCTATAACTACGGTGCCCCACAAGCATCAGTAGCTCCAGCAGGGTATCAACGCCCAATGTAAGTAAGACCGCATAAAGCCGGAGGTGAAAACCTCCGGCGATGTGCTGTGTTTCTCACTTTTTTACAGAGCGATGTTGGTTTTTACAGCCAACACTTATTATTCTGCGTACGATCGTAGATACGCTTGTCGTAAGCGCTCTATCTCGTCTTCGTTCGGCACGAGTAACGTGTCAAACCCTACGTCGAATTGGTCTGGTGTCGACAGACCATTCAGTCTCATGAGTAAGTGAAATGCAAATGGGGGAGTGGGTTTGAGAAAGTGTAAAAGTCCCATAAAATTATACTGAAACCGAGCAGCTAAGTCTGCAGCAATCGGGAGCTGTTGTGTATTGGGGCTTTTCTTTAGGATGTCAATGTGGTCTTCAAACAGCAGGAGAAATCCATCGCTGTAATACAACGGGTCTCCAAGTGGCTGTCTATACCCTTGCACGGTAAACGTCATGGTTGTTTCTACTCGTCGTGATTTGAAGTCTATATTATCATTCTGGACACGTAGTACAAAAGTGTCAGTGTGACCCCTTCCATACTAGGTTGCTGGAAGGTAGATCCATGAGCATACAAAAAAACAAAAGGAAGAGAACTGCATGATTTTGAGACCCTTGGTACACAGGTCTAAAAACGAGCTGCATCCCCAATTGCTCGGGAACACCACCGATTTAGTAAACTATATCGCCTGTGCGTCTTCCCCGCGTTTATCCATGCGGGGAGGTCATCAGGCACAAAGTTTAGTGGTGGATTGTCCTACGCGACCTAACTTGATCGCAGGACACGAGTTTGAATACGCACAAACTACTTTTAAACAAACGATGCCTACCACCGGACGGTTGTTAAAAGTAATCCATAAGTTTCCAAAGAAACTAGGAGGCTTTCCATTTCGCAGTAACCCCACGACGATCCTGATCTACGAGGAGATGGAGAAACTACAAAATGGAATCCATTCCTTAGGGATGGTGCTTTTACGTACACACCACTGTGCGCACCAAACCTTCGGGTTTAAATACAGAGCGGATCAGTTACAGAACAGCTTTAACAAATTTAAACCAGGGGACATTATCCCTAAAGGATACGTGTTTGCAGACTCTCCCAACGTCACTGACGATGGGGAGTATATGTACGGGGTAGAAACCGATATTGCGTTCATGACGATCCCAGAGATCATCGAGGACGGTATCGTTGCCTCCGATACGTGGTGTAAAGCCAATCGCGCTACGGCGTTTGGAGAGGCTGTCTGTAGTTATGGTAAAAAGTTCTTCTTGTTAAACCTTTATGGGGACGATGAGAATTACAAACCGTATCCAGACGTAGGGGAGAAAATAAGAGACGATGGGTTACTGTTTGTCATGCGACCTTACGATGAACTCTTAGGACCATGTCAAATGTCGCTTAAAGCGTTACGGGAAATCGACTACAAGTTCGATAAACGCGTGTACGCTAAAGGTGGTGCGATCGTCACTGACATCGAAGTACTCCATGACTTTACAAACCAAACCCCACCGACGCCAGTGGGGATGGAAACTCAACCACAGCGGTATCAAACTGCGCAGGATGAGTTTTACAGTGAGGTCATCCAAACGTATCGAGATTACGTACGGCGTATAGGAAATGGAAAGTACCAACCGGAACGGGTGCAAACCACACCTGAACTGGAACGTTTCCTTGCACTAGAAGCCCTACCGAATAATCCAAAGAATGCCAAAGCGATCGTAACGAGAACGTATCGTGCTGCACCTCTGGATGATTGGTGGGTAAAGATCAAATACACCTACAAGTACACACCGAATGTAGGTTCAAAAGCTGTAGGCTTACTTGGTAACGGAACTTATGGCTCAATGAGCGGTAAGGCTTTGTTCGTCTAGGAAGTAATTCTTAGATGCCACTCATCTAACTGACGGGAACACCCTAGAAACTATGTACACCAAGCCGTGCTGGAAACAGTG